GACACTGCGTATCGGTCGCTGAACAAGCAGTCTGTCTTCACGGACTACACGAACGATGATTATCGTCTTGCCGCATCTGATACGGATCTGGATGATGGCGTTGATCTGTCTGCGATAGGTTCGCCGTCGCAGTTCTCCGACGACATCGAAGATAACACGCGCTCGACGTGGTATATCGGCGCGAGTGAGTATGCTTCAAGCGGGTTACAAGTATATGAGTATATTGCTACTGGGGGCATTATAACAGGCGGAGATGCATCTTCTGTTTATACATCTACGTTTACTTTTACCAGTGGCGTAATAATTGGCGGCTTATCAAATAGTGCATATTCTTTATCATTTTACCCAACTAATGGCTGTTTAATTGGAGGAGATGCTATAGTTAGCAGTTCTTCACTGCAAGATATAACGTTTAATATGTCTGGAGGCTCTTTATCTAGTGGTACAAGTTTATTTTCCTTTAATGTAAATTGGGTGCCTGTAAATGGGGCTATTCTTGGTGGACAAGCAAACTGTTCTAAATCTGTTACTTTTAATATGTTAAGCGGGGTTTTAGTAGGAGGTTATGTAGATTACACTAAGCATGTAAATGTAATATCAACAGATGGAGCATTAATAAATGGCCAAACTACTATTAATTATACCGCTGATTTTGTAGCTGTAAACGGTCTAATTTCTGGAGGCAATGCCCTCTTTTCTCAAGAGGTCAATTTCTTACCTTCCGCAGGCACATTAATAGGAGGAGCTTCTTTAATCACCACTGGAGAAATAACAACCTATGACTTTATAATGTCAGGAGGTTGTATTGTAAGCAATAATATTCTACCATATTCTATTACTAATGCATTTTACATGAATGGCGGGTGTAGAATTGGTGGTTTTATAATTCCCGCCCATACAATGGTATTTAGAGGTGCTGCATTTTATGGCCCAGAATTAGTATTAAACGGTAAATTTATAAGAAATGATAATTCTGGTTGGCATGTAGACCCTCAGTCAGGTTCTAATATACAGAATGAACAACTTGTAATGGCTGGTCAGCCAAAAATGGTGTGGTATGACTTGAACGGCATAGTATTGGCAAACCATAGATATATATTTAAATTTTCTTTAACACATTATAACCCAGGCATTTATTCTTTAGGAATGACAGGCTGTTTTGATTTATACGAAACAGTTCCTGGGGATTACACTCATACTTTTACTGCACAAACAGATGCTGGTGCCTTTTTCATTCAACCCATTTCTCTAGGGGTTGATATTGCATTTGATAACTTTAGCTTAAAAGAGAAAAACCCATACAGAGGCGCATTAGCATCAGGAACAGCACAAGTAAATGCTTATCAGAACGTCTTAGGAGCTGCAGGAGCCATTGTCGGAGGCATACCTGGCATAAGTCTTACACATACATATGAAAGCCTCTCTGGGTGTCTCTGTGGAGGTCTGAGCATCTTTGAATCAGGAATGCTGCAACACCATATTTGTGATGGCGGTTGTATTGCTGGAGCAATTGCAGAAATATATAAAACACTGATAATTTCTGGAGAAAGCCATAGTAGAGCACTAAATTATTTGGGCGATATTCTAGCAAGACATGTAAAACATTATCAATGTCCTATACATAAATCTGTTTATGAATGCAAGAAATACAATTGTATGTTTCATAAACGATTTATCTCAGCATTGAAGAGTATACAGAGACATGTCCATAAAAATGATAAAGTGGTTCTTAAGGATAGATATGGTAGATCCTTAAGAACCACTTCAGTAATTAACAAGAACAAAAAGTATTAATTATTCATCTGTATCTTCTTGTTCTTGTTTTGATGATACAATGCCGGACAATACTTTATTTGCTATTAACTTATTTTGTTTTTCTTCTATTGTTTCGGCTATATATTTGCCCCATTCTTTCCAATATTCTTCATCTTTGTAAATATTTTTATCTCTTAATATTCTTTTTATTATTTTTATATTTGCTATATTTTCAGCCAGTAAGCTCTCCATCATCTCTACTTTCATAACAATAGGTTCTAAATAATCAACCATTTTTTGTAGTTCTGTTGTAACATGATTGATAAAATCTTCATAAGCCTTAATAATAGCTTCTGGCTCTAAAGACATTTTAGTTTTTTTATCTGGATCTTTATCTGTTTTCTTCCAATCTATTTTTTTTGCCATTTGTTAACTCCTAGTATATTTTATTTAAAGTCTATAACGTAAACATAAGTTGGAACTCTTTTATTGTTAACGCCAAATAGTATTTGTGCAGGCTCGTCATGTACGCCCATTCTTTCTGCTAAGTCATCAGCTCCAGGTAAGCTCCCATTTCGAAATACCGGAATACCATTATAATTATTAATACCCCAATGATGCCAATGTCCTATAATCATAAAATCATATTTATATTTTTTGTACCATCCTCCATACTTAGCTCTTGCTGATGGTGTATCCGTTTGAATAGGAGCAATATGCCTTATTAGTCCTTTATGTCCTTTTACTTCGAAAATATTATAGTCGCCATATTTCACTTCTATGCCTATATTCTTATCACTATAATTATTGATAAGCATTTCTAATTGCTGATAAACAACATTGTCCCAGTTAGAATCTTCATGACCAGATGAATTCCCAGAAACGAAAGGTGGGCTTACCTTATTAAATCTAGTAATAAAAAAGCCAGTTTTTGTTTTTATACAAAAGCTCTTACCATCTTTATCTGGATTATCTATCTTCTTTTTAGTGTATTTAACAGTTTTTAATTTATCAGATATTACTATCTTATAATTATTTCTTTTAGTATTACGTTTTATTGTACTTATATCTTTTCCTAACATTAGACATATTGTTGATACTACGTCAAAAGTTTGCTTTGATGAAAATAAAAACTGTTGCTTATTGTCCTCTGCTATAGAAACTTCATCTAAAATAATTTCCAATTGTTTCTTATTAAATCTTATAAAGTCCCATGGCATTGTTTTTACTTTATTTAATTCTCTATAAATTTTTAAAGCATAATTTTCTCCATATACACAAATTTTATATACAGGATTAGTACTTAGAGTAGGCTCTTTTGTTTCTATATATGGAATTTTATTTTCTTCCAATAATTTTTTCAAATGTTCTATTTTATGAAGCTTAGATAAGCGCCACTGCAATCTCGTCTTTTTCCCTGAATATTTTACAATTTCGCCATCTACAATTAAATTAACTAATAACCTTAAATAATTGTCGCTATATACTTCTATTTGATCTTCTCTACAAATTGTACCTGGAGTATAAAATAAATTTTCTTTTGTAAAAATATTTTCTGCTTCTTTTGCTGTTTTTATTGTTTTATCAGCTAATAATAATTTATGGTCGAAAGTACATTGTAATAAAGGTAAATCTTTTGTATTGGCCGTGAATTCATACAATGTTTCATCGTCATTGTATTTAAATATAGATTCTGCCGGCTCAAATACAATGTTATTTTTTTCTATATCAACTTGTGCAATTAAATCATCTAACGTTACATCTTCAATTTTTTTATACCCAACATTAGTCAAAACTTCAAAATAACCAGGAAGGCATCTGCCATGATTACCTTTTACTGCTATTATCCTTACATTATCAACTAATTTTCTACATTCCAATATAAATTCCCAAATTGTTTTTGTGGCCGATTTAACTTGTTCTACAACAAAAGAATCAATATGATATGATTGAGTTTCATAAATTGTTTCATTATCTACAATATCCCCTACTAGACAAATAACGATCTCATCAATTTTCACACCTTTTCTTGCATATGAAATGACTTCAAAAATTTTCTCTCTTAATTTCTTAAATCTTTCTTTTGCTATTTCTGTGTTATAAACAACCTTTTCCCCGTCTTTTACTACTTTACCAAAGTGCGTATCACTAATTGCCACAACAATACTTTCATTGCTGGAAACTTTTGGCTGAAGTATATGTTTTTTTGACTTTATTTTAAATTCTTTTTTTAGATTTACCAATTCTTTAAAACTATCATTTAAAAGTTGTCTAATTCTTGATGATGGAACTTTCTTAATAATAATATCTTCTTCTTCATCATCTGTAATTATCTCTATTTCTTCACTATTGTCTATGCGTTTAATTTTTTTCCTAATTGCTTCTGGTGATCTATGATATCCATTTTCTTCTAACAAATGAGCTAATTCTACATAACTTAAGTTATGTCTATTGTCATTTATAATCGACAATTCCTCTTCTGACCATGAGCTAATATTGATTCTCATATTTACACCTCTTTAATTTTTTAACATATCTTTTGTAACACTGAGATCAAAACAAGTCCATGCATCCCACATAAAGTCTTGAATATATCTATAATCTAAATATCCATATCCTTTATCTCCCCAATTTGCAGACCAAGAGTTTTTGAATTTCACTCTTCTAGTTTTATCGTCGTATCCAACAATGCATACCGCATGACCTCCTAAGCAATATTTTGAGTTACTTGGATATTGAACATATCCATCGGGAGTTGGCTTAAACATCTCTTCATAACATCCAATTCCTATTACAACTGGCGATCTAGTTAGGGCAGCTTTTAGTTCTAATAAATTATTAATCCTAGTATATTCACCAATACGTGTCCATCTTGCAATTAATGTAGCCCAAGATTCAGGGCTTCCTTTGAATTCGTCATTATATTCCCATGCTCCTTCTGTTGGTGTGCCTAACTTTTGCAAAACTTTTAACCCATAACGAATACTTGTGCCTTCAATATTAGGCCATGGGTCTATTTCTTTGCATTTATAGTAAAGCCATTGTTCTGATAAATCATAGGGTTTACCGTGCCTATGGTCTTTCTTTCCTGCTGCTACTTCTGCTTTATGTTCTTTAGTTTCTTGCCATTCCTTTAATGCAGTTAAAGCAAAAGCTACGCAGCTACCTAATTTTCCTTGATTTTTCACTGGAGTCATTTCTTCAGTATAATCAATAAAAACCGGCAAACTTTTTATTAATTCATACTGAGTTTTATAAGGCATTCTAGTTAATACTGCATGGTCTCTCATGTCATGCGGATCCTTCATTAAGTTAAACATTTGCATACTTACCTCCATTAAATTAGCTTTCTGAAAATATATTCTTTATTATTTAAATTTATTATAATTTCTTTATTCGTATAAGTTCCCATAAAATCAAAATCAGGTCGTGAATTTATAAAATTGAAACCAGGCTGTAAATTTATACATTTAACTTTTTCTTTTTGTATTTTCTTAACATTTAATTTAGGTTCTAAAATAGCCTTTACATTTAATCTTGGTTCTGACTTTAACTTATTTAACGTACCTCGAAATATATAAATTTTGCCTTCTTCAAATTGATTTGGATTTATGTTATATGCCGATGCCTCTAAGAAGGAAGATTCACCTGATATAAAAAACTTCATTATAATCTTGCCGGACCTTGTCTTAATTGTTTCTACGTTTTCTAAACTTCCTATGATATCAACTTTTTGAAAATTTCTTAATTTATTTACATCTTCACATCTTAACCCTCCTGTATAAAATGAAACTGCATGTTTATATGGATAAAATCCATATGTTTGTCTTTCCATAAAAGTCAATTCTATTTCATTATATCTAGTTTCAGGCTCAATCATATAATAATCTAACAATCTTTCTTGTTTTAATTTGTTAATTAAATCGTGTTTAAAAATTTCTTCCTCTTCCATTGAACCAAAACGTTGACTAGCAGCTTCTTTATTTACACGAGCCATAATTCTTATCATTTTGTCTCTATTTTTCTTTTTAATCGTATATAAATGATCAACATTAGCAAATAGTTTTGATCTATCTGATTCTATTTCATCAAAAGCTCCAGCTAGTATTAATGATTTGGTTACAGATGTATCAACAATTGTTGTATTAATCCTCTTAACAAAGTCTATTAAGTTCTTAAATGGTCGAGCTTTTATAATTTCTTTTGCAGATTTTTTACTCAATCCTTTAATTGAAGCCAATCCAAAACGTATTCCATCAGACTCTATTTTAAAGCTACTTGTAGAATGATTAATAGAAGGTGGGTATAACTTAAGCCCATTTTTTTGTGCGTCGCAACAATAAATCATTAATTTAACAGAATCGTTAAAGACTGATGACATTAATGCTGTCATATATTCTTTAAGAAAATGTGTTTTAAGATATGCAGTTTGATAAGTAATAAAGCTATAAGCTACAGCATGTGATTTATTGAACCCATATTCAGCAAAAGCGGCCATTTGGTCAAAAATCTTATTTGCTATATTTTTATCAATATTATTTTTTATGCAACCATCAACAAATTTAACACGCTCTGACTCTACTTTATTAACAAGTTTTTTACCTAGAATTTTTCTTAATCCATCAGCTTCAGCAAGTGAATATCCTGCAAGTTCTCTTGCAATAGCCATAACTTGTTCTTGAAAGATTAGAATGCCATGTGTACTAGCTAATATTTTTTCTAGTTTAGGATGTAGGAGATTGATTGTAGAGCCATTAAATTTATTTTTAACATAAAGGTCACACATTCCTAATTGGATTGGTCCTGGGCGAAATAAGGCGTTTATATCAGCTATATCACTAATGTTTTGTGGAACAACTTGCTTAACAAGTTCTGTAATTGCCGACCCTTCTAACTGAAATATTCCTACTGTGTTACCTAAAGCTAGTTGTTTATATGTCTCTTTATCATCGAAGGGAATATTATCAATATCCAATTCGATATTTTGAGTTTCTTTTATAAGTTGTTTTGTTTTATTGATAACTGTTAAAGTTTTAAGCCCTAGAATATCAAATTTAACAATTCCTAGATCTTCTAGAGCACGCATATCATACTGCGTAACTTTTTCTTTTTTAATAAGTCCTATAGGCGTATAGTCGTATAATGAAGTATCAGCTATAGCAACACCAGCGGCATGTTGTCCAACATGCCGCATAAGCCCTTCTAATTTTAGCGCATATTGAATAATTTTAGAATTCTTAATTTTATTAAGCCTTGGTTCTAGCTTTAGAGCTTCCTCTAAGCTTAATTGCTGACCAGCTACACCGTCAGGAATTAGTTTGGCAATTTTATCTACTTCCTTTAGGTCTATTTTTAATACTCTACCAATATCTCTTATGGCAGTTTTGGCAAACATACTGCCATAAGTACCAATTCTAGCAACTTTATGTTCTCCATATTTTTCAATAAGATATTGAAAAATTTCTTCTCTTCTTTCTTTACAAAAATCCATGTCAATATCTGGCAAAGAGCCAGTTTTGACATTAACTAATCCTTTAGGTTCTTCGTCAGTTACGCCAAGACAATAAGCAATAGAAGAGTTGCATTTATTAGGCTTGCCTTGAATATTTTTATCTAATAAGTCTTTAAAATAATCTATTATCCATGGATTGGTTTTAATTAAGTTGATTTCAAAATTTAACCAATCTTTTGGAACAGTTCTTTTTAGTTCTAATGACTTTTCTTTAATTAGTGAAATAAATTTTTCTTTAGTCATATTATTTCTCAAAATCATAAAGTGGGACTGGCACTCTGCCTGGATTTAAAAACCTTTCAAAATATAATCCATATTCTAAAGGATCAACTTTAGTTATATCTAAACAATATGTTACAAGACTTCCTGCAGAACTACCTCTACCTGCTCCAGTTTCAATTCCTTTATTTTTAGCAGTTTGAATTATATCTTTAATAATTAAAAAGTAGCTCTCAAAATCCATAAGATCTATTTGTTTTAATTCATATTCTAACCTATCAATATACTTTTTTGATGGTTTAGGAAATTTCTTTTTGAAACCTGCATATACAGCTCTTTTAAATTCTTCTTTATCATTCTCAATTTTCGGGATTTTTGGAATGCCCAAAGTTAATGTTATATCAATTTGATTAGCAATTTTAATTGTATTTGTTAAGACTTCTGGCATATGTCCCCATCTTTCCCACATTGTTTCTGGTGATTTAACATAAGTCTCTTCTGTTGTGAATTGTAAGTTGCCTCCTGTGCCGATTGATAAGAGGATTCTATGAGCCTCTGAATCGTTGGCATCAAGATAATGGCAGTCTGAAGTGATGATAACAGGAATTTTAGCATCTTTTGAAAGTTTTAATATCTCCTTATTGAGTTTAACCTGGTCTTCTAGATCAGGTAAATCTTGTATTTCAAGATAAAAATTATTATCAAAAATTTCTTGGTAATATAAAGCTAATTTTAAAGCTTTTTCATATAAGCCATTTGATATTAATTTTGCTATCTTTCCTTTAAAACATGCACTTGTAGCAATAAGATTATCTCCATATTTTTCTAATAATTCATGATCAACCCTTGGCACATAATAAAATCCTTCCTCATAAGCTAATGAGGAAAGTTTTACTAGATTTTTATATCCTTGGTTATTTTTAGCTAATAAAATCATATGATACGCATAATCATATCCTTCTATTTTTTCTTTTCTATACCTTTCAAAAGGTGATACATATACTTCACATCCAATAATTGGCTTAACATTATGTTTTTTCATATCAACATAGAAATTATATGCCCTACGCATATTGCCATGATCAGTAATAGCACAAGCTTCCATATTGTATTTAGCACACTTTTCAGCCAAATTGGATGTTTTTATCATTCCGTCTAAATTACTGCCATCTGTATGAAGATGTAAATGAACGTATTGTTTCATAATTATTTAATGTATTTATCAGCAAAGCCGTTTTTTAACATTTCAAGATTTACATTAATATCTCCCTTATATACAAAACCTAGTAATCTGCCGTATTTATCTGGCTTATCACTTAATGTTTTTACTATCAAATCACCTTTGTTTTTGCTGATAATATCTATTAATGCTTGTTTTGATTTTAATCCTTTTGTTTTTTCTTTACCTCTTACTTCTGGTGCATTAATGCCTGCTAAACGAATTTTAATATTTCTTAACCATACATGACAACCTAAATCAAGATTAACTGTAATTGTATCGCCATCATATATATCTACAAGTTCTATTTTATAAAAATACAAACTTTTTTTGTTAAAGTTGTCCATTAGAAGCACCTATAATTTTCTATAATTTTATTTTTTATTTCTTCATATAATTCTTTATTTTCTTTTAAATATTCTTTAAATTTATGTTCTCCTTGTGCTCTAAAGTCTTTATATGAATACCAAGCTCCGTGTTGTTCTATTACGTTTGTTTTTATACCTAATTTAATAACGTCTAATAATTTGTCTGGTCCATATTGAAAGCGAACAGGAAACTCAATCTTAATACCTGGCGGGTTACCTATTTTATTCTTTTTAATAATTGCTGTTACATCATAATATTCAGGATATGTATTAGTTTCAGCTACTTTTTCTACTTTAGCACTAAGTTCAATTCTTATAGAAGAATAAAATTTAGGAGCATTACCGCCAGTTGTTGTATTAGGATTGCCGAATAAAACTATCTTATTTCTCATTTGAGAAATTATAATAAATGTAGTTTTTGTTTTTCCTATTGTGTTGTTTAAGGTTCTTAGTCCTTGAGAAAACATTCTAGCCTGTAGACCCATATGATTATCTGAAATACTACCAGTAAATTCTTGTTCAGGACTTAAAGCAGCGCTAGAATCTAGAACAACAATACCATAAGCTCCAGTTTTAACCAGCATATTTGCTGTATCTAAAGCTTCTTCTCCTCCATCAGGAGAAATAACATCTAATTTTGATAAATCAATGCCTAATCGTTCGCTAGCATATACAGGATCAAAAACATATTCAGCATCTATGAGCAAAGCTCTTTTATTTGTTGCTTTTTGAGATTCTGCAATAGCCATATAAGCTAACGTAGTTTTATTGCTTGATTCTTGTCCAAAAAATTCTATTATTCTTCCTTGCGGCCACCCTCCAGTACCTAAAGCTAAATCTAATGACAGTATTCCTGACGATGTAGCAGGAACTTTACCTACTTCAATATTAGCATAATTAATTAAATAACCTTTGCCTTTCTTTTTTACTATTTGTGCTCTAGCTAGTTCTAGAGCTTGTTCTTGATCTAAATTCAATTTCTTTTTTGCCATAATAACCCCTTTATTTTTTAATGTCGTTAAGATTTGTTTGATCATATAGGTCAAACAATATTTGTCTTTCTAGAAGATAATCATTATCATTAACGCTATTTGCCAAAATAAAACGATATAAATTTTTAATTTGCTTCATCAAATCTTGTGTTATTTTTTCTTCATTCATTATTTGCCTCTTTATAGTATAACTTGGAAACAACGTTTTGTCAATTAAAAAGTAGCATTTTCAAAACTTGCAAATTTTAATTCCCCATATAATAATAATACAGATTTCCAATATTGTCCTTTAATTCCAGATCCATGATATTTTCCTAAAGCTTTTTTTATATTTTTTGTCTTTTGTAAATAATAACCTAAGATTTCTGTTCCAGCTAATATGTTTTTTACTGGGTCAAATAAATCTTCGCGGGTTTTTATGCTATACCTTGTAAATATATCAAGCTTATGGGGATTAGCATTAGCATTCCATACAGACCATGTTATTTGCATTAATCCATAAGCACCTTTATGAGATATACTATTTACTTTAAAGCTCGATTCTTGTTGTATCATTGCCAATATTAATAACGGGTCTATATAAACATGATAACGTTGATATACATTTTTTGTAGCTATAATAATTATCGTACTTAACATTTTTTTACTCATTTGTATGTCGTTATATTTTTTGTTTAATATAAAATTCATTTCTTTTGCTGAAATCTTTTCTGAAGATGCTTCAGCATGAAATATATGAAAATTTAGTATGACAAAAATAATAGCTATATGTAAAAGTATATATTTCTTAAGCATTATATTCACCAAACTTTCATAAAGAAAACATTAGCATATTTTGTTTTATCTTATTATAATTAAGATTTATTCCTGAAGCTCTTCTATGACCACCACCATTATATTGTTTTGCATATTGATTACAATTTGCTAAAGGATTATTAGATCTTACTGAAATCGAATTAAAGCCTGGGTTTATCACTTCTAAAATGTCGATTTCGGGGTGACGTTCCAATATATATCGGCCAACAAATGTAGTGCATCCATAATGTTTACATATTGTTCTCCCAATAGAAAAATTATTCCATTTGTAAGGTAATTTTACAAATGTTTCTTCAGCATAAAAGCATGAATTTTGTAAATTTAATTTAAACACGTTATAAATTTCATCCAGCATTTTTGAGTTCAAGATATCTTCAAAATTTTCAAAATTTTGCCAATGTTTAAAAGCATTTTCTGGATGCATCATAATTGTATAAGCATGTAATTTTGTAGATTCTTGATATTTATTTATTCCTAAGTCAAAGTCATTAACGTAATCTGCAAAAATTTCTATATCTTTAATAAATTTATTTTTGCGATCATAAATATACATTGCAGTAATTTTAGTGGCGCAATAATTTGTAGTACATATACTTGATTTAAACTTTGTCTTTGATTCTATAGAACTAATATGGTGGTCTAACCATATGTAATCATATGATTTTAAGAATTCAATAACTTCTTTTTCATTCTTAAGCGCTATATCTGTTATAAAAACTTTATCTCCTGGTTCATAGTCTTGTAAAAACCATTTTAAGGATTGCAACAGATTTTTATTATATTGATAAAAAAATGTCCTTATGTCTTTAATTTTTAAGTCGTCTTTAAGATATCTATTTAATACTAATGCACAACCTACTCCATCTAAGTCCTTATGTGTAAAACAAAATGCCTTCATTTTAACTCCTTTCTACAAAAAAAGCCGCATTTCTGCGGCTAAAAGATTGAGAAACATTTATCAGTTGTTACTTGCCATTTTAGTCCTACTTCATTAGAATAATTACTCTCTATAACTACCTCTTTATTACCGTCTACATATTTGTAAGCGGTAACGGTAAAAGTATAAGAATATCCTGGCTCAATACCGTGTAATGTTATTTCTGTTACATTACCTACATCAATAGGCGAATCTCCTTCTGTAAGCCCAGTCCCAACATACGGAGGTCCATTGTTTATTTGATCTAAAGGAAATTTATTATAATAAATTTTACATCCATCAATTTCACCCGGGCTTATATTCCATATAAGTGTTGCTGTAGTGGGTCAAGGCTGTACTGAAATGCTACAGCCTCCTGAAGCTGGTGGAGCAGGTGGGGTTGTATCAATCACTTGATTTGCGCAAAGATCTAAATAAGCACTTTTATTACCAGCTCCATCAATAGCTGCTACCTTAAATGTATATGTACCATCTGCAACATCTGTAAATACATATGTTAACGCGTTGCCAACATTTACACAATTTGTGTCCATGCAAACCTCATATGCAACAACATCAGGAGATGGACTAGCAGTCCAACTTAGTTCAACATTTGTTACAGCATATGCTTCATTATAACTGAACAAAAACATTACAAAAGTCATTGCAGTAAGTAACTTTTTCATATTATACCTCCTTTAATCTGGCTCCCGGGGAGGGACTCGAACCCCCGACGAAGTGGTTAACAGCCACCCGCTCTGCCGGCTGAGCTACCCGGGATTTTTTAATTTACACCTGTAGAACCTATACCACCACCTCTATCTAATGTTTTATCAAGTTCTTTAACTACAACAAAGTCTGCTTGTTCTACTTTATTTAGTATACCTTGAGCAATACGATCACCGTGGTGGATAACAAATGGTTTATTACTTAGATTTATTACTCCAATTCCTATTTCATTTCTATAACCTGCATCAATAGTTCCTACTCCATTAATAAGTGTTATCCCATGTTTTATAGATAAGCCACTTCTTGCACGAATTTGTAGTTCATATCCAAGTGGGATAGCCATAAAAATACCTGTTGGAATAAGTTCTATTTGCTTAGGTTGCAGAACAATTGCTACTTTATTTTCATGGGTTATTGTGCCTCCCCATCTTTCTCTATAGCTAATTATGTCAGCCCTAAAATCAAATCCTGCATCGCCTTTATTAGCATATTGAGGAATTTCAATATCTGGTCTCGCTCTTCTTATTTGTACTTCCACATTAATCCTCCTTTTTTATTTTGTCTTTAATTACTTTCTTTATTTGTTTAAAAAGGGTATCAAACTCTTTTTCATTCAATTGTGCCTTTTTATTATTTAAACATTGAATTAGCTTATTTTTAGAAATAAAACCACAAATATAAAAACCAAATAATTCATAAATATTTAGTTTATGTAAATCAGCCCATCTATCTTGTTTTACAAATAAATATAAATCTTGTGTATGTTCTCCTATAGTCATTCTTTAGCCCATTTAAGAATATTTTCTGCTGTTGTCAAAGCAGTATTGATAGTAATGGGCTGATTCTTAGTTTTTAATATCTGTATAGCTAATTCAAGACCTTTAAGACGTAATAATTCTTCGTCATTTACAGTAAATAAAATATCTTGTTTTACGTTTTGCTTTTGTTCTTTTTCCCTTTTTTCTATTTGTTCATCAAAAATATCTTTCGATTCTTCTTTTTTGTTTTCAATTAATGTAATTTTTTTAATAAAATATTCATCAACTTCTAATTCATATGTTTTACCTTCTTGCGGCCATTCATTTTTAGGTAATTCTTTTTTATTTAAAGCATACCATTGTTTATTAATTAATACACCCCCATTTGGGGTGCATCGTTCACATTTGCCTACTATTTTACTCATATATAACCTCCAAGCCCCGGGGTAAACTCCCCGGGGCTTTATAAATATTGTTCATTTACTTAATAGCTGCACGAAGCTTACTTGAAGGCTTAAGCGTAACCCTTCTAATCTTCTTTGGGTACCACTTTATTTTATTATCATTAAAGTTATACCGATAATGTGGCTTGACCTTAAAGCCTCGAATTGTACCGATTCCTGTGATTCTTACAGATCCATTCTTTTTGAACTCTTTGCGGAGCTCATAAAGAATTGAGTCGTAAATCTCTGAAGCAAACTTCTTAGAAATCAGATTTCCATGTGCAATCTTTTCAATCATTTCTCTCTTTGTCATTTTTTTCCTCCAATAAAATATAAATTTATACAATCCGGATTGCTTATTAACTATGAAATAGATAGTCGTAAAGAAATAATAGCATTATCTATTTCATCAAAAATATCCTTAGCATTTAATTCCTTTAAGCTTTTTAAATTTTTCTTTAACCAAGATAAAATAAAAAGTAACTCATTTGTATAAACAAAAGTCCTTCCAGAGTTTAAAAACTTATATATTTCAGTTAATAGTTCTCTAGAAAATAAAAGTTGATCAATCTTATAAAATGATTCGTTAGTATACACTTCAGGCAACAGAAAGTAATTATAAGTTTCTACATTGCCGTCTAATAAACCAGCAAACCACTCTGATAATTCCAATAAGTTCCATTTTCCTAAATTTCTATCATGCCCTTGATATGAAGCTGGGAAATTTGAATAAATAGACAAATAATCCCATGTACTAAGAATATAAATGCCATAATATTTATTCCCTGATTTAGTTAATTTTAATGGCCATACATCATCTGGGAATATTTTTGCTATTAATTCAAATACCTTAGCTTCCATTATTATTCAATACCTAATTCATCTCTACACTTTTCTGCGACAAGCTTTTGGAATTCAAGATATGCAGCTTTAGATGTAAAGTTAACTGTATCTACCCACTTTCCTTGCTTGTTGCGATAAGCAGGCAAAAGGGTGAATACACCATGTTCATTTTTTCTGACATTAAAACGGATCTTTACCATATCATTAAGGACAAAACTTCCAAATGCTACAGTATTTGCAAAATCACTTTTCTTTACTTCAATTTTAGTAATTCCCTTTAACATTTTTACTCTCCTTTTTCTGTAATTTTAGCAATTGCAGAATCAATTGCTTTTTTACTAAAACCCTGGAAGGTTAACAATTCTTTAAACCCATTATTTTTATATTTTTTTCTACTATGTAGAAAATTAAGTGCATCATTTTTAACGATGTTATTTTTACTTTTAGCATCTAAAAATGCTTGTCTACAAATAGCATAAGATAATTCTTTATATCCCATAAAAATTACCCACATTTACTATAATTGCAGTTGTAGCATTTTAAACAACCTTCTTCTTTCATCATTGGCTCTTTACAAATAGGACATAAATCCTTGTAGGAAATTTGTTTTCCTGCATACATACTTAAAACTCTTGATACTACAACTGCAAATTCTGTTAAATCCTTAGAAGCTTTTTTAAGTTGTTCAATAATAAATTCTCTAGGCACACCGTGTCTTAATGATGTACTTATTAAACGAGTTAAGGCTCTTTGTTCACCATTCATGAGTAAGTTAGCAATGTTTTTAAATTCTATTTCTGCATTTCTTATTTTTGTTACAAGAGAATAAATGCCTTTTGATTTTTTTATAATAGATCCATTTTTTACTGTTTTAGGTAAGTAAATATCATCTGATTCTCCTGCGAAAACTTCATAAGGTTCACTATTAAATAAACCTATTAATACTAGCCATTTTTGTCCTTTAATCATACAATGATGAATATCGCATGGTAAAACTTCTGGACGTTTAGGAGCAGTTTTAGTAACAATACCTTCTGTGTCGATTATTTCTCCATATTTCTTTTTGTGTGTCATCGGGTCATCAAAAATTAATATTCCTTCTCTGGAGCCATCTACATATACAGATACTGCTCTTACGCCCTTTTCGTAAGCTTTATAATATATCTCTTCAATATCTTTTACTGTTGCAGATGTTGGCAAATTAAACGTGCATGAGATAGAAGCATCTATCCATTTATATATACTTGACATTAATTTAACTTTTTGTAATGGATCAATTTTATGTGCAGGCTTCAAAAAGTCTGCAGGTAAATATTTTTCAAATATTTTTATATATTTCTTTCCTATAGTACCATCATCATCTAATACTGAACCATTAAAATTTTCTAATAAGGCTATATCTTGTTCGTCATACTTTTCTTGCTTACGTATATAATTAATTAAGAATTTTTTTATTTCATCTGGAATTATAAAATAGTACGTATATTTTCCTTTATCAACTGCTCGTGTTCTTCGCCAATAATAATGGCTAATTAATGGTTCTATCCCAGATGATAAACATGGCGTAGGAAAAACAGATGAAATAGAACCACTTGGCGCAATTGACATATGAGCCATATTGCGCATATGAGTAACTTTGTTGATATCGCCTTCAAAAAACTTATTGACAATATTTCTGCAGTAAGTAGTATTCATTAAAGATTTTTTATCTTTTAACAATTCAAATGCAGGAGCATTGCCTTTTTCTTTTCCTAATTCTATAGAAGACTTGAATACAATATAAGCATAATAACTCATAAAGTCTTCTATAACTTTAATAGCTTCATCTGAATCATAAGGCAGTTCTTGATTTAACAGCCATTTATGTACATTTGTTATTCCTAAACCTATTTCCCTAAGTAATGTTACAATTTCTTTTTGTTGTGGTATAGGGCTTAAGTTATACTTTAATTCATATTCAATAATATTATCAGCAAATCTAACGATATATGGAATTATGCTTTCTAATTCTTTTTGATAATCTTCTTTTTTTATAGAAAACATGCCCATATTAATTGAGCTTAAATTGCATACAGAATAAGGAGCCATAAATTTCTCGCTACATGCATTACTGCTATGTGGGAGAAACTTTTTATCTTTTGTTTCATCATAAATAGCTTTATACATCAAAGCATTTTGTAACAAATCTCTATACTGGATTCCTGGCTCCGCACTTTTAAATGCTTGTGTTGCTATTTTATTAAATAATTTTTTCGCAGAAACTTTTTTGCTAATTCTTTCTTTATTATTAATTGTAAAAGATAGTTCCCATTCTGTATCATTTTCTACTGCTTTCATGAATTCATTAGTAATTTGTACACTAATATTAGCATTATTGATTTGCTTTAGATTATTTTTACATTCAATAAATTCTTCTATATCTGGATGACTAATAATTAAACTCTCTAACAGAGCTGGTTTTCGACCTTTTTGCCCAACGTAATCTCCAATTCTATTAATTTTATCCATCCAAGGTATAACACCAGTGGATTCTTCAGCAGCATTTGCGACTTTTGAACCCCTAGGTCTTAGATTAGAAAAATCTATGCCTATACCTTGCCTCCATGCTGCACATTTCATTGTTTCATATTCACATTGCCCTATAGCTTCTAGTGTATCTTCTGCAATAGGCAATGTTGTACAGTTCATTGTAGAGCATTTTTTATTAATACCTAATGAGGCTATAATACTTCCACCAGCTCTAAACCATCCATCCCATAACAGATCAAAGAAAATATTAGCATACTTTTGTTGCTTATTTTCTTTTTCCATTAAAGCTGCATTTTTTGCAACCCTCCAGAATGTTTCTGCTGGAGTTTCTAATTTACCATTAACATTTTGAGCATATTTTGTATTAAATATATCTACTGCATATTTGTCATTATGAAAATACTCTTCTGCAGTAATAGTTTTATTTTTGATGTAATTTTCATAATCTTTTATCATATTTTAATTCCTCATTTATGAATTTATTGGTTTTTTGTAAAGCTCTTTTTAATAGCTTCGTCATTTACAAGTGTAGCTACTTTTAATAAGCCACTTAGTGTGATAATATCACCAGATGAAGAAATATCACACGTATTATCTTCAAATAATTTTAATGTCATAACTGCTTTTTCTTTCTTTTCTGTCATTTTATTTTCCTCCTTAACTTCCAATTTGTTTCATTTCTGCAGTTAATAGAATTATTAAATTCTTTGTAATTTCTATTTGCATTTTTAGGTCATCTTTAATTTCACTCCAAAATCGTTCTTCTATTTCAGCCCATGTTAATGCCATTGATAAATCTGCGACAGAACCTTCTTCAATAGTTTTTAACATTTCTTTATTTGCTCTTTTTAATTTTTCTTGTATGCTCTTATATTTGTCAGTAATCTCTTCAAATTTAGAGAGCCTGTGGTGCTCTTTAAGGCCATTAATATGTCTAAGTGATGCTGCAGCCCTTTTATGATGAAAAGAGGCTTCATTCCACTTATAAGATAGCTCTAAGAGAGTATTTTTTATGCCTCCTATATCTAAAGATGGATCTATTGCAACATTAAAATATGTTTTCCATTCTTTAAATGTCTTTCCATTTATTTCATAGTCTTCTAAAACTTCGTATAATCCATTAAAGAAGTAATAACACTTTTTTAATTCTGCTTTACTATCTGTCATTTTTTGCCCTCGTCTTGTATATTTTTAAATCCTACATGTTTTGCATTAAAAACATATGCAGCTTCAAGTAATGCAAAATATTCATTTGCGGTAATTTCAAAATTGTGTTTCCCGGGGCAATAAAGCGGGTAAATATAAATAGTATACTTACCCGCTTTTACAAACATTGGGTTTTCTTGAGTAAAGGTGCCTTTAATAAATAGTTGCTGATATCTTTCAAATATTTCTCTAGTTGATAAACCGTCTAAGAAAGAAAGAATATAGTTTTTATTATTTTTAGAGATATCTTTTATACTTTGTATTATATTGTTATAGTTTATTTTTTGAAAACTGAATATTTCTATATCGTAATGTTTATTATTTAAGAACTGATCAATAGCTTTTATGCATTTTTCTCCTAAAACAATAATTTTAGGAGCCAGTCCTATTGATTGTTCTATATCAAATAGTTCAATATCTTTTATTGTGACGTATGTATATAATAAGGCTTCGATTAATTTTTTCTTTAATGTATTGACCTTTTTTTCACTTTCTTTTTTTGTATACAAAATTGGAATTTTATAAAACATTTCATTTTTCCTTAAAAATAAAATAATAAAAAGGATAATAAAGAACTAAAATAACACTCCAAATTTTATAATTAAAATATCCATAATGCAATTTAATTACTTCTAAACCTGAAGCTTGTGTTGCAATTCTATCTTCTTTTGTCTTTAATCCTTTAACAATACTTCTTAATGACTTAACTGAATTAGCCATTTTTCTACCCAACAAGGCATAATGTATAATAAAGAAAAAAATGTATAAGATAATTATTTTAATGAAAAGCTCCAAGGCCATCACCTCCTTGGAGTTGTTCTTTTAACCTATTGAGAAATTCTATAGTTCTTGCAAAATATAATTTAATTTTGTCAATAAATTGTTTAAAAAATGTTTTTTCAATTAGTGCATTTACAATAAGAGCAATTACAACTGCTATAGCACTAATTAGTAAAGACCATGTTATATCTTGAAAAACTGTAAACAATATATATGTTAGGCTTATTTCTAAAACTATTGGATGTTTTACACACCATTTCCTCACTTCTTCGGTTGTATTTAATAATGCTAGAATGACAGATAAACTTGTTGTAAATATAGATTTTAAAAACGCTATATTTTTCATTTATTTCTCCTACTTCATTTTATTTTCCTCCTTTCTAGACTTTGTTTATCAACTAAAATTAACAATTACCAGACTTGCGTTAACGATACTAATGTAAAGGGCCTTTTAGATAATTCATCTATATCTTCTTGATATTTTTTAGGTAATAATTTTTGAATATATTTTTTATATATATTTCTTGCCTCTTTTCTGTTATGTTCATTGATAATATCTTGAATAGTATTTTCTCCAATGTCGCTAATGAACTTTTGAGATTTCTTTTCATATGCTTTAATTACAGAAAACTTTGTAAGATAAAAAACAATTTTAGCTATTTTTTTATCGCTTAACCAATAATTATTTAATGCTCTATATTCAAAACCATACTCTTTTGGACGATGTGATCCTGCTTTGCCATAGAGTTGTTTTCTCTTTTTACTTGTAGGATCTTTATCTAAAAGAACATTGGTAACTCCAACAAACAGATCCATGCTTTGTACTGCTTTAATTATATTTTCAATATTTTGCCCAATATCCTCTGAAGCAAAAAACGATTTTGCGATATCATCATTATAACCAACATGTATATGACCTGCTGCAGTTCGTAACGTATTTTCTCCTGCAAGTGGATCAATGATATTCATTTCTCTTGTATATGCATTAAAATCAGGTTCACAGCCAAATATTTTTGCTTCTTCGTTATCTAATTCTTTTTTAGGAAAATTTGCAGCTGCTAATACAACTGCATCAAAATCTGTTTCTTCAATATATTTGGTTAACTTTTTCATCCTATTGATAAAATCTTTAAATGTACTAGCAGGAGTAAATCCTGCTTCTAGGTTAACATTATCAGCATGTATTGTCAAGCCTTTTTTGACCTCTTTTGGATCATGTTTACTTCCTGGGATTTTCCCAATAGCAGAAATAAGTTTTGATGACAAATCTTTCACAGAATTAGTTTTAATTCCTTTTTCTATAAGCATAAATTCTGGATCTGCACCTATTACCAATGAAGAAAATTTCATAATTACTCCTTTTTTATCTACTTAGTTGTCTTCTTTTTAACTGGCTTGAGCTTTAACTTTGGTTTTGCTTTTAACTTAAGCTTTTTTAATGTAACCTTTTTTGTTTTTGTAGGTTTAATAATCCGCTTTTTTAATGTTTCAGGGGTTACAATCCAATGCGGAAAGTTTTTAGAAATAGTTTCATTTTTACTGTCTATAGCTCTACCTAAACCAACAATACCTAAAGAGGCATGCATTGACATTGTGCTTATATTATCAGGATAATTAGTAGCTAAAACATCGCCGAAAAATTGTTTTGGATGATAATTAAGAAAATTCTTAATAGCAGAATATGCATTATATAGATAAGATGCATCATTTGATCCATAGAAAATGCTACTTTTGTTAAGTTTGATATCTTTTAGGAAATCGTTTAATGTCTTATTTTTATCATAAATTAAACAAGCTCTCAACAAAAGAGTATACAAAGAAATCAAAGGAGGGCTTAAGGCCCAGTTTGACGGGCCTGTAAATACAACAGCAGGATGTTTACGACTAGGTGTCTCGAAAATTACTTCTTTTGCTTTTGTAAATTCCCATCCGAAACGTTTTTCAAATTGGTTAACAATATTTAGTGTGTTAGATGCCAAAGAAGAAATATCTTTTTTGGGATCAAATACTAATATTCTTATTTTGTCAATATCCCAACTATCGTCTTTAGATGGATTAAATTTAAATCCATATATACTAATATGCTTATTATTAACCATACCATGGATTAAATCTTGAATAAAATCTTTGCAATACATGCTAACTGTTACAGCTTTATATTTTTGTTTTCCATTTTTACTATATGGATTCACAAGTACAAATTTGAGACCTGAACTATAAATTTCAGCCAAAATATTATCAGCTTCTTCTTCTCTACATTTTACAATCATACCTTACTCCTTTCTAAAGTATTTTTAACTTTATTAAGGTTTAGTTTTAAATATTTTTCTAGACTATCTAAGAAGTAATTCCATCCTAAAGAATTTGGTTTCATCATTTCTGGATGATATTGTGTACCAAAAGCATTAATTTTTGGGAAATATGCTGCTTCATATTCTTTATCGACTTTTGGTACAGGATTTTTAAAGTCATCAAAAATATAAATATCTGATCTAGGCTTTTCAGCCCATGCTGTAATTACTGCTGAAGATGAAGGTTTTATCATTTGATGATGTGTACAATATGCATCAATAGTTTTACCTTCTATTGTTGTTAAATTATGTAGAATTCCTTCATGATTATCAATATGTTGGTACATTTGCCCACCATTAATAACATTTAAAAATTGGAAACCTCTACAAATACCTGCAAGCTTAATGTTGTTTTTTATTGCTAATTCAGCTACTTTAATATCGATATTATCTCTTTTGTCGCTATAATATGATGCAGCATTTTTACATCCATAAATAACAGGATTAATATCATGTCCACCAGTAAAAAGAATTAAATCTTTATCTTCAATTTGTTTTTCCATTGATTCTGTTGGGGAAAAATTTCTTACTTCTACATTGTAATCTCTGAATAAACAATTATATGTTATAGAAGAAACAATAAGAATTTTCTTTTTCATATTACTCCTTTCTTCTTTTATATTCTCATTAAAAAAACCACATATAAGATTTATTTACTTATATGTGGTTTTTTATGAAGTCAATGCCGTAATGTTCATAAAATGTTAATTTTATGAACATGTAGGCATTGACTTGTATCTAACCTTCTTTTCTGTGGATATTATTGTATGCCATGAAGCGATTCACTTCTGGCAATTGTCCATATAAAATAAAGTATTAACTATTTGCTTTTACATATTCAGTAAGATGACGTACAAAGCGATCTGCTGTTGTCTCTTTATCAGGATTATCTATAAAATGACTCATACTTGGTGCAGTATTTACTTCTAATACGTAACATTGATCAGGGTCATCAACAGGAACTAAAATATCTACTGCACCAAATAGAAAACCAAGTTCTTCAATTACATCTTTTGCTAGTTGTCTTATTTTCTTCTTTTTAACAGTGCCGTCATTTTCGACGGCAAAAAATCTATATCCATTAGCATAATTCTTTATTGGGTTAATTGGGTTAGTTTCTTCTGTAGGCTTTTTTTCTGTAAATTTAATTGACTTTCCATTAAAAACAAAAACTCGAAATTCTCGATTGTCTTCAATAAACTTTGTAGAGTAGGCATAACCTTCATCGTATAGCTTTTCTAATTTTTGTTTAGTAAAGCAGATTTTAAAATTATTGCCTCCCTGATGAGCTCCTTTTCTAACAACTCTTGGGAAATCGTCAGGTTGCCAATCTCTTTCTTCGCCTTTTATATGTACATCAATCATTTTATCTCTTATCTTCTTGATATCGTCAAGTTTTTCTCTTTTAATTCCCCAAGGGACTTCAAAGTAGTTTTCAACTTCAATAATCTTTTTTACAGTATCATTTTTTAGTTCTTCTTCCTTTAGTGCAATTGCTTTAAATCCTTCAATATTATTGATTTTTTCTGCTAAAAGATTTGCAGTTACATTAGTTTTCTTAGTACGCTTTAACAAAACCTTATACATTTAATTCTTCTCCTTTCAAACTATCTGGAATTTCTAGTTTAACTAAGCAATGACCACAAATAGCTTCTGATAACATTGCATATGTTAATGTTTCGTGGCATTGTGTACATTCAAAGTCACTTTCTTTAACATAACATGTTTGACATATATGGATATCTTCTATATCTACACATTGTGCATGACTTTTACAATGGTCACATTGGCTATGACGCCAAATTTTATTTGATGAAGAATGTGATGTACTATACGTCTTTTTACTATAGCTAGTTCCTCCGTAAGAATAAGTCTTATTACTACTGTAATAATTACTGTTGCTGTTATAATATGTTGTGTATGGGAAATGAGCTTCTTTTTCTAATCCATCTTTGCCTAAGATAATTACTTTATCATTTGATACTTCTATAAAATGAAAATCATCATTATTAACAAACTTAAAACCTCTAAATTTTATTGAACAGATATGTTCTAAAAATGGCTTTTCTGAAGCAAAAAATACAATATCATTTTTCATATCCAGTAATAAATATAATGTTTTATTTCGCCTAAATAAATATAATTTATCAGGTTCTTTAACATTTAAGGCAGCAAAGGTTGCATCTCCTTTCATACTGCTAGCGTTATCTATAAATTTGTCAAATCCTAATTTATCTAATAGCATAGGTAAAATTATTGTATCACTTTGAATATTATTTGGTACTTTTACATTATATTGTTTTTCTAATTCTTTAACATTATTGATTTTTCCGTTATGCACAACAGCCCAATTATTAAAAATCATAGGATGGTTATTATCATTATTTTCAGCTTTTGCTCCAGTACTTGGATTTCTTGTATGTAAAATTGCTACAGAAGGCAAATTCTTTGTAAAATTTTCCCAGATTTCTGTTTTCATAAGTTCATCAGAACTTTTAGGTTCTTTGAAAAATAACATTTTATCTTCATGAATAAATGCAGTTCCTGAAGCTTCTTTTCCTCTTTGTCCAGATAAAGAAAACATTATTTCAAGATCTACAACTTTCGGCCTTTTATCACCAAAACATTTATAACCTAATATTCCACACATTTATCTCTTCCTTTCTTTATTTATATTCGTTATCTTTTTCAAAAGCTGTTTCATAAAGCTTATAAAGATCTGTATCGTATTGAGACGATACGGGTTTATAAGTAGCTGTAGTTGTTGTTGTCACTTTATTATTAAGAATATATGTGTATCCATGCTCATTAGATGCTTTTGTCTTTCCTCGTAAAAGTTTTTTAATTGGTTCTGATATATTTATTGGATGCTTTGTATTATTAGGTTGTAACTTAGACTTTTGTTTTTCAGATGCCGATATATCTTCAGATGATAAATTAAGTAGATAATCAAATAAATATTTTAATCTGCTAAGCGATATTTGATCTTTAGTCATGTGTATTGCTTCTCGTATTGCATATGTGATACCTACACCAATATCAAATTTACGTAATGGTTGGTCATATAAATAAACATTAGGAAATAGCTTTAAGATAGAATCGACATCTTTCATCTGTTTTATTATCTTTTCTGAAGTTCTAATTACTATATGAGCATCTGAAGGGTATGTAGATGATTGTGTAGTAATACCAAATACCTTAATCCTATAAGTACTGCTAAAATCTACAAATGATGAAGATATAAGATTCATAACTTCATCTAAAAAATCATCATCAATATTCCATTCAACAGCATATTTATTTATTTTTTTATCTTTGGTTTGCGGAGTTATTGTTAATTTTGCTGGTTTTATTTTAACGAATTCTGGTGGTTTATCGGTATTAAATTTTGAAACAAAATTTAATATATCATCTTCAGATACATTAACTTCATTATTTTCTACAGATAAGGTTGCTTTACAATTAATACACACTATTGAATCTTTATAACCAGATTTTAATTGATCTAAGAAGAATAATCCATTACAAGTATCGCATCGTCGATAATATTGGCCAAAACATTTATAACATATAATTTTGCCAAGATAATTATAGTATTGACCTTCCTTCCATGTTCTCCCACAATATGTGCATGCCTTGTATGTTAAACATTCTTTACAATGGATATCATTGCTAGCATTAATAGCTTGTATATCATCTACTGTGTGCAGTGTTAAACATTTTTTACAATAAAACATGTCTGTATATCTTTTACAGTGTTTACAACGGATTAACTTACCAGTTTCTTCTTCAATAGCTTTTATATTAAGTTCTATTTTGCCGTTACAAAAACAACAAATTGCAATTGTCTTTTCCATATTTAAATCCAGTACTCCTTGATATCATCATTCCATTTTAAAGGCAATGAATTAATAGTTTTTTCTAAAACTGTAAGAAATACTTTTTTATCTTGAAAAAAATTCTTTTCGCTTAATTGGATAATCAATCCTAACTTTTCTTCATTTGTTGTTGCATTTCTTAGAGTTGTACATATTTTATTTAAATTTTGTGGTGTAATAGTAACATTTGCCTCAAATGGAGTATCAATAGTTTTAATTTCTCCTATTTCTGTTCCGATAACAATATTATATGCTAAAGCTATATACAGATAAGACACTTGTGGACTTAAAAGCCAGCTTCCTGGGGTTCTATATTCAAAATGATTAGTACCTTTAGTTCTATAATCTCCTAAATTTCCATAAACATTACCTCCTCCATTATGATGAGGAGCACCATTATTTCTTCTTTTTCTTTTTTCTTCTTTAGGATCTATTAATTCACTTAATAATTCAATGTAAATATCTAAATTTTGAACTATTGTACGAATTTTGCTGGAAGTAACACCAGCAAAATGAATATGACCCCCAAGAGGTTTGTTCTTCTTATAATGCCCAGCTAGCCAATTTAATTGTGTCAATGTGCCATTTTTAAAATCTAATCCTTTTGTATATGCTTGTTCAAAAACATTCTTAATTCTGGCAATCATTTCAAATGGAGTAGAAGCTACTCCAGGCCTAAGTTCACAAATAGGTGGATGACCATCACACCCAAAAGCTACAGTTTTATTTTTAGTTAAAATTGTATGAGCTGGTATTAGTACATTATTTTTATCTGTAAAAACAATTTCTGGGTCGCAACCTACAAGCAGATCCATCTTACCTCCACATTTAATGAACTAAGTCTTTATTACAATTTTCACATTTTTTATTTTTATTTAAAGGATTATAACAAATTTTACAGTAATCTATTTGGTGGAAAGCATCAAAGCATTCTTTGCAAACAATTTGATTTTGTAGAAAATATTTTTTTCCATAAAAAACATCTAGACAAGAGTCGCAAATATTACCTTTTCCATTTTTAATTCTTTTTTCATACCAACTTTCATAATTCTCATGATTATGCAAATAAGAACTATTACTGTATTTACCCTTCTTGACATCAACATCATAAAAAGAAATTGTGTCTCTATATAGATAATCGAACGTCATTTGCTGTTGTAATCCATTTTCATTAATGATTAAACAAGTGTTTTCACTAACCTCTTGAATATCTTTTGATGGTATAACAAAATTTCTCCATAAAGATTTTCCATTTAGATGGTATAAATATTTCTTAAGCGAAGCAAAATAAAATATATCATTGATTCTATCATAAAGATAGAATAATGGCCTTTCTTTACGATGTATAATTAACGAATAAGGATTTTCTTTATGATACATTGCAAATGTTACAGCACCATTTAGTTGCTTTAAATACGACATTCCTTTTTCAACACCATAATGATCAAATAACCAAGCTATAGAAGCACTATCAACTTTTAGTTGCAAATTCATCCCATGCCATTCTCTAACAGCTTCATTGTTCATGAGAGTACCATTATGAACTAAAATAGTTTTCTCTAGTTTGATCGGATGATTATTTGTATTATCTGATGAACTTCCTACACTACTTTTTCTGGCATGAAGAATCATTGTTTTTGGCAACTCTTCAAGTTTTTTCCAACGTTTTGTTTTTACAAAATCTGATGCTTTTAATGGAGCTTTATAAACTATAAAATCTTTTTTATGTTCTGAATAATAACCAAATCCAGAGGCATCTTCTCCTCGTTCTTGTAAATATATAAATAACTTCGTCAATAGCTGTTTGTCTGGACGCTTTTCTCCAAAACAATAATAACCTGCAATTCCGCACATTATTCACATACCGCCTTTACTAATTTTTCTATTTTATCAAAATGTTTTTTACGTGTATCTAAATCAAACGCAATAGCATGATTACGTTTTACAACAATAATATTTATAGAATCGCCAAAAACGGAATATATTTTTTTCTTTATGTGTGTATTGTAGCCAATTGCTATAGTTCTATCTAATCTATTTTTTAATCCATAAACATGGATTCTCCCTTTAAAATTGTATTTTTTAAATAGGTCTGCAATTTCTTTTGCTTTTTGGTGCTTTGCATTATATGTAACTCTAGTATTTATATCAACCATTGCCGACTTTAATTTTTTGTCAGGTTTTATTGGCTTAGCTATATTAGTCAAACGTTTATATGCTTTTTCATAAGAGCTATCTGTAAGCATATCTTTTATATTATCAAAAATAATAGTTTTTCTTTTATTAAAGTTTGTTTCAAATTCATCTGGGTTTATAGAAAATTTTGTATTCATTTTAACCCTCTTTATATTTTTCTAACATTTTTTCAACTAATTTACTTTGTTCATTATTGATAAGTTTAACAAAAGACATAAAACCATCTACATTGTATGTATCAGGATTGGATTTAATAAATCCTCTCCAAGCATGCATTGTTTTTCTTGGTATCCTTAATGTTCCATCTTCATGAACACTGATACCATTAACATTTACATATGGGTAAGTCATAATTTTAAATTTATGTTTATTAATTGGTATATCTAGATAATTAACAAAGAAACTTGTTAATTGTTTTTTGAGTTGTAATTTTTCTTCTTTATTAAGTTTCTTAGATAATGATATTGTAATATCATCAACATATCTTGTATATGCAACCATTTTTGCTTTTGTTGCTCTGTATATAAGTTTGCGTAAAAAATTTATATACTTTTGTTCTATTCTAGACATGACAATATTAAAAATATATGTTGACGTAGGACTGCCAATGGGTAAAATAAACCCATTATTATTTGGTAATATTGTGTAATCAATAATTTTAGACGATATTAAACTAGTAAATCTTGAATGGATTAAACGTTTATAAATACGATTTCTATTCCCCATTAAAATATTATGAAAAGCATTTTTTATATCAACTTTTACCCAAGTTATTGGAGCATTCTTTTTACTGAAATGATATTTGATAGCATCAACCATATTTCTGTTTTTAACTCCTCCATAGCTATATTTGCCAGGAGAAATATTTTTATAAAGTATTTTTAAGATATCACGTTGTAAATTTTTAATATTTTCATTTGGCTTATGAATAAATCTAATACCTCCATTGCTTTTTTTGATAAAATATGTTTTATAAAGTTTATTTATTGCAACTCCATCAACATTGTTATCTTTAAATGACTGTGATAAGATAATAGTATTATCCAAATCTTTTTTAAAATTATGTTTACCACTCTTAACATATGTATATACTGAAATAAATTGATCTAGTAATGCTTTTATGACATCCCAAGATTGATCTATCTTTTTATTTTTCTTAAGATATTTTAATTTCTGTTTATGAACATTAAAATCTATTTCTTTCCCATTAATATAAATAGTTATGGCTAAAAGAGACATGAATTGATATCCTAATGTATTAAAAAAATTCATATTTATTACTTCATTATCATTTTTTTGTATAAATTGTATTATATTTTCGTAAGACTCTCCATTAGTTTTTTCAATAACATCTTTTAATTGCAAATCTTTATACTTATCAGGAATAGTTCCATTTTTTATATGTGTGGCAATTTCATAAAACAGATTTGCTTGTTTTATATCAGAATCATTAAACCAATCCATAAATGCTTTTTTATATATATTTAAAACTTGTATTTCCATTTTAGACAAAGAAATTTCTGGTTGTTTTTTTTCTGTATCTGGCCATTTTAAGATATAGTAAAACAATGTAATTGGACTGCAAGTATAGAACCTTTTGTCATTATAAAGTTTTACTGCCATGTTTCTTAAATTTAAATAATTTATCATACTACTATATTTTTTCTTTTGCATTAATTCCTCCATTTTCGAACCTTTCATATTTTGAATTTATGAAAGGTTCAAAATTTAAAGCGTACTCTTTATTTGAGTACTAAATAAAGAAGAAAGCACTTAAGCGAAAACACTTAGGCTTATAAAAACTTTTTTTATTTACTATAGCCGTTTGAACTCCATCCTACTCCACCTGGTTTTAAAATAAATGAAGTATTGACAATTATTTTTGTTGCTATATTATTGCATTTTGGACATTTTGCCCAATTTCTTTCATCATAAATAGAACGTTGTAGTTCAAATTGATGTTTACATTTTGGATTATCACATGCAAAAACATAAATTGGCATTTTAAATTCCTCCATTATGTTTTTCTTTTCGCTTTATAGGATATGTGTTTAAAATATCATTTAAAACTTGTAATAAAGTTTTCTTGTCCTTTTTTAACTCTTCTGGCCATACATAAAATGCAGTATTTCCTTTGTCTTTTATGCCTTTTACTTTAAATCGGATTCTTTTTGTTGAATATAAAGGAATAATTTCTTCTATAACAACTTCTCTCTTTTTTGCAAATGCTACTTTTGGATCATAATAAAATGTTTTATATAATAATTTATTTTCTGCAAAAGCTACTTGTTCATAAAATAATTTATTATTTTCCATCTTAATTTTCTTTTTTTCTCTTATTTTATTTAATCTCTTTAATGAACGCCTGAATGATCTTGAGACAATCATCATTAAACATTTCCTCTGGGTGCCATTGCACTCCAATAGCTAAAACGCCATCTTTTGTTGACTCAATTGCTTCAATCACATTATCAGATGGGCTTCTAGCTATAATATTAATATCAAAATTACTTGGAGATTCTTTCCATACAATCTTATTATTTTTATTTCTGATTGGAACTGTGCAATCAATAGCCTGATGATGCATAGAATTTACCCATGTTATATCTTTTTGTAATGCTTTGTAAAGAAAACTGTTTTGGGCAATTTTGATTTTATGCGTAGCTACTGAGCGAATTTGTGTCTGCATATGTCTTGCAGGACTATCTACAAATTCTCTAATATCTTGCCATAATTGACATCCATGAGCCACCCCAATGATTTGATGTCCACGACAAATGCCTAAAATTGGCTTCTTTCTTTCAATACATCTTTTAGCTAGATAAATTTCAAATTCATCTCTTTTAGGTAATCCTTGTGTGCAATTTCTATCTTCTTCTCCATAGTAAATTGGGACAATATCATGTCCACCAGAAAGCAAGATTGCATCCATAGAGTCAATAATTTGATCAACATATTTATCTTTTTCTTCTTTTGCCCAAGTTGTAACATCAAAAAATTCAGATGGGATTAAAACTGATGCTGCACCAGCAGCTTGTACGTATTTAGCGTATGCTTTGTTTACAGAAATTTTAGGGATATCCTTAACGTCTCTCATTACAGGAGTTGTAATACCAATAGTAACCATCTAAATCTCCTTTCATTCTTCAGATAATTCTTCTATATCATAAAACACTATTTCTTGATCTATAGTCAATGTAGCAAGTGTTGCATGACAGCTGGTACATTCTATAAGAAATGTACCTTCAGGTACTCTGATAATATCAATCGTTTCTGTTTCTTCTATATTCTCTCCACAATTTGGACACTTTTTATATGTATATCTTGCTTTAAAACGTTTTATATTATTTCTTACAATACGAGCAAAAAATTCCTCAACATCAACAAACATTTTAGTATTTAACAGACAAAATCTGTTTAAACTATTTTTGGATTTAAATAAGTTTTTGTTAACAGCCCAATTTTTTCTCTTTATTTTTCCATAAAATGATATAATTATTTCTCCAATAACAGAATCGCATTCCATGCATGACAATGCTAAACTAGCATTTAAAAAATGACCTTTGTTATTTTGGGCAGGTATTGTTTCTTCAATTTCAATTAGAATAGCATTGAAATCTTCAAAGTCTTTTTTACAATGCTCACAAAATCTTGGGATAATAATACTATTATCTCCTAGTAATTCTATAAGAAAATCATACCATATATCATCCAATTCATCAAGTACAACTGATTCAATACTAAGGCAAGTCTCTATGCTCATTTAGTTTTCCTCTTTATATGTTTTTTAACATCTAAAAGATTAAATTCGTCAAGGATACTTCTACATATGGTAAAAGGCTTTATACATCTTCTTTTTGTAACAAAGTTTCTTATTTTACCATATAAAAAATAAGTATCTCTTGAACTCATAACAATAGGTTGTTTAATAATTTCTTTATTAACGCCAGAGTTTTTTATCAATTCCAGAGCATACCAATAAGTGAATTGAGCAGCTTTATAATTTAAATCATCTTTATCATATTCCATTCTTTTAGCTAAACGTTTTCCTTTCTTTTTTGTATATACTTTATTTTCATATATATAACAATTTATATTTGAATACTGAAAATTAAAAATAACTCCTTGTTTAACATAATAAAGCCTTAATAAATCTCTATTTTTTTCTTCACGTAAAAAACATAGCCCCCATTGCTCTTTGTTTGGGTTTACTATTAATTTAAATTTTCTAGTCATATCATCATATTGTGTTAAATAAACATTCTTTGAATCTTTAAAATCTATATCAAGAGGTTGTATTTCAAGAACTGGTTTATTATATTGGATAAGAGCCTGAGACATGTTCAATAAAATACTCCTTTTCTTTAATATTTTTTACATGTGCATAACGACGAATACATATACTGGTAGCCAAGTATGTAAAGGCTTTTATTTCTGTGCCATCATCTTTTATTACAGTTATTTTTTCTCTTGTATAGCCTGATTCAAATTTATCAAAAAATGGTAACATAGAAACATTTACATCCCATAATTCTCCTTTAATTTTAACAGGCTGATAATAATGATAAGCATTATACATAGATTGCTTTAATAAAAAAGGAATATGGTTTTGTTTTGCAGAAATTAAAACCATAGTATTTTTTGTAATGGCAGGACAAATATATTTTGCTTTTAACATATTTTTTAAAAAACTATTATTAAAACAACCATTTTTACACGAACCATAAATAAAAAATATCATCTTTACTCCTTAAAGTTTTTCTATTACAATTTTTCCATCATTGGTTGAATAAGCAATTTTTTTTATTCCTGCTTTTTTTATATGTTTAAAACATTTTTTACATGGCCTTGAAAGTTTAAGTTTATTTTCCTTATCAACTCGTATAACTATCAAAATAATTTTATTACTAATTTTTTCTTTTTTTATCTTACGCAAGCATGCTACTTCTGCATGCATTGTAGGCCAAAAGGGTTTACTATTATTTCGCTTATTGGTACTAATATAGGTGGGAGTATTGTTGATAATAAGAGCTGCAATATGTTTGGATTTTTTTACATCACTTAATTTTGCTTTCTTTTTTAAAACATTAATAATTCCATCCATTAGTATTCAATATCTTCTTCCATATATTCATTTATATGTATTCTTTTTTCTTCACTTCTTGTTCTTTTATTTTTATGAATTTTAGTAATCATCTTATTTCTAAAAGGTAAGGAATGTTTTCTTTGATATTTTCTAAACAATTTATTTTTTTTATTTTTACTACAACTACAATGATCGCATTTATCTTCACAATCACACATATTAAACTCCTTAATTCATCAAAGGTGTAATATTTAATGGAGAAAAAATATCTGAAAAGCTTGTAGCAGTTTTATAAATTGATAAATTAAAAGGCTTTGTCATGTTATAATTTTTAAATAGCATTTCATTATTGCATTTTGTAAATGCTAAGTTCAAAGAACGTTTTACAAAATTATTTTTTGGCGTGTTTTTATATTCATGTTTCTTTTCTTTTTCTGTATATACACCGAAATTAATTGGCATAGACAAGAGCATATGATCAGTAAATGAAGTTTTGATCATATAAGCTTCATTTCCATATTCGTATACAGATACCATATTATTCAGACCACTATAAGTTGTACCATTTCTATGTACGATTACCCTTTTCCCAAATAAATCTTCAATTGTAATAGATTGATTATAATGAGAAAAACGGTCAATTCTATTAATATAATCTAACTTTCTCATTACAATATCTTCTACAATTCTTTGCAAAGTATTTCTCAAATAATCTGCTAATTGCTGTAAAAACATATATGTTTTCATAAGTTCTAAACCAAAGGAAGAATTTATGTCAATATATGATGTTATATCATTATTAAGCTTTTCTTTTATTAAATTATAAAAAACTTTCCCAATATTACCAACATCAGATTCTATAAGGCAACTTATATAACCTTCACTATTGACTATAAAAAACTCTATTATGCTACCAGGAGGGAAAATATCTAATTGCTCTGGGAATTCTAAACTATTAAGAAGTTTAAGATTTCTTGCATAATAAACACAATCTAATTCATGATAATTAATTTTATGCTTTGTAATTTCTTCATAAATTTCATAGTAAATAGATTCTATATCTTTAGATGGAATATGCTCTAAAAAAGTTGTGGTTTTGAAAATAGAAACATTCCGTCCAAAACCAATCCTCGAAGACAACAATAAAGGCATTATCATATTTTCTATAGGAACAACGACGCCATTAAAGCATGATTCTTTGTCGTAACAAAAATTTTCAAAACCAACAACGTAAGGATAAATATCTACTTGTCTAATTATTTTATCGAAAGCTTTTACTAAATCTTTGTTGACATAAGGAGAGTAAAGATTAAAAACTGAATGAGTTAAAGGTAATTTATTAGGTTTCATTTAGTACCTCTAAATCAAAACTGGGAATCTATCATGGACTTCTTTTTCTCTTTTATGCATTGCCTCTCTAGTAACAACTTTTACAATACCATTTTTATATATTCCTTTTATATTTTTACCAAATGTTGAAAATTTTACTCCATTCTCAACAAATTTTGAGACATTAATAATTTGACAGTCTTTCCAGTTTTGAGGATACCACACAGTTTGGAGAGATTCTTGTCTGGCGTGCCCGTCCCACTTTGCTTTTATAATTGCATTGGGGAAAAATCCACTATTTTTTATAGAAATATTTACTTTATCTCCTATATGTACATTAATTTTACTTCCATCAAAAACATCTTTAGCGTCGTATATCATACGACCACACATAAATACCTCCTTAAACATTCTTTATTTATCTAAAGATGTTTTACCATCTTCAAAACCATCCCAATATCCATTTATATATATCGGATTAAAAATACGTTGACATTTTAAACATTGCCATTTAATTGAACCTGGTTTTGGATATAATTCTCCTCTACAATTTTTGTTTGGACATGGATGTTCGCATTTTTTTGTCGCCATATCTTTTTAAAAAATTAAGCTACTAATGTCTTTAAATTAATGTTTTCTTTATGTCTTACAATAATATAAGAGTTACACAATAAACATAGAATATGAGCAAGATCCATAGCATAATCTAAATTTGCAGTAATAATTCTAGCTTGTATAACATCTTTTTCTCTGTCTCTCCCAGGTAAATAAAAATATGATGGTCTTCCTGGTTTTGCATTAATCTGAGGAAATGATGAAGAAGCAATAGAAAAATTAGTTTTATCTATACGTATAGTATAAAGTTGTCCTAAGCCACGTAGACTCTCATCTATATAATTATATTGAATTTTCAGCTCATATCTAAGAGATGGGGTTAAAATACGGCTTATTTTCATTGTATATTTTACAAAAGAAAAGTCCATATCATATGATTTACCTAATTTTATTTCCATATGCTACCCTTATGATAATATTTTTTTAAAATTAATTTTTTTATTACTGAAAAAGATTGATGCGCAAGTAAATAATTTTATGATGTCAGCATAAGCTTGTTTAAAATCCTCTTCATTGTCAAATTGAGTTTTTACAAGTATATTATCCATTTCTGAAGCTGTTCCTCTGACAAATACATATGGTGGATTTAATTGTGGACATGTAAGACTAGTTAAAGAAGTAAAAATTTTATTAGAATCAAGAGAAAATGATAATTTTCCTCTTAAGTGTTGATCCATATATAAAACTTGCATGCCTAAATCATGACAAGAACCACCGACGTATTTTTCTAATATGAATCTTATTTTTATATAGCCAAAGTCATGGGCTTCCATATGTCTTTTCATTACAATATTTTACATACCTCAAAAATTGATTTTATTAGCTTTTGTAAATAATTTTAACTTAATGATGAAACATTAAACTTTTTTATATTTTTATGCACTTCAGACTTATACCAGTCAGCCTTATTTTTATAAGCGGGTTTAAGAAACCTCAAAGTATTTATTCCCATATTATGTAAAGATGTAATTGTAACCCTTGGCATATAGAAATGATCCCAAGTAATTTTTTCGTTAAAAATATTATGCCAATTGTCAATAAGTGCTTTAGAAAAATTCTTTTTACCAGAGGTTCTTTCTGCTAAATAATAACAACATTTTTTCCCACTATACTTATCAAGTTTTCCATATGCATGATTTTTAACAAACGTAGGTAAACCTGCAGAATTATTAATTGTTTTAAAAAAGACATAAAATAATGATGTCGCAAATAAATTTTTATATATTTCTATTGGGATTTGCATAACTAATCTTTTGTCATTAGCAGCATACGTAATTTTTTTACCACATAAATAATGTACAATTTTACTTGAAATTACAGCAATAACATCAAGAATATTTTTGTTTGGATAAATTTCTTGAAGTTTATTCTTAGTAGCTATTGCAGTACTTGTTTGATGCGAAATATAAAAATAATCATCTACAATTTGTTTTAATTTACCGGAAGAAGATAACTTGAGTAAGTTATCATAAATATATCCTCTACACGAGGAATATGTATGAAGAACATTATATTTTACTTTTCCCGTTTTAGAATCATATGTTTTATATAAAATATCATGAGAAAATGTATTACTAAGTGAATAGCAAGGGACTTCAGAAAGAAGCTTTTTGTTCTTTCTATAAGTTCTATCGCTCATTAATTTTCTCCTTTCAATATTTAATAGAACATGGTAAATATCTATTTATTATTTAATTGTGCTTCCTTTCATAGAAACAAGAATATCTACAAACTTTTCCCATTTTAAAATAATTATTCGATTTTTTTCCATACTATATTGATAAATATTAAAGTAATTAGATAAAAGCATATGTGCATATTTTCTTGCTATATCTAATTGTTTTTTTGTTTTGCATGAATTAATTACTGCTAATATTCTTCTATAAACAAAAGAAGCATTATAATTTTTATTGTGCAGCATTTATGGTCTTCCTTTCTTTTCCCTAACTCCTGTTTTATCTTTACGTCTAGAATTATTTGACTTACCAATAGAAGTTTTCTTAAATTTATGTTTAGACCTATCAAAAGCAGTTTTCATTGCCATTTGGATTTCCTCCTATAATTAAGCTTTTTAAATATCCTTTAGTAAAACTTTTAAGAATTTTAAATTTCACAGTTATCCTCTAATTCGGCCATTGCTGTTTTACGGATTTCTTCAAAAGTATATTCAACGAAAAACTTTCCATTTTTCCATACGAGCGGTAAATTGAGATAATCAAATCTGCCAGCTTTACTTTTCTTCCATTGGCAGTCTTTAGGTTGTTTATATACACTTCTCCAACCTTCTCCAGGAATATGAATAGCAGATATCTTCATGGCATAACCATATGTGTCACGATTAACTTGTTGTAAAGAACCTCCACCCATTCCAAAGGCAATATTATCAGCTGACCATTTATTTTTTTCCATCACTGAAAGAATTTCTTCTATGTTATCTGGACTAGAAATACCATCACCTTGAATAAGTCTTATACAGTCTGGTAAAACCTTATATCCTTTTTTATTAATAGAACTACCAAAAGCTTCTTCAAGTTCATTTAACGAACGAAGAACAACTTCTGAAGGTTCACCAGAATCTGGCCTTACAACAAGTGTTCCGCCAGATTTGAATATCTGTGATTTGAGCTGTTTTCCCCAAATATTTCTAATAGCATTTGAAAGATCATAACTATCAGAAACACATGCCGCTATCTTACCTTCGCCAAGAAAATTATCAATAAAATTTTTGTATGCGTTGGCTTCATTGGCTCTGCCCCATGAAGTAATAGTTGAATGTTCGGCTGCATTAATGGAGAATCCCAGCATTGAATCAGTATTATAATATTTTTGTGCAGCGAAAATGCCTGCTATTGTATCTGTTCCCATAGAAGTAGTAAGCTCAGCCATACCACCAATAGCAGCTGATTCTTCAGAGCTGGTACCTCTATATCCAAATGAATGTAGTTTAAATGGTGCTAAAGAAGGATCGCCAGTATAATTCAGATATTTAAGAATAATCTTCTTACATTCAAATTGTCTTGTAGCAACAGTACATGGGTACCATATTTGAAGAAGGCGTGTTTCTATCCAGCCAGGAAGCCAACCAAAATCTGGATGCGTAGATTCGATAGTTACCTGTACTTCGCCAATATCGACCAAATGCCCTTCTTTAACTGCTCTAATTTCTAAAGGATAATAACCTAAATCGGCTAATTGCATCCAGCCTTTTTTGTTAAAAGCTACTCCATGTGCTTCCCAAAACTTAGCTGCCTCTTCAACGTCAGACTTTGATGGTACATTACTTAAAATTTTTTTAATGATGGCTTGTAGACCGAAGAATAATATCTCATCTCCTCCGCGCCTAGCTTCAATGTAATAGTAAGTGCCTGTGTTTTGTGGGAATTGTAGAAAATGACTTGCTTTATAAGAGTCAGTAGATGTAATTAAAGTGTTATTCATCATTTACCTCCTTTGCATCTATGCATCTGAGTTTTTATTAGTTATTTTTTTGGTTCGATTTTATTAAGTAGTATACTAAAAAGTTTTTGATGAATATCAATAATCTCATCTTTCAACTTTTCAATATACTCGAACCACCGTACTTCATATATGTCATCACCCGGGTCTGGAAACCCGGAAATGTCATTTGTACTAAAAAATATTGTAGTAATTTTATCTACTTCTGATCTATAGCGCCAATCGTCTACAACGATACTACTAATATATTTTAAATTTTCTACATTTAATCCAGCTTCTTCTTTTACTTCTCTTTTACCTGCATCTTCAAATGTTTCACCTGGTTTGATAAATCCTCCTATAAATCTATATTTATCTTCATGTTTTTTCTTGCCAAGAAGAAGTTGTGTATATTCTTTATTAAAGATAGCAACATCAACAGTAGGAATACATTTTGGCCATTGATTCATTGTAGCCCAAATAACACCATGTCTAAAATCTGCTGAAGCTTTTACTTTATTAGATAAAACTTTTCTTCTTGCTGTAGCAGATATAAAAGTTTTTTGTGTCAGTTCTTTTGTTTCAAATTTCCCATAATAATGATCGATAAAAGAATCTCTTCCTCCATATAAAACTACACTTTGTCGAGGTCCGATAATATCATCGATCATATCATCTAATGTTTGGCTCCAAAGTTTATCTGAATGCATATCCTTTATGTAAAGGATAATTACATCAGGAAATGTTTTTAATATCATCTGCTTTCTGGCTTCAAAGTCCAATGGATTTTTTACTGTACATTTACATGGACTTAACCCAAGAAATATTAAAACTCGTTCATGTCTATCAATTACATATTTTATTAATTCTTTATGTGCTTCAGTAAGCTCGTCTGTCTGAAACCTGCCTACTATAACACCAACATCATAATTTTTTTGTATTTCTTTCATATTTTTAAACTATTTCCTTTCTACTAAAATAAACACAATTATTTCTTATTTTTAAGTTATATAATGTGGGCAGAAATTATACCATCCACATATTGGACAATAGAAATCATTTTCGATTTCTGTAATGATCTTGGCACCATAAAGAGTTTTAGAATGTTCGGACCAAAAAGTACTAACTGCTTCGCGTACTCCCTCGTCATTTTCTAGCAGAATACTTGTATCAGGGCTATCAGCATTATACCATGGAAATTTCTTGCAATCTTCTTTATTCTGAATGTAGTGCTTATTATGCTCTCCTATTTCTTTCAGGGCTTTTTTGGCTTTTTCTTTATTGGTCTATAAAAACTCTATTTTACTCTTTTCTTCATTTGTACCAAATGAATCGCTTATTTGATAACATACTTCTATAGCATACATTACTTCATTCATAGTAATCTATACAAGTTATAATTTATCCTTTTACATTAATAATGGGCTTAAGATATGCAATTATTTCAACCAAATCTTTTTGCATTTCTATAACCTCAAAAATATTTTTATATGCCATAGGGCTTTCATCTATAGTAGAAGAAGCTACTTTAGCTTTTATATCTTTCATTGCAGTTCGAAAATCTTCCATATCTATAGATTCTTTTGCCTTTTTTCTACTCATAACTCTTCCAGCTCCATGAGAGCTGGAAAATAAAGACTCTTCATTCCCAAGGCCACGAACAACAAAGGAGCCATCTCTCATATTACCGGGAATAATACCATACATGTTATACTCTGCTTGTGTAGCCCCTTTACGATGTATCCAAACCTTACGACCATTTATCTGTTTAGATTCACAATGATTGTGATTTCTGTTTATTACTATGCTGGTATCAAATTTAGGAACATAATTTGATAGTATAGCTAATATTTCGTTAGCTATTACTTCCCTATTTTTTAAAGCAAACCGCAAACATACTTCCATATCCATCAAATAATTTTTTCCTTCTTTAGAATCTACAGAGAGCCCATAATGCTTTTCTCTTACTTTATTATCTGGAGAAGCTAAACGCATATAATGTGTAGCCATGCTATGGCCGACATTTCTGCTACCTGAATGTATCACTATCCAAACATATGAATCTTCATCATAGGCAATTTCTGCCATATGATTGCCACCACCAAGAGTGCCAAGTTGATATAAGCCACCTTTTTCTTCAAACATCTGTTCGAATTCTGGAGTTTTAGCTATTTTTTTATATTCATTCCAAGAAATAGGATATTCTCGATGTTTATGTCCTACTGGAATTCTATCATAAATGTTAGAGAAAATCTTATCTATATATGGTTGGATTTCTTCACGAACAATAGAAGTTTTAATTCCATATACTCCACAGCCTTGATCGTAACCCACCCAACTTGGGACAACTATATGTTCTGTGGCAACTACTGCTCCAATAGGCAACGAATACCCGGCATGAGCATCTGGCATTAAAGTTCCACGTACTACAAAAGGTTGTTCCATAGCAGAAATAAATTGTTCTGCAGCTTCTCTTTCTAGTTGTTTTATAAAAAGAGCAACCTTCTTATCTTTTGGCAATCTAAATAAAACTTCTTCTTTTGTGATCATAGCGCACATAGCTATATCCTCCTAAACTTAATATACGTTTGCAATGGAGGGTCCATCTATGGGATGAAACCATACTTTCTCTAAACTTATGGTGAAATTTATGATAATAATCGTTGTTTAATATATATTACGATCTTGTTCTTTAGTGCATATTGATCTAGGTTTTATGCTCGTCTTCAGTTTTTCCCCAGCATAAACAATACCTATCTCCAAATACAGCTTCACAAGTCAATACTTCTCCATTGATAGTGAAAAGTTCCTCAAGTTTTTTGACTTCCATTTCTGTAAGACCGTTAACGCCTATATCAACACCTAGGTTTTTTCTATTTCTACAGTTTATGGCCTCACAAATTTTATCTATTGCAGCTATCATTCTTTTATTCATAAGATTTCTCCTATCTAAGTATTGGTAATTTAGGTACTTTTCTACAAACTTTGTAAATTAGTGACAGAATGTAGGTTAGTCTTATTTATAAAGCTATGGTGAATGTAGTGCTATATCAAGTTATTCGTTTGAAGTTATAGCTATCCATGGTAGCTTTTACAGGATTCCTTTTTATTTCTTTCAAGGCTTGGATAGCTGAGTCTTTATTTGGGAATAAAGCAACATAAGAGCAGTCATCATTGCCAGCCATGTAAAATTTCACTGGTAGTTCTATAGATGGTTCATAGTAGTTAGTTTGTATTTCAGCAAGACTGCGTAGATGATTCTTCCCAGTAAAGTCTAATATTTTTACAAAAACTCCTATATCCTTCCACGGCCCTCCCCACATACAAGCTTCATCTTTATCCCATAGAATAAAGCCACAACAAATTATTTCTTTTGGAGGGCGGTATTTATTCACTTTTGATTTACTATAAGCGTAGGAGCATAGTTTTTTATCTTCTGAAAGGAACTTATGTATAGGTATTACCAGTCCATTATTTTGGACAGGCATCTCTTCCTTTGTGAAGTAGTGTTGGCATTGAGCAACATAATCTTGACATTTATAGCAATAATATTTAAGCATAATCATATTTAATCTCTATATAAATAAAAGCCTTTTTAAACGCTCTTAGAGCATCATAGAGCAAATAAGATACATTTTTAAGAAAAGACATTAGCTTTTTACAAAAAAGAGCTCTATGAGCTTCTTAGGGCCTGTAATACTTTAAACTCAACATATGACTATTGTTTCAATATATTTATTATTTTTTTATAGTTTTCAGGATCATGAGGAAAAGTACAATAAGTACATTCTTTTATCCCATTTATAAAGGTGGGGTTTCCTGGGCAATCTAAATGATACAAAGGGCAGAAACAAAATAGACAATTGAATGTATTTTTAAAATAATTATTGTGGCATGGGAAATACTCGCATTCTTTATATTCAAAAAACTTCATTTCATATCTTTTAATTTATTAGGTATGATTTCTTTATAGAACCAGTGTTCATCTGTTTGGACATGGTTAGGTCTTACATATTTCGCTATGCTATTTTCAAAATCTTCATACCTAAAATGATTCTTTAACCTAACCACATAACCTTCATGTTTTTCTTGGTCCATTTCACTCCAAATATATTCTATCAAGAGTTTATGGTATCTACCAATATACCAAACAGGAACAGGCTCAATACCTATAATATTAAACCAATCTATTGTATCTGGCCAATCAAGACATGTATTGTTTTCATCCCATATACTAAATCCATAGAAATATGACCTTAATTGATCATAATGAATGCTATGTGTTGCATATAAGTTTTCTCCACATATTCTCCAGCCTTCTGGGATATTATATCTTATTGTATTCCAAAAAGCTTTTACCCAGTTTCTAGATTCATGTTTGGAGTACGTTAAAGAGCGGGCATGTATGGCGTCTCTATACATAGTAGTATTTTCGCCATCCATCTTTTCTGTTACAACAATAAATTTACCGTAGAAATTTTTGTCTGTTAAAAGTTTTCTGTCGTCTTTGCCTGCATGACTCCATGGTAAATGTGGAGTTCTAGGATACTTTATCATGACATATTTGATGATTGCTTTAAAAGATGTACGATTTTTAATGTAGCAGCATATTCAGGATTAAGATATTTATTTAAATAAATATCAAATCTTGAAGTAGTTGTTATAAAAAATACGAATGTAAGAAATATTGTAAGCATAAAAGTTAACTGTAAAATTGTAGGATTCCTATTATCACCAAAAAGACGTCGTCTTTTGATAAATAAATATATCCAAGTAAATGCTAATATAGCAAAAGAAATTCCCCATAAAGTAAAAAATGTTATAGCTTCGATGCGCGAAGCATGAACAAACCAAGGAAAAACTTTATCTACTGCAATTCCTAGTTCATGTGCTAAAGTTTCTACGCCTTTTCCTAAATCTATGGTAGGCGTCTCCATTATAACCTCCATTTATTATTCTAGTTTTATTTTATGAATTTCAGCTGCAGTAGGATTGCCTCCAAATAAAGCAGCAGCTGCTGCCTCTAAAGAACATAGTTCTTCGTCCATTAATGTTGTTTGTATTTTCTGTGCTTTCTCAAAACTTTTTGTAGCTTTAATTATTCCTAATTGCTCTGAAATAATAACATAAACATATTCCATAAGTTATTTTTATCTTACATAAAAATATACAGAATACTTCCTAAAAATAATTTAGTATTAAGATATATCGATCTTTTTGTTTTATATTTAAGCATTATCGTTGATAATTTTTGAGAGCTTATCTATAAATTCATAAATATCTTGCATATTTGTTAACGGTGCAACAAAATTAGGCAATGAACGGTATTCTAAACGATTGCCTTTAATAGCATATTCTCCAGGCTGTCTACGAGCTTCTTTAATTTCTTTTTCAAATGCTTTATCCAAAGCTCGAATTATATTAGCAAAATCAAAAAGGCCATATTGATCTGAAAGTTCTAATTCAGAACCATCATGTAAAACATAAGAAGATCTGGAAGCAACAATATTACTAATATTAATCTGAAACGAAGCAATGGTTTTATTGCCGAGCAGCCGTGGGGCTTTACCATAAATGTTTCTAATTTTAACTGCTTCTTTAACATGATACTTTGTTCTGATTACTGCTTTATCTTCTTTAGAAAACGTATGTGTATGACAAGAAAAATCCACATTTTTGATACTGTCTCTATAGCATGCAATCATATTCATATAGGCTTCGAAAATATTTGTTGAAGGTTTTGCGGTCCTGATTTCTACAAGACCAGGAAATCCATCAGTAGAATAATCTGTAGGTGGAACAGTGATGTTTTTGTACTTTCTACCATGTTCATCTTCTTTCACTTCGAAATAGAAACCTTCAAGTTCAAATCCAAATTTAAGCAACATAGTTATTTTTCTCCTTAATTATTCAAGTATTTAATTCTAATAACATAGTTATGTATTAGCTTACATCCGAAGCTTAACTATTTTTGCGATCTCACAATGAGGACCACTACCAACACGTTTCAGAGTAAGACCAATCTTCTCTAGAGCTTTTTTCAGGTTGTGCATGTTACCTTTTGCGCTACCGTCAGTAAAGGTTACTTCTGGTTGTTCATTGTCTTTTCTAGCCAGTTCAGCAAGACATTTTTTACATGTTATTGGCGCGGATGTGAGTTCCCATGGGTAATAGTTTTTATGGCAAGTATCTGTAACGTGTCCACATGTAGGCCTAACAAAACTGACTCTATTTTTGGCTGTAATCCTGTAGGCATATTGGACCGCCTCAAGCCTGACTGTCAGGTAATGATAGTCATCTACAGCGTGCACTACTCCTGTAGAGCTTCTTGCGTTCATTACTTCCTCCATCCATATGTTTAAGATCCATGAGTTTTCTCTCGGTCTCTGAAAATGTTGTCAAATTTATCCGCGAGTTTTGGATAAACTTTTTTAAGTTCAGAGAGGTATTCATTACTTATGCTTTCCATATTGCCATTAATAATCTTATTGAAATCTTTTAACCACTTTTCTGGAACATTAAAAACCCACATAGCGTATGTGGAGTCATATTCATCGTCGTAAGTGGAAACAAATCCATTCATATTACAAATGGTTTTATTTTCTTCTGCATATGTATTACGGTTATTGCCGCCTGTTCTTGTATAAATTAATATTTTATTATCCTTAACGAAACAATCTCTAAAACGTGGGTATTCGTCTGGATGTTTTCCTAACATTGGCAATATAAAAAATGTTGCAGGATTAACACCTTTTAACATATGATACAAACTCACATTTATCTCCTCATTTCAAAATTGGTTTAACTTTGTAGCCTTCTTTTTCTAAAATAGCTAACGTGGACTTAAATTCTTCTATGTGAATTTTACCTGGATGGTATTTTTCATACCTTATAGGCTCTCTTTCACAAAAAATGTCATCATTAGCATAAATCGGCTCTTCCATTTCTGCAGATACTGATAATACCCAATTAAAATAGACTTGTACCGGATTTTCAGCATTATATATGTCAAAAGTAACATCTGTAGGAGTCTGCCAAGTTTCTATTTCTTCTATTTGTTTGTCATATTTGTTAATGCTTGGTACAAATACTTCTCTTTCAGCAATAAATTGTATATTCATACTCATGGTTTTTCACCTAGACAAAAATAATGGTACCCCCGACAGGATTCGAACCTGTATTTGCCGCTTATCTAGCGTTACGGGGTATAAGCCCGCTGTTTTACCATTAAACTACGGGGGCACAAATCATCAGAAAATCAAACTACCCTTATCATCCCATTTCGAGTATAACTTGCAATCCGGACGTAATATAACATATTTATAAACGCGCTTAGGTATTGTACTCATACAATCATCGTCTATAACAACACCCATATCAAATATTGAGTATTTTGTATGACCATATTCTAATACTTCTAGTGCTCTTCCGTTATTACTTACATATGAAGATATATCCTTTACAAGTTTATCAGATGCTCTATTTTGCTTTATCCACTTATCTTTTACTGTATGTCCATTGCTATATAGAATTCTAAAAGTAACTTGGTTAGCGCCAATTTGCTTTGATCTTTTAAGAATTGTTTCAGGACTGTAATGATTAAAAGCTTTTGTTAGATTTAATGATAACCGTAAATTGAATCGATATTTTTTAATCCTACTACATAAATAAGGAATATCAACCATAAGCTTATCTGGTGTACCATTAAAAATTTTATTTAGTTTATTATCGAAGCTAGAAATAGACAAGCTTATAGTTGATACACCGACATGGTGTCTTAAAAAATATAAATATGCATCATTTAACATTACCCCTGTAGTTTGCATTTCAATGATTTTGAAAGGATTTGACATTCCTTCTGAAACCATAGTTCCTAACATTCTTAAGAATTCTTTATTTTGTTGAGGCTCAGAATTTCCAGTAATCATAACGGTATTACAACCGTTATCTCTGGCAAATTCTAGTCTTTTGATATAATCTTTTCTGTACAAATTCCAATATAAATTGTCTTTGTGTAACATGTCTTCATACTGCTCTTCGACCATTTGTGATACACAAAATTTACAGTTATTGACACATTTATTGTTAGGAACTACAATACTCAAACTTTGAATACGCATTTTACTCTCCTAATTATTTTATTTATGAACATATCCTAAAGCATGCCAAATTTCATGCCCTAATACTTTTTGGGCATAACCGTTATCCCAATATCGTAAAGGAGGAGTAATAATTACATTAGATTCTCGCCAATAACACCCAGCTGCGTTTCCATTACATAAAAACGCTCTTTTTTCTGCCTTGTTTACAATCCAGATGTCTGCATTTAAATGCTTAACTTTAATACCATCATCTATATTGTTATATGTTTGTAAAGTAGAACAAGAAGATGACAAAATAATTAAAAGCATATAGAAAAACAGAATAATATGCTTCATATATTTATACAATCTCCTTTTTCTTAAATAAATATTTATAGATTTTATCTCCATTAGCTAAAAATTGTTTTCTTAATTCTGCAATACCTTTATCTTTGTCTCTAATGTTTTTATTGTAAATATCAAAAAGTATAAATGTAAACAGTGTTTTGCGCTTCTTAGTAATATAAAGTGCAAACTCCTTTCTATCTGTAAATCTTACGGCATTAAGCCAAGTATATTCAAGTTCAGCTAAGTGATAATTAACTTCCTTTTCAATTTTTTCATACAGATTTTTAACTTCTGGAAAATATGTTAATAATTCTTCTTTTTCGCCTTTTAATACAAATTGAAGAATATGTTTAACAGAAAATTGGTTATTTGGACCCTTTAAGGCTGCTAAAGCTATATATTGTTTATTTTTTATTTTTATTCGTAATCCATTACAATCTTGTAGGACGAGACCTTCAAAGGTTACATCTTTTTTTGATACTTCATTGATAAATTCTATTACAGTTTTATAATTCGGAAAATTATAAACAGATGGTAATTTTGCACCTATCTTCTTAGCGATAAAATGGAAAACATTAAGAGGATACTCTTGTAATGTATTGTTATCAATAACATTTAATAAATATGAAGTTGGTTTTCTATATTCTCGTACAACTTTATTTGCTAAAGAACAAAATTCAAAACAATAAGTGAGGTTAGGATTAAAAAACTTTTGACAATGATCAGCTAAAGAATCCCAAAATAATTCAGAGAATGTTTTTGGACTTTCAAAGCATTTATGATCACCAAAAGTTTGGCGTGTATTAGCAAACCATTGATTAAAAGCGTGATAAACAATTATTAACGTGCCGTCTTCTTTCGAGATAGATGTAAACGGTTTATTCCATACAAAAGCATCAGTAATTGCTTTTGCCTCGCCAAAATTAAAAAATCTTGTAAAAGGTTTAGCTGCAACTGAAAAATTGTGTCCTTCTTTCTTTAATACAAGTCCTCTACACTCCATTACAATGGGATGTGTTTTAGGACTATTTAACTGATCATAATTAAGAATAAAAAGAGGATATGCTGGATGAGGAATTACTTTGATGGCAAATTGATTAGTAAGATCTTCAAGAGAATGTTCTTCTAAATATTTTAGAACATTCAATTGATAGCTGGAATTCATAAAGTATATCTCCTAAAAAAATGGTGAGCCGCCTGGGGATCGAACCCAGGACCACCGCATTAAAAGTGCGATGCTCTACCATCTGAGCTAGCGGCTCAAAATCCCGGAGATATACCAGCTCGGGGTAAAACTGAAAGGTTATGACATAGTAAACCTATAAAACCTACTACCGAGATTTTATATATCTTTTATCTATGTTCTTTGAAGAGTTAATCTTTATTGCTTTCATCTTTAATCGTTAGACTTTGCTCTTTAATTTTTGAACGTTAAGACAGTAGTGGGCAGATGATCGTATAGGAATTGAACCTATGTCTGCGCAATAATAATTGCGCTGCTCTATCCAGCTGAGCTAACGATCATGCTAGCTTTATAAGCTAGTCTAACCAATGCTGATAACCCACAGCATTACGGGGCTATGTCATTTATCAGTTTACGGTATATCCCCGGGGATATTTACACCGTGATTTCAGTCCTTGCGTTTGATTCAGACAAAACGAAGTCTACTTCCCGCTCAAAGTTTTCGATTTCTTCTTCAATCTTGGCAATCACAGTTTGAATGTTAATAGGATCAACAATGTTAACTTTGTTGTTCTTCAGAAAAGGCTTTGCAATAGCTTCATAATCAGCTGAATTCGTTTTAATATCTTTGCCGAGATTTGTTTCGACAAGCTTATCAAGACGTTCTTGGACTCTATTATTTTCCTTTTCTGTAAGCATATTTACAGCGCCAAATTGTTCTTTCAGGTGAGCAAGAAGATACTTTTGAAAGTTGATCGAATTTTTCTTTTCAATCGCTTCAGCCACAGTCATTTCGACATTATTGATCTTAACTTTCGTAACTGCGTTCGAGTTAATAATTGCTTTCTTAATTCTTCTGTAATTATCGATAAGGCTGTTGATGGATCCGAATTTAGCTTTAGCATTCTCAACGAAGTTTTTGACATTAGTGCCAAGCGGTGATTTGAACAGTTCCCCATTTCTTTCTGCTGCAATGAAAATAGAAGTTGCAATCTTTTTATTGATTCGTTTCTCAAGAGTCTTGAGCTCAACAAGAGCTCTTGTAATAGACATAACTTTCCTCATTTACTTCCTCCTTTTTCTTTCTTTTGGGCCATGCTGTTTAAATGACAATTTATCCATACCATGTGTTTGTAGCTTCAGTTTGTCAGATAAGACAAAATTTTCTTCTTTATTTTCTGATAAAGTACTATTTAAATATTGTTCTATTGTTTGATATAATTCAAAAGGAGATTTGATGAGAGGGTATTGAGATAAAGCTATATTTTTAGTAAGATACAATCCATAAATGAAATTTTTACCTTTTTTTTGTAATAGAAAGACTGGTGTTTTAAGTGCAACATGTATGTCATCTAATTTCTTTCTATCAATTGTTTTATGCCATATTTGAAGAATATTTCTTTTGCTTTTAGATGTTTCTTGTTTTTTAGCTAACGGAATAAAAGATACCTTACAACAGTTGTCATTAATGATTTCTTCTTCGTTCTTTTTGTCATAAAATAAATATAGTCTTCCACATAAGCTGATAATATCAGCTTTTTTTGGATACGAATATGAAACAAATCTGTAATAAGCAGAAAACTTTTTACGAACTTTTCTTGAATAAAATACAGTGGGTGCAGTATCATACGTCTCTGTAAGAAAAGCTATCTGTTCTTTTGAAAGATATTTATTATATTTGTAAATGTCAATAAAAATTTCTTCTTGATATCTGGCATATACTGGAGTTTTTGTCTTATAAGAATGTGCTATACTGTCATAAACATCATGAAAGTTACTTACAAGATGCATTGCAGTTCACTGTGGCATCAGAGAATTCTTCAGAAAGCTTAACAGGCAAAATAACATTAGGGAAGATAGCCTTTGCATCCTTAAAGTACTTAGCACATCTTCCAGCAAAGGCATGGAAATGATTTGCAACAGCAAACGGAAGGTCATTAAAGTTCTTTTGTACCTTCTTCTTTGCTCTCCCAATAGCGCATTTTTTACCAAAGGAGACAGAAAGAGGTTTACTTTCTTTAGACTTATTGTACTGAGAATAACCGAAATATACAGCTCCATCGTCTCCTTTGTAAGCTACGACAAAACCACGAAGTCGCCGTCGCTTATTACCTTTGTCGGTATCATTAAAAACCCGTTCAATCAACAAAGTAGTAGGCATCTTTTACCTCCACATAAGATTTTTTAATTACTACTTGTAAGAAATTTACTAGATCAATATAGATTTAGAATTTGAAGATATTTTTGCATTATTTGCGCTTTAATTATTTCTTTGTCTTCTCTGAACAATTGGAAATGGCAATAGACCCGCTAAAGTCCTTTAAGGAATGTTTTTGCCATTCATTTATTTCTCCGACATAAGTGTCGTCTAGTCCTTTCTTTAATGTGATGCATTTTATCCTAAAATTTTCTTTTTTGTATTCAAGGGCTAAAAGAATAGAATTTCCTTCAGTTTTCATCAATTTAGGAAATGCAACCTTTTTCTCATTTTCTTTAACATCTATTCTAATCATTTCTTACCTCCAATTATAAATAAGTATACTTAATTAGCATATGTTTTTGTTTTACAACAACTGTACTATTTTTGATGTTTACTTTACAGTATCTACATCTGGAGCAATCACACTTGGACGAAAAATGACTTTATAGCGATAAACATCAACTCCGGCATTGCCCAATTGCTCCACAAAATAAGAAACGTTATCGGATAATCCTAAAAAATGTTTCTTATAAACATCCGGCCCGGTTTTACAAGTGACCTCAAGCTGCCTTTTTTGGTCTTCAATCGAGCAACGACCTTCGATTGACAACAGATAAGTGTCAGTTATGCCGTTGAAAAAAACCACTCGCCGGTTAATCTGGAACATTTCGGCAGCTTTTGAAAGGTTGTGCGAAGCAATCTGTGCATCTGTGCTACATCCAACAACGAAAAGTGCGGTAAGGCAAGCAATAAAACGAAAAAACATAATATCCTCCTTTTATTTCTTTATTTTTTTCTCTTTAATAAATTAAAACGATTTATAAACATTTAAAATTTCTTGTTTTGCTTTCACTTCTGTTTGTAAATGATTTATTGCGTTTTGGGCTTGTATAAACAGGATAAGAAAACAAATGACCAAAACTGTGATTACTAAAGAAACAATTTTCTTATTCCACATCCTAATCTTTACCTCCAATAACAATATATGCATCCATGTACACATCTTTTTCTAGCTGCATCACCTTTTTCGGTGATTCCGATTTTCATTATTTATCTCTTATTTATATTCATGCTCTTTTTTTATTTCATTGCATATTGTTGCTTTTGCTTGCGCAAAGCAATATGATGAAAAATAACTGGTTTCTAAGCAAATATCCACTTCTTCTCTTACCAGTTTTAACTGTTCTTCTGTACAACTATACTGGCTTGGGTTTACGCTGTAATCAAATTTTTCATTCTCACAACAGCCTGACAATCCAATCAGAATAACGAGAATAATTATAGAATAACGCATTTTTACACCTCATTTATTTAAAGAATTTCTTTGGCAAATTTTTCCCATAGTTTATGTACAGTTCTTCTTGCTGGTGAATACTCAGTTTCGCCTATTTGTACAGTAAAACTTGCATATGGGTGATTTGCTATCCACAAATTGATATTATCAAGTTTTACAGTATATTTATTTTCTTTAACGAAAGGATAAAACTGCATCTTTCGTAACAACATTTTATCTATTTGTGAATTATAAGGATAAAGTCGAATCCAATATTTTGGATTAAATAATACCCATATATAGTCAATAATGCGTTTTTGCAAACGCATACATCCAGCCAATATAGCAAGACGAACTTTTAAAAACAAAAATGCTATAATGGCTTTGACTCTCATTATAATTTCCTTAGCCCTATTCTAATTCCCATTTTTTAGGTAGGTTCTGTTTTTGCATCAATTCTTTCATTTCTTTTTGTAATCTTTCTACTGTATAATTCTCCCAAGGGAAATTACATAGCGGAGGTATTACTTCATAAGATAAAGGATTTACTTTTCTTCTAACAACCCTCGATCGTTTGAAATATGCACAACTTACTGTGCATACACCATTATTAGCAGGGATAAAACAAAATTTTCTTATGAACCTCTTTTCCAATTTCAACATTTTTGTCACTGCTGAAAACTTATCCATTTTCAACCAAAAATTTACTTAAATAATATTCGCCTTACGCCAGAAAGTATTAGCGTCTTCAGGTCCATACGCAAAAAGAACACTAAGATATGTTATAATAATACCAAAATAGATTGTTGGTGTAAAAATAGCACGCCATATGATTTGATACCATGGAGCAAGTATATTGTTTGAAGTGCTAGGCCAGGATAACCATCTGAAAACACGATTAACCCAAGTGCCCATACTATTCCTCTTTTTCTAAGACGCCTCAACATCAACATATTCAGTCTTCGGCATATATGGGAAAGTAATAAACACCCGAGAGTTACTGTTTGTATAACATACGCCATTCGGTTTTCTGAATACTCGACCATTGACGTCATAAGCGCGACCATTGACTTCTTTGAACACTCGTGAACAGCGTTTGTTTTGCCATACGCCTTCAGAGACTTGCTCCCATTCATTATCTTCTCCGGTCAATGGCCGTACAGGTAGCCGGCGGAACAGGCGATTGAGAATATTAGCCGCATACGAAGCAGAGACCCCGCTGTGCCTTTCATTACTAAACTCTTGGCACATGTGGACAAGGTGCTTATACATTGCTTCGTTTATATCATCTCCATCCTTTAAGAACTCTAGTTTTTTTTGCCCATTCAATAAACGTATTCATATCCTTACCTCCAACTATTAAGTTTTTCTTATGAGTTACTCGGTATTCTTCGCCGTTTCCCGCTCATCGGTGAACTCTTCAAAGAATAAAGTCCGCCGACACAAGCTAAGCTGCATCACAGACGGCGTACTTATCTGGACATTAGGAGTCAATTCCCCGAACATTGGGCACCAGTCGCCGCAAGAACAAGGCGGCTCTGACAGATGAAAGACGACATAAGGACAGAATTGCACCTGCCATCTCCCTGCACGCAGAATGTGTAAACTTCCTTGTTTATCAATCCTTCCTTTCACGTCTTTTATCTCCTTAGATCATAGTTCCACAAATTTCGCAGATTTCTTCTCGTTCTGTAGTTCATATGGGCGTAAATTGTGAGATTTCATAGATCTTTCCAGAAAAAATAAAATGTTAGCATAAACCAGGCATTGCCGATGATAAAAGCGGCATCAATTGATATGTCCTTACCAGTTTCAATTGATCCTATGCAAGTGCCAACATTCCAGATGATGCCCATGAAGAGGGATCCTAACTTAGGCCAGTTCATTCAGGTACCTCCTTACTGCCCCGTACCAGTGGGTTTGTCTACCTTCGGTTCACGATAGCCACAGAAAGGACACTGCCATCGATAAATTTGTTTGTTATAAGTTTTACCGCAGACTTGACAGCGAACAGCTGCATCATTTGGCATAATTAAGCCTCCTATTTGTTATAGTAGCGGCAATATGCCATAGAGATATTAGCAAATTATGGTGCCCGGGGCGGGAGTCGAACCCGCACGGCTACTAGAGCCAGGGGATTTTAAGTCCCCTACGTCTACCAGTTCCATCACCCGGGCATTATTATTTAAAGTCCTACCAGAAGCTCTCTGGCGCGCCTGCAGGGATTCGAACCCCGGACCCGCTGCTTAGAAGGCAGCTGCTCTATCCAGCTGAGCTACAGGCGCGTAAAGTGCTTTATGTCGCTATATCGTTAAAAGAGTTTTTTCTTAATTTTATCTGTCACATCATTATAGTTGGATAGAAAATCTCCAGTAGAATAGATTGTTTTTTTGATGATGTCAATTTCTTCCGGTGCGAATGTTAAGACTTTATCTTTTATTAAAAGACTTATGCTTTTAATAAATTCTTGATCTTCTTCTGGAATAGCAACTATTTCATATTTATTGAGGATAATACTTTTTTGATTCTTAGAATTAATAACTAACACCTCATGATTACTTAAATTATGAACTTCTGATCCTGGTCCTGCTATAACGATAGTATTCCTTCCGACTTTAATCTTTGATTTTTTACCGCATATAATTACAGAACCTTGAATATCTCCTATTATTTTTGATTTATCTCCACAGTTAATAAACATTTTATATATATTTATTCCAGGATTGGTAGCAATTTCCAATGAAGAATCACAGATGATAGAAATATCTTTAAGAAAATATTTGAATTGACCATATGATTTTGCATCTACAAAGACTTTACCAGAGCCTTTAATAACGATATTTGTACTGCCATTAATCTTAATGTTAGCATTATCAGCAACATTAGCTGTTGAATTTTCTCCAAGTTTAATATAACAATCTTTTTTGCATTTTACATTACTATTTTCTGCTACATCAATACGACATCTATTGCCGGCAATTACTGTTGAGAATCTGCTCGCATGAATAAAACAATCATTTTCTACTGAAAAAATGCAATTTGAAGGAAATGAGTAAAAAGCACAGTTATGCCTTGCTTTTATATTTAGATTTGAATCTTGTAAATTATCTTTATATTTCCATTCAATAAAAATTGGGGTATTAATAATGTAGTCTATTATTAATGTCATTGGAGAGTCATGAAATTTTACATGTTTTTTTAGCATATAGCCGGCATCAAGCAGATTTTTGAATAATTCTTGATCTGTAAATTCTTGATTAAAATTGATATTTTCTTTATTATATGTGTAAACTTTAAAAAAGTTTCTGGGCTTACCCAGATTAAACATAGTACCTCCAATTTTGGTGCCGGAGGAGGGAGTTGAACCCTCACGGAGTTACCTCCACCGGATTTTGAGTCCGGCGCGTCTGCCTATTCCACCACTCCGGCTAAATTTGCAAGTAGAAGATTTGTCTATTTTTTATTTCAAAGTAACACATGTGATAAATGGAAAATTCAGAGAGTCTATTATTTGCTCTATAATTTTCCAGTTACCACCTGCGAGACCAGCTCCTATCCTAGGAATCCCAATTTTTAAATTGCCAAAGCATTCCTTAACTAAAAACATTGAAAATTTAATTGCTTGATAATCTACTTGTTTGGTTCTACGACCATAAAAATATTGAGTGTACGCATTAATTATGAACTTATCGTTTGCTAATTTTGCAACACTTATTGTTCCAAGTTTTGTACGGTCGCCATATGAAGTTTTCAAATCAACTTCATAAGCTTGAGGATACCGCTTTTTAATTTGTAAAGCGATACCAGCGCCCATTTTATGAAAACAATTGCATCCATGAACAATAACATTAAAATAACCACTGTCAAAAAGATCAAGCAAATTGCCTTTAAGATAATTCATAATATGACTCTCATGGTTACATAGTGAAAACACGAGTGGCTGGCCCGCAGGGATTCGAACCCCGATCCCGAGAGTCAAAGTCTCGTGTCCTGCCATTGAACGACGGGCCAAAAAATGAAAAGCAAAAGAAGAATAAATTCATACCAGACAGAGGCCAGATGTCTGGTATATTTTCTAATTACGACTCTGGCTGAAGGCCGACTTTCTTTAAAACACATAAAAAAAGATTATGGTTTAAAAGGAAGTCCCAAGGTAGGCTGAACTAAAAACCTATTTATCCCTCCTTGGCAAGGATAAAAGGTTAAGTGTCCTGCAACATATCCAGGATATGGGGTCTGCACCTTTCGGTAACCCTTTCGCCAAGGTTTTTTTAGAGCTGATTCCACAACTACCTTTCGGTGGCTGTTTCATAATCAACCCTTAACCATGCTCTAATTTGCATTAGAGGTTAGGTCCTTGACTCCACCCACAGCCTACCTCAACATAGGTGAGTTTCGCAATCTGTGGGAATCAGCAAGCAGTAATAGAAAAATAAATACTTGGGTACAGCTTACGGGGAAGCTCGGATGGATAACATAAAGAAGTCATTTACCTCCATCTATTTATTTTCATATAATCTTTTTTATTTCAAAAATGATTTATTGAGAGATTATATTATTTATTTTGCAGTAAATTTCTGATTATTTTTTTCTAGCTACGTCGGTTACCGCAAACAGTACACACCCATACTTCTGTTCCTGACTTCGACTTACCCTTATTATGGAGTCTCTTATATTTACCATAAACTTTGTCCTGATAAGAATGTTCGCAAGAACAGATAATAATTTTAGTAAGATTCTTAGACATAATTTCCTCCAAAGCTTTAAGTTAGTTTTTTAAATAATGTTCTTTATTTTATATTGTTATCTTCAATCTTAGCCCAATGTATTGTTATAAAATCCATTAAAACATCATAGTCTGACATAAATTCATAATCAGCATGACGTTTTCTCATCATATTAACAATTTCATCAGCCAGCAATTTACGTGTAACACATTTACCATTAGGTAATGGTTCTATAAATGTAACCACAGCATGTGGATTATAGTTATATTTATTCATATACATTTACTCACTTTACGACAAATTTCAACCCAGCGGTAGTAGTTCTCCTTCGTCATTGGGAGGATAGGAAAGAACTCTTTGAACACAACTGTGCGCTCGCCAATATTATTGACGCGCTTTAGGGTTGAAGTGTTCCAGAAGTTCAGTGCTTCTTCCACAGATCTGTCCTCGATAAAGTGGGTTATTGGCAGCTGGCGTTTTGCAATAATATACTGCTGTGAGGTAAGGCAAAGGAATGCTAGTGGTGGGGAATTGTGAGGTGAAACAATAACCTGCGGAGAGTAACCGAAGTAATAGGTACCATTCACAGCCCTATTTGGGGCATAGATGTTGTAGTGCGGCTGGAGTTTTGCGCCACAAGCAGTTGTTGGCTTGAAAAATTCTTCCAGGCTGCTATAGAGGACAAACTTAACCGTCAGGCGGTGTTGGTAACGCCTTGCCAACTCAGTCAGGGCCATGTCACGAATGGCCAGAGCAGCCTCCTTTGACCGAGTGGCACACCACTTTAAGTATGGACTTTCATTGCGGCAGCATTTCATTAGACTTGGTGACCTCTTTGGCGATTTCCAAATGGGAATGAGACAATACATACATTTTGTGTTTGAACAAGACTGCTCCCCGTGGAGCGCTACCTGTTTGAGACCATACTCGCATATTGCACAGTTCGCAGCAACATTGTGCCAATAGTTGAAACCAGGCCAGCGTAGCTTAGCTTTCCAAAGAGAACTGTCATGGCTCGGGTTATCTGCGAGCCAGTCCCACTGTGCGGCTGTAACAGCGAGGGCCACCTCCGGTTGACCTAAATGCATCTTAGGTTTACAACATTTAGGTCTTTGCATATAGCGTCTCCTTGACTTTATTAATAAGCTTAATCAGCGCTGTGCAGTTGTTGTTTGTCAACGGCATGATTGGCAGAAATTCCTTGAAGATGAGCTCTTGCTCGTTAGCTTTGCGCTTGCGCCACTCGGCAGACTCCCAGAAGCTGAGCGCAGACGCGACATGCGAGTTAATTAAGAAGTGCGTGCAAGACAGCACGCTACGTGCGATAGTATACTGCTGCGAGGTAAGGCACAGCCACGTAGAGGGATCGTGTAGCCGCCAACCGTAGATTGCTTGAACGCCATACCCGAAGTAGTAGGTACCATCGACTGCTCGATTGGGTGCATAGATCTCATAACTAGACTGGAGCATACGCCCCGCGTTTGTTATAGGCCTGTAAAGGCCTTCCTTAGCGGTGTAGCAAAACGACTTCAAAGCGAGGCGCTTCCAATGGTGCCGTACTAGCTCAGTGAGAGCCATGTCACGGATAGCTAGCGCAGCCTCTTTAGAGCGTGTAGTACACCACCGCTTATAGATGCTCTGCCCAACGAGGCACTTGTGGGTAGGCCATGCGCGCCAAGCTGGAATTAAACAATAGTAGCATTTTTGTCGACCTCCTTGGAGCTTGCCGTATTCGCAAAGTATGCAGGCTGAACGTATACCATAGCCCCAATAATTGAAGCCGGGCCAGCGTAACTTGACTTCTCTAGGTTCGGCGTTGTTTGAGTTGCTTGCGAGCCAGTTCCAGTGAGCAGCCATAGCAGCAAGAGCTACTTCTGGTTGGCTTAAATTCATTTTTGGTTTGCGACATTTAGGTTTTTTCATGCGGTACCTCCGTGTAGTAGCTAAGTTAGTGGAACCGCTAGGGCTTAATTTCCTTATATCCAATAAGTCACTTAACAATTCGCTGCATATCAACTTTCATTTCACTACAGTTTTTAATAGCGTTCTTTTCCTTTATCTTCTTTATTAATCTTGGCTATCTTTCCACCGCCGTCTTGCGCCCAGTAAGCCGCACACAAGCGATCAACTTGCCAAGTAACAGATGGGTCTACCTTAAGAACAATAACTGCTGTACGTGGTTCTCTGGCTTTCTCATGGGAAATCCCAAGAGATACGCCAAAGAGAGCAATCAAACCGCCGACAATACCAGTAAAAATGATTATAAATAATTGTTGCATAGTTTTAATTGGTAGTTATTCAAATGCACACGTAGATGAAGAAATCCTAATCCAATCTATTGCTTGTTTGTTGGGCATCTTGTCAGCGAGTTTGAATCCGGTTTCGGCCATGCGCTCAATACTGATCTGTCCACGGCAGATGCCTTGCACAAGTAAGCCGAAGTCGCGGTCATAGTTAGGTAACATATAGTCGGATGGCTTGTAGGTAGCTCGGCTCCTGTCGATGCAGATAGCGTTTTGTCCGCTCCGGTATTTGATTGTAAGACCAATGCTGTAGTCGATAGCGGCTACATAAGCCTTCTTGGTATCAGTAAACGGAATTTCCAATTTGACGTTACGGCCATGTAAACTGCTGTACATTTCGTGTAGAACTTGATAAGCCAATCTAGAGATACTGGCTGCTGCCTCCGTGTCGTAAGAATCAAGCCATCTTCCGTAAGGTGAGTCTGGGTCTGTACATAAGGAGGTTTTACTATTAGCCCAGCGACCTAAAAGTGGGCACTTTAGGCACGTGTCGCCGTGGTGAACATCGTACCAGCAACAGGCGCAATCCAATGGTATCTTGAGGTACTGCAGCATCGGCCACTTAGATTTGTCGGCAGCATGGTTCGTAGCGACCCACTCCCAGTGCTCAGCACAAACAAGTAAGGCAAGGCGCTTTGTAGGCTGCTTCGGCCAGGGTGCTCCAAGGAACTTCTTTGCGTCAAGCATCTTGGTCCTCCACATAGCGATTATAAAACAAAGTTAACGCTTTTTGGTAATCAGTTTCATAATAAATTTCAGGATCTTTTTTTATGCGGTAACAATTCATTCATGAGGAATTGTCCCATACGAACTTTATTTCTTATTTTGTTATCATAAAACCATTTCCGCATAACCGCATAATAGATATTAGCGTTTACCTTGTAAGACATATTTTTCTCCTTGTTAAGTTCACCATATATCTTCACAAGGTATGTTATCGTCAAAATCATCTACGTAACGAATAAAAAACAACATTGCTGCAATATCATCATCAGTTTCGTCATATATTTCTGAGTCTGTTTTACTTTGTAACAGTTGATCTATAAGATATTGTCCTAAACGAAACTGTTTACGAAGATTCGAACTATCGTACCAAATACGTGCTGTTTCGTAAAAGTTATGATGTTTTACTTTTTCAGCCATTACAAACTCCTTTCGTAAAGTAGGTTAACCTTATTATGGGCACCACATCCACCAACGACTACGATGCCCAGGATAATCGAGGCAAAACCATTTTGTATTTTCGAACTTACCGTATTCATAATTGTGCCAGTGACCAAAAAACCAAAGAGACGGTTTATATTTTTCTAACACATAGCTTAAAGCTATTCTATTACCATCGTTTAGTTTTTCGGTAGAACCTGTGCCATATACCTCGAATTGCGTTGGGCAAGTATGAGACACAACAACATCGACTCGTTTATGAGAAAGCATTAATTCAAATTCTTTATTGGTTATGTTTTCTTCAAAAAACCAATCATGACCTGGCGTTCGTAGATCTTTGTCTACCGAACTTGCACCACCAGCAAATAAAACTATTCTGCCGTCTGGTAGTCTTAACGTAGAGCCACGAGAACCATGAAAGACCTGATTATACATTTCATGTATATTGCCGTCTTGTATTAAGTGTGGCAATTCTTCATGATTCCCGTCGCACCAGTAAATTTTGCTATTGCCTGGTTTGATACCCTTCAAACGCCATTTACTTGTATGCCCATACAAAACAGGAGCTTTTATCTCCATTTTGGGCCACCAGCCAAAATCTCCACACTGCAAAACAATATCAGGTTGTTTTTTGGAGATAAGCTGATTTAATTTTCCCCATTCGCCGTGCAAGTCACCAACAACAAGAATGCTGGCTTTAGACATTGTTTAACTCCTTTTAGTTTATGGTAGGATTCTCGGGGTTAAAGCTTTCAAGAAGAGTATTGATATTATCAGAAATATTGAAAGCTTGTTTGATAGCTTCATAGATGGTTGCGTACACTAAGAATGTGTACGTATCGGCATAGGCTTGATATGCTGATTCGTCTGGAAGGTTAGACTCTTGGTTATCTTTTATAGCCAAGAGAAGCGTACCCTTAGCCAACATAGTAGTTTCTTTACAGCCTTTATCAGCAAGGCGTTTTGTCTGCTCTACAGCTTCGTTATAAAATTCTTGTTCTGAGATATGATTAACACCTCGTTTGAGCAATTCGACACTAGCAGCTCGAAGACTTCGCTTTGCATATGCACGAGCTGTAGCTAGCATAGTCATATGAACCTTATGCTTGTCATTTCCAGACAATATCATAATTAACTCCTACTTAATTAGTTTTTAAATATGCAGTAGAATCTGCTTTGGGAGTAGCTTTTTTACAGCAAATCGGGCAGGGTCTAACTCGCACTTTGAAGTCGGACAAACCGCCGTCTACAGCTAGCGTAGTGAAGAGTTCGCTCCCACATTTGTAACAAATAGCTTCAATTTCGATGCTAATCATGGATGCCTCCTAGTGAAAGCTGAGTTGGTGGAGCCGGCAGGACTTGAACCTGCATGAAGAGCCTCTGCCATAGAGGCATGGCTCTTCTGCCGAATTGAACGGCCAAGATCGCCAACCAATAGCGTTTGCCAGTTCCGCCACGGCTCCATATTAAACATATCAGATAAAACTCTTTTATATGATTTCAATGGGCGTTATAGCTTTAGCAAGACGAATATTGTCTGCTAATGGCACAGTCTTCACATAAACACCAGTTAACTGAGGGCCTATTGTTTGATATTCCATTGGCACATCTATCCAGTTACGTGCCCAGAAATCTTTAATAATACTTTGTGCTTCGGTATAGAATACTGGAATCCGCCGTGGAGTTTGTCTCCTAGGAAGAAGACCCTCTACTTTACAAGCTAATAACGCAGTGCCGTACAATGGTGAATATTTTAAGGGCGAGTCGTATAAGAAGATATATGAGTCACCAGGGGCTTCAGTACGTTCATTAAGTGCATAATAAAGTTGACAACCTTGAGATGTAAATATCGAATGATAACCGATAGAATTCCGACAAACATATTTGTAGTAAAGTCTTTCACTCATTATTAGCCCCGTAACTTCAAACGTGTATCAATAGAAAACTCTTGACCTTTTCCAATACCAATGCCAATGCCGCACAATGCATAACAATCCGGGCACATAATAGCCCATAAATCATGATATGTTTTGGCATTATAAAATTTTGTAAAATCTTCTAATGATCGTTCACATAGTTCACAATTTCCAAGAGGTCCAAGCCACTTACTAGAAGATTTATGTACTTTCATTATTGTTTTTCCTTTATTTCTTCAACTGCAAACCACACAGCAAACCAGATATTTTCTATTATGAAACTTATATCTTTTCCTGATTCATTTCCTGTAAACATGCAATAAATATAGTAAATGGCCCAATAAAGGGCCATTATTCGTATCCAGAGCATATCTCTATTCAGATTCAGACGAAGAAGGGAAGCATTTCAAACATTCTTCTTTCCTTGCGCCAACGGAAAAAATCGCGCAAGTAAAAAACCCAATAATGTAACCAATGCAAACACCAAAAAAGAAAAATTTCATCATCTTAAATAACCTCTTTTCCTCCAACATTAAATCTCATTTACTTTAATACCTAAGTTATTGAATATCCATTCTGCAACTAAATGTCTATGACAAAACTTATCAGATCTTTCCCAACATAGAAGAACTCTACCTTTCAAATCATTATAGACTTTTTCTGGATCCAACATATCCAGAACTTCTTTATAGTAACGTTCGGTATATATTTGAACATTACCAATTTTTTTATATTGGGAAAGAATGCTCCATGTAGGAGCTAATATTTTATAAGATTTTCCTCTAAATCCATATGGTGCTTTCAAAGCAATACTTACACCGTTAGATCCTTTATATTTTGCAAAGTATGATGTATTCATTTTATTTACCTTTCTGTCAAGAATTCCATAATCCAGTTAAAATGTTGTTTAATGCCAAGATTCCATACATCAATCCCAAGATATTTTGCTACCTTTATTGCAAATCCAGTTCCTCCGGTTTCATGCCCCCATGGAGTCCAGCATATTACCATACTACTTTTTTTGTTTAAATCCTTCCCAAGCAATTGGTTTATGTTTCTACTCATAAGGGCATGATACTTTGGATTTGAAAAAATCGCGGGGGGATTAGGATGAAACCGTGAAATCATTTCATCTGCAAACTCACTTGGAAACTCTGGTACTATATATCCTTTATATACATTAGCTATTCTTTCATTATAACCATTCCATGGCAGATATATTTCTTTTTTATTCTCCCCATCTATACATCCTTTTTCAAATGCTGTATCTGCCCCTATAGCTCCTCCTGATCTTAACATTAAACCTTTTTTTGACAATTTGTATCCCAATTGATACATCATTTTTAATATTTCCTTTGGAGTTTGTCTTGAACCTATACCAGTATAAGCATTAACACGATCCACAACATTTACCTCCATTTAATTTTCTTACTGCAACAGCTTCCTCTTTTGTGGGAGGCTTTCCAAGATCTACAAGTTCTTCAGCGTTTCTCTTTGCTTCTTCCATATCATTAGCATATACAGTGTATGTATGATCTTCGATAGCGATTGTATCAGCATCGAGAAAAACTTGTTTTCTTATAACAATGTCAAATGCAGGCATAATTTCTCCTTTTATAGAGAAATGTTGCTATTATAAAAAATCGGGGGGAAAAATATTGAAAAATCAACGATTTTTGAAAAATCGCGGGAAAAGAAATATTTTAGAAGATTTAAAGAGAAATTTTATTTCAAAAACCAAAATCTATAACTTTATCATTATTATTTTCTTTTTCACAATAAAATCTTTTTAATTCTTTTGCATCATTAAAAGCTTTCCATGCAATAAAATGCAATCTTTTATTAAAACCTTTAAGATATTTATACATATCTTTTGGCATCAATATTTTCTTTTTATCAATCAATCTTCTGAAAACATTATAAATATCTTTTGTTTTATCAATTGCTTCAGGCTGAAAATATGCAAACTCATCTTCAAAGTAAAACGGTTCTTCAAGTTTTGCTTTACTTCTCACAATTTCGTTATGATAATATATAGCAAAACTCGCAATATTCAGCAGAGAGAAAATCGCCATATCAATATTAGCGTTAAAATCGCGCAGAAAATTAAATCTCTCTTCTGTATTCATTTCTTCAAGCCTTAACATTTCTTCTTGACTTATTCTTTTAATATTTTTTGGCCAAATAAGAAATAAACTTTTATCTTTATTCTCAACAATCAAATTCAAGATAAATTTTCTTTCTCTTTCTGTAACAGTCTTAAGTTTCTTAATGAAAATCTCTTTATAATATTCTTTTCTTTCTTCGCAATATATAATATAGTTTTCTATTTCTTCTTTGACGTCTCTTGAATACATATAAAGATTCGGATTTGAAAATCGGAAAGTTGGATCTTCATCTTCGCCATAAACATAATGTCTTTCAACAAATTCCGCGCAACACATTTCTGTTTTATTCTTATATTTTCTGATATTGTTTATAACAATGTCTTCATCAACATCATTCGGATCATAAAACTCATCAAATATCGTTTTTGCCATTTCTTCTTCATTGAAGAAATGATTTATAGCCTTTAAAGAATTCTCTTCACATTCGCCTCTGATGCTCTTCTCTTTGACAAATCCCTCATTTTCAAGTTCTTCAATAGCTTTTCCGTAAATGACAATTTCGCGGGGCGAAAGAGAAATGTTATTCAAAAAGAAAGAGACAAAACCATTTTTATCTCTTCTTATAACACATCCCAATTTTTCAGCATAATCCAAAAGTCTTTTACACTCTTCTTCCGTAAACTCTTCATCTTTATATTGTAGTTCATTCACCATTCTTATATACTGTAATCTTTTCGCTTCTCTTGAGTAATAATTTGGTTTAGCAAACGGATGCTCTTCTCCGGTAATTTCTGATATCGTTGCCTGTGGATAAATTCCTTGCATATCTTCAATCTCAAGATGAAGCTTCTTAGGAGTAATGTCATTCGGTAAAGTGCTCATTTTTGCCTCCTTTTTTATCTTAACATAAAAAAAGCCGGCAACGCAAAGCGTTGCCGGCCAAAGCCGAAGAAGGGAGAATATGTTTTAGTTTGCGTCATTAAGACGCCAGCGGGAGAGAGCGGACCGTCAGTCCCATTGTGTACCACGTGTTCCGTCCGCCGTTCTTGTGCCTGATGAGGAATGCCTGAGCATCTTCCGGAATGTCAGGAGATGTCTTTGCATTGTTCTTGATGAAGTCTTTCGTGATATCAACGATTTCGCCATCGTGGTTCCTCTGAACCTTCCAGAGGCTGTATGCCCTGCTGTAGAGATTCTCGCCCGAAGCATCGACGAACGGAAGTGCCTGCTTGGGAATCCTTGCGCGGCCCTCTGCATCGGAAAGCACACGCAACAGCTTTTCCGTCTCATCCTTCACAGCCTGACTGAAGGACAGCGGGATGCGCTGCGTCTGAATCTCTCGCACATCGTCGAAGGGAAAGTCCTTCGTGAAGAAATTGCCTTCGTTGTCGATGATCTGCAGCTTTGCGATCTTTTCGTCATCGTTTGTGGCGAGCAAAAGCCCGAACTCGCCGTCTTTGGTGACGCAGATCTTCTTCTTGGGAGTCTCTTCTTCTGTGATTTCTTCGACCTGCAGATTGAAAAGGTTGAGTCCGTGACGCATTTTAACGTCTCCTTTCTGAGAAAGAAATTATACTCTCAAAGAGAGCACTCAAAGATTTATAAGGCGCGAAGCGCCTAGCCTCTTGTTCGCCTTTTAAAGCCTCATTTTCTCCTTTCCCATACCTCATATTGGCCTTTTTTGCCGGGGAAAGAAATCTTGAATCCTGTTTTCATAAAAGGCTTACCCATCTTCTTTTCTCTCGCAATAAGAGACTTTTTCATCTTATGTAACTCTCTTAATAATTTCTTTTCAAGATTCATTGTTATCTCCTTTCAAAATAAGTTTATTTGAATATTTTCTTTCTCTTTAAGTTCTTTTCTTACTTTCATAAGAATTTTACCCAAATAATTATACTTTTTCTTATTAATACATTTACTACAAAGACAAGCGCCCCAATAATTATCGTGCCAATAATTACCTCCTATCAGAAGGTTTTCGCCTGTCATTAAAAGGTCTCTCTTGAGTGCTTTATGATTTATTACTGATTTTGAAGTAAATTTTAACCGTACTAACTCCGTCATAATGCGGAGTTTATTTGCATTAAAGTCTTCTCTCATAATTACATATCGCCCGCGTTTTTTAGCCATTGCAGGCGTAACACAGCGCCGAATCTCACGCTTTTCTTTTTCATGCTTACACTTCATTGCCTGGTAAGCATGCTCTACAGTCTGCCATACAAGACCGTCATATATCAATCCTTTGCATTCAGCAAAGTTTGAGAGAAAGAAATATTTGCCTCTGAAAAAGCGTATCATAAAGACCTCCTTCGAATTTTCGGCTTTTTTTGAAAAAAACTTACACTATCCTGTAAGGAGTGAGTGAATGAAATTTTCTAGCATTGAAGTCAAGAACGTTTTAAGAAACTTCGGTTCTTAAAACGCAAAGACGGAAATGCAAAAGAAAATTTCATTCACGGCATTCATTAAATTACAGTTTCCAGTTTACCATTTTCCAGTGTACCTCCTTCCTTTTTACCTCTTACCAAGCAAAGATAAAACAAAGAGGCCTTATATTAGCCTGATGTTATGCCGCGGAGTTACTTATTCGAAAGCCTTATGTTATGCAGATGAGCCGGGCTTAGAAAAAGAGTTGCGGAGTAAGAAAAGAAAAACCGTCCAGAAAGCAATCTCGTAAGCAGCAAAATAAACAAGTGCCCACAAGATGCCCGCAAAGCCATGAAGAACATATACAAGCGTAAACATCGCAAGAATCATCACTGACACAATAATAGTGTCAGGACGATCGTACCTAAAAAAGTTCTTTAACAACATCCACACACCCTCCATCACAGCACAGAGCTTATCCTTCAAATACTTAAAGAAGCTCTTGCGCCTAAAAACACCATCCTTCTCCTCAAGCTCAATAACAACCAACTTCTTTCTTCTCTTACACATGTTAGTTACCTCCTTTAAAGAGATGTACTACCCAATACGAGTAGAAGACAAAGAAGTATATTACACCAATAGCAAGGTACTGAAGAAAAGCTTTCATTGTTTTTTCTCCTTTCTTTTAAGATATTCCTTAGCTACACCACTTAAAGGGTCTTTTTTATCCCGCGCAATTTTTCTAATGCACGGAACAAGATCTCGTAAACGATGCATTCTCCCATCATCCGGTACACAACGAATCAAAAGATAATACTTCTCATAGCCGGTCAACTTATAGTCGGCTTCTGCAACGCCGACTAACAACAACACAACCAAAAAAGCGCGCCAAAACATACTAAACCTCCTTAATCCTAACGGTCAAACCGTTATAGCAATTATGGTACTTTACATAAGTACCATTACGACTCCTTTTAAACAAAGAAAGTACAGAAATTAACCCATTCTTAATGGGTATATCAAAACCAAACAACCTCCTACAATAATCATCTAAACATCCCTCCAGTGTTGGATAATAAACATCCAACACTTTCTTCTTGCCAAGATAATAAGTAACCTTGAACATACTAAATATCCTTCAAAATATCATAAGAAACGCGCAAATGCCAATTACAAAACAAGCACTGCGTGATATAACTACCTCCATATTCTTTCTCATCCAAATTACCAAACACAGACTCACCGCAATTAGGGCAAAGTCCATCATCCGGCACACGAGGCATCAAATCATTTTCGGCACAAAACCGTTTTTGTGCCAAAACCTTTCTCTTCAAATCACCAAACATCTCCTCAAATACCTCCAAAGAAATAACTCTCCTACCCATAATACACAAACAGTTCTTCAATGGCTCAGTGTAAGCATACATACACCTTCCCCAAGCCCAAAAGAACTGCTTATATCCCTTCAAAGCCGGGGCATAAAACTTCATCATAGTAGCCTCTTCTACATCCTTCGCAGGAATAATCATCTTAGAGGGCCAAAAATAAAGCCCAAAAGGCAACCTCTTAACAGGATATACTCCCTGCTTTATCCGCGCATACACACTATCTAACTTTGCTCTCATATCAGGTGCCACAAGAGCAAACTGCACAAGTTCATAATCACTATGCTTTCTCAGAAAATTCGATATGGAACCCCAAGAACCATATCTACCTTTCTGAGTAAAATAAAAAGGGTTACAACCCAAAGGGTACTGTAACCCAATCGTCTCATTTTCCTTACTATACAACATAAACCGATAAGCCATAACAAACCTCCTTAACGTCCGTTAAAAGGCGCGCGGTGATAAATTATCACAATCTTACGCACAATAGGGCATATCTTCTCATAAACAAAATCATCTACCAAAGAAACAGAAGGCAAAATAACCTCCTCTATATCTTCTCTTTCCATTATCTCAGCTATAGAACTAACTCCATAACCAAGACAAAAAGACAAATACATCCTCATAGCACTCTCTTTATCGCGATACACCAACCGCGACTCAACATTATAGTCAAAATCACAAACATCAAAGATCCACATAACTCAACCTCCATAAAAAGGTAGTTCCTGCACGGGAGAACTATAAGAATAATAAGGGATACGTAGAGTTTTAGCAAGGCGCTTGAGATCCCTTTCAGTCTTCCCGTTTTTTATCTGGCGTAAACCGTGCCGATTATGGTGTCTCCTGCGAATATTAGTTTTACTTGAACTACGAGCCATCTCAAATTCCTCCTTAAACGATTCTTAGAGCCTCTTAGAGGCTATTTAACCTTAAAGCAGTATATTGGTATTACTTATACCCTTAATACGCTTATACGGTCTCTAAAGTACCTTAAAAGAGATTTACTTCTTTTCGTACTTTTCCTTCAGACGCTGCCTTGCCTTGGCGTTGTTGACTCCCTCTTTGAAGCCTTCCACAATATCCCTCTTCAGGGCATTGTAGAAGTCTTTGCCAATAGACATGCCAATGGCAAAAACAATCCCATAAATAACAATGTGTACCATGTTTTACCTCCTTTTTAACAAAAAGTTATTGATTTTACGTTACTTTTTCCAAAAAATAACGTATTTCTTTAACTTTTCTTGCCTTTTTCTCTTCATTGCTTCGATATTACGGTTAATGTAACGGCAAAGAAGAGATGAGAACACAAAAGCATAAAACATGTTCTCAACACCTACCGTTTCTGCCAATCCCTTAAAGAGCCCAAAATAATGCTCAATAAGATAGGCAAGGAATGTGATTCCTGTAGCCTGGACAATATCCTTAGCATGTAAAATTTGCCTCGGATATGTCACTTTGTGCAGATTGCCTGCGAGAATCCAACCAAGGACCTTATCCCAATTTGTGATAAAGATCCCGGCACGGATGCCCCATGCTGTACCGTTGAACCACTTTTTCATTTCTTACCTCCTTTACGCGGCCTATCGGAATCGATTATCCCATAGATAATCGCTTTGAGCATCACGAAGAAGACAATGATCGGAACACCACAGATCTCAAGCATGCTTCGACTCCCTCATGAGCTTTTTTGCCTGGTTTTTCATCCAGGTTCGCACGATAATGCCGGCCAACCTCGTCTTATGGACGGCAAGGGAAAGGATTACACTTCCCATAGCGCCCATAAGCACCAGCTGTCCGGTTGCACCGAACAGCGTGGCAAGGACGAAGTTGATCAGCACCGACGAGACGATGGACGCCCAAGGGTTTCTGAGCGTCAAGTCCCGATAAAGCGCAAATTTGTACATGAGCTTGAGCTCAATGTACGTCCCGGCAATGGCCAACAATGCAGCAGCGATAAGCATATCACTTACCTCCTTTCACACCAATTTTCTCACGAATGTGAGATTCATAGCACTTTACGCAGAATACGTACTGACAGTACACATATCTGCCTTCATCATCCACAATTACTTTTCCGCAGTAATTGCACTTTTCTCCGCCACTGCGGATGCCTTCTTCAACGATAAACGAAGACATACATTCCCTCCTTTCAAGCACGTGGAGCCTCTCCGCGAAGGAGCAAATGACTCTTCTTTTTGAAGCAATCATCACAGATGACAAAGTCACCGTAATGCCACCTCGACTCTTCCGTCAAGATATCCTTGTTACAAAAGGGACACTTAACCTTAACCATGCTACCTCCTTTGATTATTAATTACGATATAGCTAGCTGCTACATCACTTTGCTTACTCACCAGTAAGCTTGTAGAGCTTGAGCTTCAAGGCCGCAAGCTTGCTCGCCAAAACGAGATGTTGGGCCTTTTCTGTGCAGCTACAAAGCTCTTCAGAGACCTTTTCGATCTCTTTCTTTATTCTCTTTATACGCTTCTCCCTAATCTTATCAACGACTTCGTTGATAGGACCAGTAGAACACGTCTTATTGCACACGTCTGAGAGCTTCTCAGAGGCTTTCTGAGCCACTTTCTTCGTAGACTCGACTGTAACCTCCTTGATTGTCTCAGAAACGTCTCTCACGTCCTCTAAGGGCTTCTGAGAGGATTCCTTTACTTTGGACACAATGTCATGTGCCTTCTTCTTGGCTTTCTTGTAGAAATCCGTCATAGCGATTTCTTCGAAAACCGTTTTGCTCTTATCAGTAAAGAGCACACACCTCTTGTGCTTTTTCTTGGTAGGTACCATAGCACGTTCCTCCTTTCTGGCCATTACATCAGGCCTCCATCATCATCATCATCATCATCATCATCATCATCATCATCATCATCATCGGCGTCGTGATCATGATCGTCGTGATCTAACCACCCATAATAAGAATCAGGATGGTCTTCTTTGAAGGCATCTCTTGCTTCTTCTGCCCTCTCGTTAACGTCATCATCGCCATGCCACTGCGAGTAAACATCCGCAGCAGCAATATGGCCCTTTGTCCCCTCGATGTCGAGGGTACCATCATCATCAACGGCAAAGAGCGGATACTTTGTCGTGACAACATTCCCCTCAACAATAACCTGCCCGAAACGTTCATACGGGGCGAGGCCTTTCCCTTCAAGGGCATTTTTGAGATCATTTACATCATTGATCTCTTCGCCAGCTTTCCCAAGCAGATATTCTGCCTGGGACGCATATTGCGTGTCCAAGATTGTCCCGTTGATGTCGATCTTAGCCATTTGCAACCTCCTTTTCTCTCTTAATTCTGCGCACCATCACATACGCAAAGTGTCTCTTCACGTATGAGGTATGCCACGAGCAAAGTGGCTGACGGTGTTTGCCGACAATAAAGTCGGCTTTTTCTTTGCACCCAAGATAGATGCACTTCATAGTTTTTTATACCTCCTTATTAGTTTTTGAGGCCGGCAATGACCAACCTCTTAAGCCTTTCGACTTCCTCCGCAACAATCTCAATTTCGTAGGTCGTCATAAAGGCCGTAAGTGTCACACGATACAACATCTCGTCCAACGGTTTGACTTCAATAGAAGTCAAATGCTGAACAGGAATCATAATCGTTCGACACTTATTGATAATCTCAAGAACGAAGCCGTCAATAAGGCCAAATGTCGTTTCTTCCTTGAAAAGAAGAGCAATATTCTTCTTCTCTTCTCTTTCTTTTTTCTTGGCCTTCTTTCGGACTTCTTTTTCCACCTCCCTCAAAAGAGAGATCCACTTCTGGGAGATGTTGTAATAGCCGAGGAAGTTCCCGTACTTGTCCTTTTTCGGGATAAAAAATCCCTGCTTCCCGCAATAAGGACACTTCGGGACCTCCACTGCCGTCCCATCCTTTGAGACGATCACTTCTCGGTCTTCCCAATTGGCATTGTGGAGGGAAACCTTTTTGCCGCAACCAACCGCATGCGGCATGACCTTAGATTTTCTGTAACAATACTTAGTCACAGAGTAAACGTTCATCTCTACCTCCTTTATTTAAAAGTGCCCCAGGGGATAAACCCCTGGGGCTAAGATTTAGCTTACTTACGACTCACGTAATCGTCGTAGAGATTCTTGATCTCTTCGTCGATCCCCATAATATTGACGTCCTTGTACTTGTCACGAAGCTTGACAAGCTTCTCGAACGTCGCACGGGCCTTTTTGGAGGCGTTTACCATTTTCTTGGCACGACGTCTGCCACAGACGTCGTTCTTCGCCTCCTCCATCTTTGTCTTGATTTTGACCAGGGTGTTCCTGGTACGAAGTAAAGCGTCCTTTCCTTTGCTGAGGATGTTCTTCAGTCTGCTCATAACAGTACCTCCTTAAGTGGGTTAAAAGAGTGCCCCAGGGATAATTCCCTGGGGCGTTAGGACTTTAGGTGAATACCTCTAAGGATTAGTTACCTTCCCCCATGGGGCATTCACCGCTAGCGATGACCTCCTGGCAGTAAGGCGCATCGTTCCCGTATGTGCAAATGGCGATACGGTGATACTTGCACGTCTTCCCGCCCGCGAAGCCACGCTCCGGGTCGCCGTAGGAATCACGGAGCGGCCCGACAACGTAGCCATCAAGGAAGGCCTTGATGTGGTCGGGGCTCCCGGCCTGGCAGACCGTGCGGCCGTCCTGGAGGGTAGAAACGAAACAAACCCCCTCACGAGCCGCAGCCTCCGGCAACTCCGGAACGTGAATGTCCAGGAAGTTGGCGTAGCTAAGTACTTTGCCATCGAGATCTTCCCGGTCTTCCGGATCAAAATAATGAACCAGAATCTTCCGAGACATTCTGATGGCGTCACGAGCCGCTTCCACGTCCCGAAGGATCTCCTCCTCCGAACGGCCCTGGAACTTCGCCCTGGAACTGATGCGCCAGCGCATCAGTTCGTCGGGGTCCACCCCAGGACACTTCCCGCGATAAGCAGCGGCCAGACAGTGGTCCGCTGCCGCAACGAGCTTCAGATTCTCATGAAACTCGTTGCACCTCGGGTAGAGGAGCTTCAGAACCTGCCCCAGGGACGAGGCTTCCCAATACTTCTTGGGATCCTTCCCGTACCCAGGGTCCCCAGGCCGGTGGTGGTCGAGGAGCTTGCTGTCGTTGAGGCTAGCTGCCTCGCCAACAAACTCACACTCCACCCGAACGATCTGGGTCGTCGGGTCCTTTACGATCTCCGGGATCGTAGCCTCCGCCTTGTAAGCCTCGAAAGGCTTCACTCGGCAGAGGGTTTCGGCATCGCCACAATTGCGAACGGCCGCGTAAGCCACCGGGATTCGGTGTGCTCGCAGCAGCTCTTCGATGGCTGCCATTTCGGGGTCAGGCGCCCCCAGAATGAAGAAGAGGGTGTTAGTACCCATATGTACCTCCTTCTCGTGTGTGTTTTAGCCCCTTAGAGGGCCAGAGACCGAATTTCGGTCTCGGTGACTTTGCCACCCAAAACGGAGACAATCTCCTGGATGGCGAGGAGCCTTTCGCTCTGAGTAGGCACCAACTCCTTGAGAAGGTACCTGTAGAACTCAGAGTCTTTGCCGCTAAACCAAGCGGCCTTTATCGCCAATTTGGCGTTCATACTCTCAACACAGTCTGTATCAAGAGTATTGATGGCGTTAAGCAACTTGTCAGCCATGTTTGTATTAACCGTTACTCTTAAGGGCGTACCTGAGTACGCAAAAAACAACGGCTACGACAAGAATGTCGTAGCCGTTGCAGCCCTTAAGACTTTCGAGAATTATCTGCACTGAATCTGGATTTCGACTGCATCCTCGCCAATATGACTGAGGAGGGTTTCGAAATCCTTATCCCCAGGCTTAATGACGAAGCCGGCAATCGTCTGCCAGCTGACGTTAACCTTCTTTAGAAGGTCTCTGCTTGCCTGAACACCAATGACTTTACCGTTGTCCTTGCAACGGATTATGACGTTCTGCCCCGTCGTATAAAGCATGACTTTGTGGGAACGAACCCACAGGGCAGAACCGATTGCCGCCGTGCCAATGGCAACGATGGCGACTTTTTTGATAACATTCACAATCTTCTTACTCATAATGTCCTCCTTAAATCGGCGTACCTTATACGCCATTATTAGCTGAACTTAGATGTTCAGCTCTTTAGGGTTTTTGGAGATGTTTGTGGGTTATTTACAATTAACCCTGATCTCCATAACGTCGTCTCCGACGTTTTTGACGAGGGTCGTGAACACCTCGTCTTCCGGCCGGATGATCAGTCCAAGGTAGGACTTCACTCCGGTCTTTTTGAGGAGTTCAGAGTCGGGCTGAATCCCGACAATTTCTCCTCCCTTTTCGCACCGAAAGATAACGGTGCGGTCGCTGGCGTAGAAGTCGAACTTCCACGTCACGTACACCGAAATGGCGAGAAAAAGTGTCAGAACAACCAGAAACCTTTTCATCTGTGTCCTCCTTAGTTTACCCTTTAAAAGGGTTGTTTGTCCTTTAATAAGGACTTTCTTTAGTCTTTTACGACTCCTCCTTAGAGGAGGTAGTCGTAAAAGACGAAGTAGGGCAGCTTGTCAAGTCGCCTCTTTCCCCCATCGGCGTACCCGACGATGGGGTATTCCGCCTCCTGGGCGTGGCCACCAAAGTATTCCCTGGTGACCAGGTGCCCAGACCAGGTATTATCCCCGTCATACCTGATCCGGAGGCGGAAGAGCTCCTCGTGCTGCGGCTTGTACAGCCGCTTTGCAATGAGCTCGACCTCCTCCCATTTCTTTTCCCCCTCCTCGTCGGAGAGGTTCCCTCCGAGGATGCCCTCCAGGATCTCTTCGATGAGACCCTTGACCCGGGCCATCGCCTCGGGAGTGTCCCACTCCCCTTCAGCGATGCCCAGCGAGGGCACCTCATCGAGGGAGATGACGTCACTCCCGCAGTCACGCGGGGTGACGTCCCCGAACCTCTCGACCTCGATGAGGTCGGGTTCCTCCCTCTTGTAGAGGAACTCTTTTTTGGGGTGGTCCTGGCGGAAGATCCGCTGGACCTCCCTGTCGGAGGAGACGAGGATCTCCCAGTCCTCGTCCCTGGGGTCAATAATGACCGCCCTTCCGAGGATGCGGGAGATGGCCCTAACGGCCTTGATCTCCTCCTCCTTTCCAACCCGGAAGTCGAAAACGACCGGGTTGTGAGGGCTATCCTCGCCGAAGTACTCGGCGAGGTACCCCTCCGCCTCTTGAATGCCGAAGAGCTCATAGAGCTCCTCGGCCTTTGCCCGACTAACATGTCGGGACGCCTCGTGGATCGCCATTTCAAACTTTTCCATGGCTATCCTCCTTTCCCTTTGTTTTGCCGGTGAAACCGGCGTCTTTAGGCCTTGTAGAGGCCCTTTACCCGCCAAATGCGGGTATTGATCCTCTTAATGAGGATCTTTTCCCCCTTCTGACGGGGGTCATGGGAGGCCGTAGCCTCCCCCTTTTCGCGGGAGATCCACCTCCCGCCAATACGACAGGACCGGGCCTTCATTAGAAGCCCTCCCGGTCCTTTTCGCCCTGAAGAATCAGGGCGGTGAGGTCGTGGATGTTGGGGCCGCGGTCCCCCTTCATCCACATCTCGTACTGGGAAATCCAGTACTTCCTTTCGCCGCTCTTGAAGCGGTCCTTTCCGTACTCGCTGAGTACGGTTTTGAGAAATCTCTTTTTCGTCATCTTCTCTCTCCTTTCCTTCCTTTCCTTTTCCCGCTCTAGCGGGTGCTGTTGGTCAGAGTGACCATGTTCTGACCAACCTTTGCCCAGTCACTTTCAAACTGGGCTTTGGCGGCGTCGAACAGGCGACATCCGCCGTAAATCATGACAACCATCGCCACGGCGATGGCGATGGCCGTCTTCTTCACAGTCATCTTCTTCTTCGTGGTCTTCTTGATCGTCTTCTTTGTGGTCTACTTCTTCGCCGTGGTCTTCTTGGCCTTCTTCGCGGCCTTGAAGGCCGCGGCCATCGGGCCGCGGCCCTTAGCCGCGATGGCCCCGGCCGGTTTGGCCGGGGCCTTTTTGGCCATGACCCAGGCCACGGCCTCGACCACGAGCCGAGGCAACGGCTCGTGGCCGGAGAGGGCCTTCCTGGCCCCCTCCAAGGCCCTGACGTCGTGCCGCCAGAGGCGGCCGACGCCAAGGCCCTTCATGGCCTGGCGCTGGGCCTCCTTGGAGGCCCGGCGGGTTTCCTGCAGCCGGGCCTCCTTCTTCTTGAGGGAGGCCTCCTCCTCCAGGAGGCCCTCCATGGCCTCCTGGAGGTCCTCAAGGAGACCCAGGGCATCCGCCCCGGCCTCCCCGGCCTCCCGGATCTCGGCGATGGCCTTCCAGCCCTCGCCGAGGAGCCGGCGGATGTACCGCCGCCGGCGGCTGACCTCCTTCAGCCGCTTTCCGGCGACGTAACCGCGCCAGTAGGCGCGGTCCACCGACTCAAACCACGTCGCCGGCCTTTCGGCCAGCGACGTGATGTCAATGAGGGCCTTCTGGGTCTTCCTGGCCCAGAAGGCCTTCTCCTCGCCCCTCTTGAGGGCGAGGAGAAGGGCCCTCTCCTCCCGGTTAAGGGAGGAGAGGGCCTCCCTGAAGGCCTTCTCGCCCTTCTTGATGGCCGCCTCAAGGGCGGCCTCCTCCTCAGCGGACCGCTGAGGAGGAACGACCTTCTCCCCCTCCTCCTTCATCCGCACCTTCTCGGTACGGATAAAAGACTTCGGCCGCGGCTTGTAGGCCTCGGCCTTCTTGGCCTCGGCCTTGGCCTTCCTGGCCGAGGCCTCGGCTTTGCGGGCCTCGGCCCTCCTGGCCGAGGCCTCTTCCTTTGCCTGCTCCAGGAGCAGGCGCACATCGTAGAGGTCCATGGTCTTCATGGCTCCTCCTTAAGCCCTATCACGTAGCCAGGCAACGTCAAAGACGCCGTCCATGGCTTACGTTTCCCAGCGGTCGGGCTAAGCCGCTGGGCTCTTTCGGGCCTTATCGGCCCTTTTTCTGGCATCGTCTCAAGGACGTGCCAAAGAATCCCTCCTACAAAAGCAGAAGAGATTCTTTGGCACCCCGAATCACTTCAGGGATGCCGTGTGGGGGCGGGCCGTACAGCATCGGGGCGGCCCGCCCCCGGAGGTCCTCCGGTACCTGGCTATGCAGCCAGATACCGAAGGATCCGATCATCGTCGTCCTGGCAGCCCACCAGGACAACGAGTCGCCTGAGAGCGCAATAGCGCTCTCCAGACAACTGCAGATGCTCCCGAAGGAGCACCTTGAACCTCCTGATGTCGCCGCCGCAGTATGCGGCGGCCCGGAGGGCCATCAGTTCCTCCGGGCTCCTGGCCATGTCCGGATCCAGGGTTGCGAGGCCCTGGAGGACCGCCAAAACCATCTCCTCGAAGGAGACGACCACCTTCTCCTTCTGCGCCTCGGCCTTCTTGGCCGCCCTCCTGGCGGCCTTTTTCAGTTTCTTCTTTTCACGCTTTTTCATGACGGTTCTCTCTCCTTTCTGGGCCTTTTTATGACCTGCCCAGGTCTGATTATGGGGGTAAAACCCCCTCTATATACCCGATTGCTCGGGCATATAGAGGGGGCCTCTGCCAGAGCCAGAGGCCACATACGGTGGGTGCCTAGGCATACTAGGATATGCCCACTATGCCCCATCATGGGGCGTGGCATGGTCTCTGGCAGAGGCCCACCAGCCCAGGGATCGATGGACATCCACTCCCTGGGCATGGGGCGGGATATTTATCGCTACGCGCCTCCTTCTCCAGACACATACTCACCTCTAATCATGGCTCGTTAGAGCCATTGGGCTTTCGTGCCTATGGAGATTTTTCCGCCACAGGCGCGTGCCACCACCCGGGGATGCAGATGCCTGCAGAGCCCCGGGCTGCCAGGTAGCAGCTCGGTGGACTTGTACGCGATGCACGTGGCATCACTGGGGCGCTGGCAGTCCCCTCCTCCAGGAGCTGGGGTTACGATGGGTGGGGTAGAGAGGCTGGAGAACCTCTCTGAGACCCCCCGGGCTCGTAACTGCCCTTTAGCTCCCTTTGGAGCCTCATTACACCAGGCCTTCTCCCCCTACCTCTCACCCCTGTCCTTCTTTTTGGTTGTTTCCTTATGTTCTTGTTTTGAGGGCTTTGCGAAAAAAATATATATATTTTTTAGGGTGTTATATAGGGTTATTTCCTTTATTTGTGAGGGATTATATTATACTTGTGGTTATGGATGATATAGAGAAGATATATATAATTGCCAAAGAGAGGGAATGTAGTGAATATGATGTATTTGTAAAGGCTGGTAAGATATGGGGTATTGATGATATAGATTATTATTTTAAGAATTATTTATTAAGAGATATAGTTCCTTATTTTGTAAGGGATTATATAAGGAAGGTGTTATTAGATGGATAAGGGGTATATATTAAAGAGGGTATTGGGTATAGAGGGGACGTGTAAGAGTTGTAGATATTGGAAGGGTGATTATGTATTTGATGAATGTGGGGAGTGTAGTATTAGAAATAATGAGATAGTAGATGGGAATGATTATTGTTGGGGGTATGATTGTAGGGATATATAATATAAAGGGAGGGGTTTGTTTTTTTAAAAAAAATATATATATCTTTGCCCCGCTTTTTTTGTAATTATGGAGATTATACAGATGGCAGATTTATCTTGGGCTGAACATATAGACGTTCTTAATATTCTTATCGGGCTTTTATTTTCCGGAGTTACATGGTTTGCTATAAGGGCATTGAGACTTATAGATAGAAATCAAACTGAGCTGTTTAGAAGGTTGAATACATTGGAAAAAGAGTTTTATGCTCTTAAGGGAGAGCATATGGCGCTTGGTACGATATGTAAATACAGAAGAGGGTATTCTGATTCTGTTTGTAAAGAATTTAATGAGAATAATGGAGGGTGAAGATGGCTCTTTTATACGCTCCTAAAGAGTACTGGTTATTATCTGATGAAGAGAGGGATGATATAGTTGGTGGGTGTGGGCCTGGCAAAGGCTGGAAAGAGTATTTGGTTCCTGACAAGATATGGGGATTGAATATTATTGAATGTTGTAAAATACATGATTATATGTATTTTGCTGGCAAGACACATTTAGATAAAGAACAAGCAGATAGAGTATTTTTATACAATATGCTCAGACTTATTGATTATGAGACGAATAGTGTGATATTAAAATTTCTTAGACAAAGAAGGGCCTGGTTATACTACCAGGCTGTAAGTAAATTTGGTGGGCCTGCTTTTTGGGCTAATAAGAATGAAGATGAGGAGATGAAAAGGGTATGAGAAAATTTTTAATATTTCTTGCCGCGATTTTTTTGGTAATGTCTATTGGCTGTGCGACATTGGATAGTTTACAATCTTTGATTGCTGTCGACATCACTACGAGGGTGGTTCTTGACAAATACCCACAATGGGCTGATGAAATAAGTTATGTATGCGATAATGCAATAAAAGCAATCGATGCCGGTCTTATTGAAAATGTTGACCAATTGGAAGTTTGGATCCGAGATTATGTGAATTGGAATTCATTAGTTCCTTCAGAAAAGGCTATCGTTGATGAATTTATTAAAAATATAATCATGGATATCAAAGCCAATGTCCCAGATATGGACGAACAAGATAAAGCATCGATTGAAAAGATGCGAACTGTTCTTGTTCTAATAAAAGAACTTGCAGAGCAAGAAATAAACAAATAAAAATAAAAGGCCCCTTTTATGGGGCCTTTTAAATTGCTACTCTGCCATTTTTAATAAAATCAAGTATCCTAAAAGATCTTCTACTGTATCTTCGTTCTGATATTCATTGCCCCGCATCAATCTGGATAACTTGTCATCAATTCTTACCTTTAATTGTTCTGTTGTACTTGCTTTAGAAAATATTCGCACCGGGTTGAGTGCGGAATTACCGTAAGAACGGTTTTTAGATATCAACTTGTCCCTTATACGCCGTAATACTTTGTCTAGCTTATTTTCAAATTCAGAGTTGACATCTTTTGCTTTAGCCATTTATTTTTGAACCTCCTTTATTTGTTTCTTTACTTGTTTCTGCTTCAAGTATGTCTTTTCGCGGTATACATAAGAAGTCTTTGTTTTCATGTGTCAAATAATTGAACATAATGATTTGCCCGGCCTTTAAGCCGTTTCTATAACCTAAAACAATGCCAGCCCTATATGCATCTGTGTATACCTTATTATACGTTTTATGACCAATGTAAAATAATGAAGTCATGACGAAAAGTGTTGAAAAAACAATAAGAATACGCTTATACACTTCTGTTGAACCTCGCTAAAATTTGATCTAATTGAAAGTCATAAATATGAAGACCTGAAGAATAGCAAAACATCCTCCCGTTCTTTAGTCCAGTCGTATCTGCAACAAATTGCTTCAATATTTCAAACCCTCCAAGATTTGTAGGTAATCCAGCATACAAATCCCATGATCTAAAATATAACGAAATCGTTAACTCTTTAGGCGGTACAACCTTGAAGTCAATCAAACGACAACAAGGAGGGTCATATTTGCCATCTTTGCCCCAACATTCATTGTAATCGTTCGGGGTTCCAATTTCTATGATTGCCTGATTGGTAAACGGCGTTCTTTTTAATAAATCAATAACAAAATCAAATTGCGAACCAGTATATTTTCTATTCTCTAAATCAGACTTTAAATTACCTTGATGATGAATTCTATGACCATATCTATACGTCTCATTCTCACTTACAGTAGAAGGATCCATTAAATAATTCGCAAAATAGTCCTCTATATACTCCATCGTTGTGGGCGGCATTAAACCACTGCCCTCCGGCATTATCGGCACTATATCATCCCAAGGCATCTCAATCTCTGCAGAAAAAGACGAAAGCTGAAGCCTATAATTACCCTCAAAGCTGCCCTGCTGAATCTCTTGCCTATACCCATGATTCAACATGTAAACAAGACTCCTAAACCATAAATCAGAAATCGTCTTGGCCTCTATGTGCATCTCATTCCTCCTTGATCCTAAACTTGATAAAGCTAACCTTCTTGTTCTCAATTAAACGCTTTACTAATACCTGCTCCTTCGATAACTTCGGAGAAGTTCCGGTTTTTACATCTATGAAATCTACACTACCACCGTTACCATCTTTGTCCGGGAATTTGATTCCTATAAAATCAACAACATTTCCTACCGTAAAAAGACGATCATATACAACTTTAAGCTTTATATATCCGATCAGTTCTCCTAATTTCCCTTTATACGTATTGGAGACGCTCTGTGCGCTCATAATTACCCTCTGTGGGATAGAAGATACTAGTTCGAAAAGTTTTTGGCTCTCAGAGGCTCTCAGGGCCTCTGAGCGTCTTATGCTAAAAATTGCTATTAAAACGCTTACTGATGATATGATGGAGATTATGATTGCTGCAAGAAGTAAAGCGTTCATTATTTATTTGCTCCTGCTCCGCGTGTTGAACCTGATAAACTAACTACATTACCTCCTGCGTTATTCTCTTTTTTACTTTCATTGCCCGGCTCTTTATCGTTCTTTTCGCCGTGGATAATCTTTTGTACATCATCTGTGCTCAATACACTCTTCTCTACAAGGACCTCTAAAAATCTAGTGATAATCTCTTCGTAAGCCCCAAAAGCACGTTGCATCCCCATGATCGCTTGATAAAGAACGCCTAAGTCTTTAACAATATCAGCTTTGCGAATCTTGTTCTCTTTTATCTTGTACATTTCAGTCCTCCTTTAGATGATCTCATGAATAATGCCGCGATTTAAAGCTTCCCATGCAGTGAACCAAAATTCTTTGCCCGACTTAATATAACTTAATTCCTCGTTAGAAAAATAATCACCGAAAAAATCATGAAGCCGCGCTTCTGTATTTGTTCTCAAAATATCTATACATGACGTATGATGACTGATTTGATCTTGCCCCAGCGAAGTAGAAGCCTCATGTAACATGAAAGTAGAATACTTATAAGCCTTACGTGTCTTACCAAGCATAAGAATATAAAGCCCGGCAGATAAACAATTGCCGCTTGCAACAGTTGTAAAATTATCAATTTCTCCTACTAGACCCTCTAAGAGGTCTAGTGCTGCTAAATCACCACCTGATGTCGTAATGTTTAAAATAACTTCATCATCACTATGTGCATCTTGTAAGATCTTCGTAACGTCAAGTATATTCTTTCTGTTTACCTCGCCGCTAAAGAAAACTTCGTACCTCGTTTTCAGCGGCGTAACCTTTCCGAAAACTTCCTCGCCCCCCGCTTCCTCGCGGGGGTCTTCATCTTCTTCCAACCTAATACGGGGTAAAGTCATATAAAAACCTCCTGCCTTATGGGATATGTTTTATTATACCACAGCGCAGCGCCATAAACAAAGCCGCTGCGCTTTCTATATTGGCTATTACCACAAAAATTAGCATATCGTCTTTGGACGATATGTTTAGTAAGCAATAACCGTGCTAAAATTTTTTTTCGGCTTTTTCCGAAAAAAAACTTACACTATACGTTGACAAACGTAAAGGCGAGGAAAAGAACGGATAAAGCTTACGGTTAATATAAAACATGGTAATGTTCTTATATTTAAGCTTTAGACGTTCTTTGACGAGACTTTACGTTTATTAAAAATAATAAAACCATAAATATCTCTCCCTTAAGGGGAGAGATATAAAACATAACCGTAAATATATATATAAAGCATAAATATATATATAAAACACACATAGGGATACGTTACTTAATATACCTTTAAGGTATATTAAGTAACGTATCCCGTATATAAAACATAAAACATAAAGGCCATAAGATATTCTTTAGAATATCTTATGGCCGTACCTAGGATATAAGATACTCTTTAATAGAGTATCTTATATCCGTAAAACATAAAAAACATAGTAATAGAAAGTCGTCTTAAAAAGACGACGATAAAAAGAGAAAAAAATAAGGCCCCCTGCCGGGGGCCATGTAATTTTTCGTGGTAAACGGTAATATAAAGAACTTTAGTTCTTAACGGGCTTTTCATCGTCCCGCGCCGCGCTTTCTGATTTTACCTTCTCTACCATCTTGTCGATGACTTCTCTGATCTCACCTTCATTAACGATTCCCTTGTTAACCAGTAACTGGGCTAAACCCTCGATCATAATGGCACAAGAGAGGAAGGTATGATTGTTTGTTTCTAGAATTGCTTTGTGTAGATCCTTGCCAAAGTCAGAGAGAATTGAATAGATCTCTCTTGTGATTCTTTGTAGGTCTTCTTGAGTGGGTGCTGTGTGAGAATTATTATCTTTTACTTGTTCCGCCATTTGATCCTCCTGCTTGACTTGAAGCTTTTAATGCCTTCTTTGATGTGAGCTACTTTTATGAGCCCCATAAACGATTTGTCATCACACGTCTTTTCTAGCTGAGCTAGAAAGTTTTCATATTCCATCAAAAGATTTTTAAGTTTACTGTATGAGTTAGCCATAAGTACCTCCTTGAATGTATTTGGTCTAGCAATATAGTATAGCCATTGATTTTCTTGGATTTTAACGTTGTGGTATGGTATAATACAAGTAGGAAGTAATATTTTTGCCATGCGGAGGTAGGCATATGAAAGACATCGATGCATATTATGACGATATGATCGAAGACGACTCTGTCGACTACAGAGTCGAGCTCAGAAAAGACAAGAACATAAGCGTTAAAACAATCACCGGAACAACATTCAATAACTCATGTAAACGCCAAATCGACGGAGTGTGTAAGAATCATAAGCAAATTCCAATGCGCATAAACGATAAAATCGTGCATATAGACCAAGGAATAGCCAATATCGTATACGCCATGAATAACATCGACGGCATTACTACCAAGTATAGTTGCGAAGGAGATGATGCAGCTGGACAAAAGCCCTACATTCTGTTTTCTGCGAAGTCTATAAACGCCATCAAAACCGTATGTAATCTATTTCGAGACAATGCACAAGAGGTAGATATAGTTTTAGAATGCCTTAGAGCCTCACAGAGCAGTTTTTCTAAAGAACTTGACCTAGCGGTCATATTTCATAAGAAATCGTCTCTACGGGGCTCTAAGATGCCTTAGAATCGAAAATGGAGGTACATGGACATGGTAAATTCTTATAGCTGCCCTAAATGTGGAAAAGAAGACATTGTACATCTATGGTTTCTGGACCAACAAGGAGAAGTTTGGCTACAATGTTCTGTCTGCGAGCACGTGTGGTATCTTATTCAGAAAAATTGTTGATATAATATAAAGCATGAGCAACGAAAAACCAAACAAGAAACAAATCGAAGATTTGTTGGGCGAAGACATGAAAGATGTAAAGTTTTATAGTCCTGAAGGTTATGGCAGAGCAAAGAAGGCGCTTGTAACGCTTAGTGGGCTAGCTTTGACTCAAGATGGAAAGCTAACAAAGCACGATTGGTTTGACTTTCTTGATGTTAAGCTAGACAATTATGACGATATCATTTTGTCAGCTGATGATGCTAGACGATTACAACATTATTTCAAGAAGTTGTCTACCGGCACTGTTTCTACGATACCCATGTATTGCGGAGGAGAAAAACATTGCCCACAAGCTGACTTTTGTGAGTTTGTAAAGTTAGGTAAAATACCTTTGGGTAGAAGATGTTTAGTGGAAGTTGAGTTAGTTGATTTTTGGACCAAACGGTATCTTGAAGAATATGATGTCGATGTAAATGACCAGACGGATGTTTATATGATTGGTGAGCTAGCTGAGCTTAATGTCTTAGAAATGCGGATTAATAACATTTTAGCCAAATTTGAAAACTCAGAATTATCTGAAGTTACAATAGCTGGTCAGGACCAAGATGGCAGACCGATAGAAACGGTAAAAATTAGCCGTTTTTGGGAAATTAAAGAGTCGATTAAAAACCGCAGACTTAAAATACTTGAGGCATTAGTAGGAACAAGAAAAGATAAGTATAAGAGGGATGCTGCACTAAAGCGGATGGACAGTAGTGATGGAAAGACTTCGCTTGCAGAATTAAAACGTACTATCGATGAATATTTAAAGCAGCAAGAAATTGTAATAGACCAAGCAGAAGATATTACAAGGAAGTAAAATGTTACATAGTAATAATTTTTTTAGGAATGCTTGGTTTCTTGATTTTGAGACGACTGGTCTTAACCCATCCCAGCATTATATCTGGGAAGTTGGTTATGCCAGATTCAGTGATTTAGTTTCTCCTAAAGGTAAATATAGACATTTCTTCATTAAGCCCCCGGGTGAATACAACACGGGGGCTCAAGAATTTTTAGCACATTATCGATCTATCACTTCCCCAAAAGTTCTTGATCTTTTTGGCGTCAGAGGCTCTGAGAAGCCGTTTGTCGAGCATACACGACATCTCTTATCGAAACTATCTCAAGACGAAAGAGAACGCCTTGGATTGCATGAGAGACGTCCGTGGCAGGAAGAAATTTCATTTATTAAAGAAAGACAGAAAGGCCGCGTTACTGGGTTTGCTGCTTTAGAGCATGCTTTAAGAGGACAGAAAGGTGCTAGTCATGTTAGGTCGTTAGAAGAGTTTTGGAATAGATTTTTTATAGAAGTCCCAATGAGAGGGTCAGATGTCTGGGTTCAAAACTTATACTTTGAATCTAGCTTTGCTGCACAACATATCCCGAATAATTTATGGACTCAACATAAGCGTTCAATAGAGCGGTTTGACCCAATAAGCCGTCGATTTCAACAACCTCTAGAGTTATTACAGGCAAGATCAAAAGCTTTTACTGCAGGCGATCAAATTTCCGCATGGGCTGATTATTACAAGACATTAAGAGATGTTGTAGCAGCCGGGCCACAGAAGGGACAAATGCGGTTTTTTGACCTTATGGACCTTAGCCGCAGCATGGTAGCTCTTGCTAAGCAAAGAGGATATATAAATCCTAATCAGGGTATAGGTCTTTCAGTTGAGAGCTTCTTAAGGGCTGCTACTGCATCTGGAGATAAGCAATTTGAGTCTTTTAGGGGGAAGCTTGATGAGATTTTATCATTGGGCTATGGTGATTTAGAGAAGCATAGAGCCGTAAGTGACATTAGAGTCGAAGCGTTAATGGCCCAAAGATATCAGCGCATAGCTGAAGCTTTATACCAAGGCCATGCTTTATCTGAAGAAGACGCCGCATTGTTAAATGCTTTACAAGATAAAAAGTTACATAGAGACATACACATAGAAAGGTTCAAGAATACAATTAGTGAAGCATATGAAATTGCTAAGAGTCCAGCTGGATATAAGCTGCTTGTTGGTAAGTATCCAGACTTATTCCCCGAATTTGGTACATTCAGGCCTGTTGTTGAGAAAACAAGGCCAAGTTTACGTGGACAAACATTAGAGTTGGAGCAATTTAATTACAGCTATTTTCATTCAGAGGTTGCTACAGAAAAAGATTTAAAGTCTATTTTGAAGTATCATATTCATGAGCTTAAACAGTATGTCGATATCGGAAACGAAGAATTACGGGATATTATTAAGAAAGCTATTCCAAGAGACGTTGATGTCTCTGGCATTGTAGAAAAGCCTTCATTTGCAGAGAGCGCAGCTGGTGGACTTAAAAGATTTATTCGAGCATCGGCAAGAGACTTGAAGGGCATTAGGTATGGTAATTTACTCGGAGTGCCGCTTGGACTTCTTGCTGTTGCATATGGCGTGCGTTCATATATGATGAAAAATGAAGATGACTTTGAAGCTATTGTATCAGACGCGCAAATTTCTAGCGATGATGAGGATTATATCCAGGTAGAAGCATTAAGTCACAAGGGCCTATCTCATATCTCCAGAAGACAGTTGACTGATTTTGGGAGTGGCTGGCAAGGATTGCCAAAGAAGATTTTCCATGGTGCTCATGTTGGGATTTTAGAAAAAGAATTCAAAGGCTTATTAGCTAGAACAACAAAGCATATTCATGAAGGTGTTGCTGAAAGAATTTATGGCGTTTGGTTTACATCAAGCTTTAAGGAAGCAGAGGAGATAGCTCAATTAAGAGCAGCAGCAAGAGGTACAGAGCCAGCAATCTTTGAAATTGATACAGAAGTCTTGCAGAAATATCATGTGCCTTTCCAGTCGTTTAAGGCTGAAGATGATATTATGCATTATGCTGTACAAAGAGATATCCCTATATCATTTTTGAAGATGCATAAATTAAAGACGCGCAGCCTTGAGAAAGAAGAGAAGGTTTTTGAGCTTGATATTGATGATGTATTAAAAGATTCAAAAATATCAGCCAAAGATGATGATTACAATACTATCGAATCCCTAAAACATGAAGGCGTAGCCGGAAAAAAGCGTAAAAAGAATACTGATTTCGGTAGTGGATATAGAGGTTTGCTTAGTGCACATAATTGGGAAGGCAGAAATATAGCAGAAGAGATATTGGATTTTAGAAATGAATATATTCTTGACAAGCGCAATAGAGATGATTTGCGAGGTAGATTGCACCAAGAGCAGATTAAGGCATTAGCGAGACTTGGGCGATTCAAAGGGAAAGAAGTGCATTTAGCGACCGATCTGCCTGAATTTATTCATACAAACAAGAAGTTATATTATGTAAACACTGATGATTTTAAAGTAACTATTGAAGACGCAGACACGTTGATTCTTAAAAGACGAGGGCTTTTAAATATATTCGACAAGCCAATCTATATCCGCGTTGCTGGCCTTGACGCCCCTGAAACTGAAGCCCACGATTTAGATCCACTATCTTTTGTTAGATGGCACCAGTCACAACCTATGGGCGAAGAGACGACAGAATTATCTAGAGATGTATACAAAAATTTGTCTCGCATCTATTTCAATCCTAGCAGACTGACATATGGTAGATATGTTGGAGTCTTAACGGACGATGAAGGAACTAATTTAAACATAAAGGCCCTAGAGGCAGGCTTGGGTACAGAGCTTTATTGGAGCAGAGATAGTTTATTTAATAAATCAGATCTTAAAAATGCGGAAGATTTTGCGAAGATAAGAGGCAATGGGTTATGGCAAAGTACATATTGGCTTGCAGAAGATTATATTAATCATAACATTACGCATAACACATTGACTAGGATAGACAAGCTTGCTGAGGATGCAAACTATGCCGAGCTTGAAACTTTGCTTTATGACATAGAGAATCGTGGTAAAATCACAAAGGAAGATAGGGCTAAATTACGTATTTTGAGTGATAGTATTGTTGCAGATAAGGCATATAGGAAACGTTCGATGTCTTATTATGCTTATAAAAAATATTATTCTGGGCATGTAGGGACTGTCCAGGGGCTGCACGATAGGAAAATAAGCCACACAAAGTATTAAATTTATATTATATTACAGCATGAGACAGAATCAAATATATAAATTCGCTAGACGGGCTCAAAGGTCAGTTCAACGTTTTGGTTCTAGGGTTGCTAGAGATTCAGAGCGTTTTGTTGTTGGTAACCCGATCAAGAGGGGGCTGACTTGGGGCGCATTTACGTTTGGGATTGAAGCCCCTTTTATGAAGAGCCCATTTATGAAAGCAGCTATATTGGGCGGAGGGATATTGACAGCTAATCAAGTTCTTAACAGCGAAAGGGGCGTAATTGTAGAATCTGCAGATATTATGTTTTCAGGCTTTGGTGCAGGTTTTGGATCGTCTGCTTTTGCAATGCTTGGCGGTGCTGTTATGCCTGGATTAGGTCATGTGATTGGGTGGGCGGCAGGAGCTTTAATTGGTGGCGGTTTAGGATCAGAAGTTGTTGATGAGATCCATAGAGCTGCTATAAAGGGTCATTCGTTAGCAGTGCCTACCTTTAGAGGTGGTAATAAATTTATAGATTCTGAAATGACGTATACAATGAGACAGAGGGCAGTTGCTGCTATTCAAAAATCACATATGAATGCTAGGTTTATGTTAGGCAATGAAGCAAGAATTATGCATGTTTAAGGGGAATATAACATGGCTAATATAAGGTCTAATGAAGGGTTTAATAGCTGGGATGCAATAAGACTTGGTACCGGGCTTATGTTAGGCGGATGGGGTATCCGCATAGCGTCTAAAGCGATGTCTCGCTTTGTTGGAGATACTCTTTTCGGTACTTTAAAAGGTGCTGGTAGTTATGCTATGAGAAAGGGGACAAAGCTTGCTGGTAGGTCTTATGAGTTCTCTAAGAATGCAGCGACTTCTGCATATTCTGGGTTTCTTTCTGGCTATAGAGGTGAGGCTGGTGTAGGTACAGCTTTTATGGCAGGTAGTCGCGCAAGGGCTTTAAGTGCTGCAGCAAGGAGGAGCGCTTCTGCTTTTTCTTATGGTTTTTCTGGACGTGGGCCAATGTCTGCTTTTGGCGGCACTAAATATACCCGCGCTGCTGCTAGTCTTGGCAATTATTTTGGCGGTGGTGCGGCTGGCCTGGGAGCTTCTAAAACTTTATATAGCAGATTGCAGCCTCATCTTGGTGATATTTCTCAAAGGGCTTTTACTAGAGCTATGAGGGTTGGAGGAGCATCTCTAGGCGCTTATATGCTAAACCCGTTTAGTGATTGAGGCAATTTATGGCAGACAATGATTCTCAACGCTATGTAAAGAATGGTCCAAACTTCGACAATCCTATCTGTCAGGAATGTCTTAAAGAAGAGAGGAACCATTATGTAAAATGCAGAGGGATTATAGACCCGGAGAAGTTTATACCTCCGGGTCTTGCTACTTCACTTGATGAGGATCAATTGCTTGAGTTAAAGGCAGCTTATGACCCTGTTACTTGGGCCAATTTATATCTTGGCTGGTCTCCAAGGTCTAGTAGGGAGTATCATTTTTACGATAGAGATTCAAATATACCAGATATACATATAGAGGCGGGGATTGAGTATCAAAAGACAATGTTAAACTGTTCTGCCTACAGGACTATGTATCGCGTCGGTAGGCGTGCAGGTAAAACAGATGCTTTATGCGTGTTTACTCTATATAAGCTTGTAACAAATAGTGATTATAAGGTCTTGTTTATTGCCCCGCAAAAATCTCATGTAGATAACTTTTTCGAGAGATTTGATAAGTTAATAGAAAGTAGTGATAGAATTTCTGCTGATGTTGTCAGAAATGTATCGTCGCCACATAAGAGGATAGAGTTTAGTAACGGCAGTCGTATTGTAGGCTTTACGTCTGGGTCTTCTTCTGGCTCGCAAGCCACCAATGTTCGAGGGCAGTCAGCTGATTTAATTGTTATAGACGAGTGGGATTATCTTAATCCTGAAGACATGAAAGCTATCCGGGCTATTTTGATGACAACCCCGGATACTATTTTAAAAGGGGCGTCTACCCCTTCTGGGCGTAGAGATCTTTTCTATGTTGAGTGCAACACGATTGGCCACAAAGAATTTCATTATCCATCACAGGTTTTACCATTCTGGAATGATGACATGGAGCGCGAAATGCGCTCTATGTATACGGCAAATGAATATAGACAAGAGATTCTTGCCGAATGGGGCTTTGATAATGTTGGTGTCTTCCAGAAAGAACATGTAGATAAATGTCTTTTAGATTATTCATATGAAGATATAAAGCCTGAGTCAAAGTTTTTATATGGAATAGGCGTTGACTGGAATGACGATAAAATAGGGACGCAAATTTATGTAATAGGTTATAGTACTGAAGATTGTTTATTTTATGGAGCTGCTAAATATAATGTTGCTAAAGCTGGATGGACCCAAGCTTTAGCCATAAAGAAAATTATAGAACTAAACAGAATATGGAATCCAGTTTTTATTTACGTAGACGAAGGATATGGAGCGACGCAGATTCAATTATTACGGCAATATTCTTATGAAAAGATAGGTAAAGTTTCGCCTAGCGATCCAGATGTCAAGTTAAAGGATATAGTAAAGGGCATCAATTTTTCGTCTAAGGTAGATGTTAGAGATCCTATTACAAGGCAGCCTGACAGAAAAGATATGAAGCAATTTTTAGTTCAGAATGCTGTTAGGCGGGTAGAAGATGCTACTGTCAGAATACCATCGACTGACAAGGAGTTAATTGGACAATTACTTAATTATATTATTTTAAGGCGTAGCGCTACTGGCAAGCCTATTTATAGCCCGAATAGTACTAAGATAGGCGACCATTTATTAGATGCATTTATGCTTGCTTTACTTGGGTTTACTTTAGAATATGGAGACCTTATTAAAACCAAGGCCGTGTCTACTGTCAGCTTTGTGAATACTGGTGATAGCACTAGAGAAGATTTAATCCAAAAAAGATATCCAGAAGAAAGATCGGTTGATAGAACCAATTATTTTGCTATTGGAAGAACAGGGACTGGCAAAGTAACAAGGGATAATATTTGGAAATGGCCAGGGTTTTTGAGAGATGAACCATTACCTAGACCTAACAGAATGTTTCTTGGTCGTGGTAGACGCAACCATATAAATAGAAGGAGCGTTTGGTAATGCTTGGTTTATATGAAAAATCGACAGCAAGTGGGGATTATATTCCGTTTTCATTTAATGATGACATTTCTAACGTAATTAAAGAATCTTTTAATAGTTCTACTGGAGCAATAAAAGAGCGCCAGTTTTTTATCAGAAATGACGACGCTAACGTTTCTTACTCGTCAATTACTCTAACTCCACTTCCGAATGAATTAGTTAATGTAAGTGCTGATATAAATATCAAGTTGAAATTAGGTGATATGCGCCCTAGCCAAGATGAATGGTCTAATGTGGTAGCTGGTGCCTCATTGTCTATTCCTGATATTTCAGACACGCTTTATCATAGTTTTTGGGTTAGGATCGAAGTGAGGCAAAATGCAGCTATTAGAGTCGAAGATGATATATATTTTGAATTGAGGGCAATAGAGGCATGAATAAGAGTCTCTTTGGTAAAAAGAATGTTACATGGCAAGATCCATATGTAGCTCCGTCTTTATATAGAAGCAAAAGTAAGAAAAAAGCTGCTGAACCTGTAACACCTGATGATGTTAAGAGTAAGGTGGAAGAAGCTATTCGTCAAACTCAAGAAAATATAAAGATTATAGATTCGAGAGGCTCTGGTATATTTTATGAGTTTTCTTATGATAAAAACCCTGAAGTTGCTGATGCAGTTGATATGCTTTTTGATGGGGCTAAAAATATTATTTCATACGAAATGTATAAGACTGCACTTGGTTATGCGATAAAAATTTTAAAGAATAAGGTTTCCGATTCTAGTACAGTTGGGGATATTGTTGATTGGTAGGTGAGAGTTATGGCAGGCGGCGTAGATTTAGTAGATAAAGTCGACTTTGAAGGTGAAAATGTAATACAACAAAATATTAAGGATTTATATGGGAGACTGTATCAATATATTATGAAAGATTTTAGGCATGTTGAAGACTGTAAAAAATGCCATGAAAAATTAAACGATCTATTTAATGGACATACACACAATATAGACCATGAGCACCGCTTTGATTGGTATTGGAGTCATCCTGGTGGGTCTGCAACAGGAGTTACAAATATCATACTATCTGAAAGCGCATCCCCGACTCAGCGTTCTACAGTTATTGCATTGCCAGCCAACGCCGAAAGTAAGAAGACTTTTGATGTTTTGAGAGGGAATCAGATTGTACATAAAAACTTTATTGCTAAGGGCATTAAACCATTTAAGGTGGTTTTTTAATTATGTTTGGTGTAGAAGATAAGCATCTTGGAGCATGTTTGGCAATTATTAACTTTTTCGAAGAAAAACTATCTAAGGATAATCGAGATGTTGCTACTGATGTTTTAATGCTAAAGCCAAGCTTTAGAAGTTTAGAGAATTTATATGCAATGAGAAGTGTTTTAAACTCTTACGTAGACCAAAGTGAAGAAGATGAGTAGTAAGTTTATAAAAGAATGCGTTCCATGTTCAGAGCGGCTAAATTTGTCTGAAGAGTTTAATGTATCAGATGATTTAGTAAATATTTTTATGCATTGGGCTGATTTTTCTTTAGAAAATGCTAAGGCTATCAATAGACTTCTTAATAGCACTGATGTCTATGACTCATATTGTGAGTTGTTAGATTTTTTTGATTCCCAATGCGTCGTAGATCTAAAGGCCATTTTTAGCCTTCTTGCATGGCAACTTGCTAATCTTAATACTGCTTTATTGTATAATTTACGTTCTGGTATTTTTAGCTTATTATCTCCATTTTTTATGCCGCTAACTGGCAAGTTAACTGATCTTTTAAATAAGTATATAAGTTTGGTTTTGCCTAAGATTGACTGTTCTATAAATTCCCTTATTGATGTTCTAGATAAGATCCCAGGGGAAACAGAGATAGAAGAGATTGTTTATAGATATAAACTTGCAAAAGAGGAACTGTCTACGCATGAGTACAATATAAAAAATCGTATTTTAGAAAGGGACCATGCAATTTTATCTGGTAGTGACTTATCTTCACTTAAGACGTCTTCTTATGCATCTGCTGATAATTACGGAGATGCTATAGAGATGATAAAGCAGGTAGGGAAGCGGAGTAAGTCACTGCCGAGAGACAAGTATTTCAATTTTATTGTTAAACCAATGGCTGATGCTAGAAATAAGATTAATAATAAACTACAAGAGCTTAAGAATGACCTAGAAGGATTCATTAGACTTGACGCATCATCGTCCAGTGATTTTGCATTTTTAATCCAACAGATTACATCTGTTAAGCGCATATTGTCTTTTTTAGAGCCAGTAATAAATGGGCAATTCTCTCGTTCTGCAGCTGGATGTGATGGTACTTCCTTTTTTAGAAAGAAGCCTGATGTTGGACAAAGTGTGCCAAAAAATACCACAAATAACAAAGGGGATACATTCGGAGATAATACTGATAATACTGCAGAAGTTATGTCAAGAAATGTCGCCAAGAATGAAAAAACTATAATATCTGATGAGATAGTTTTACAAAATTTGAATGCTATTTTGGAAGATTCTGGCTTTGAAGTTGTAACAGAGAATAATAAAATAACGTTAAAAACTAAAGACTTAGATAAAAATGTTGTTTCAAGTGTACAGGCGAATTTTGGATTTTTTGCACGTTTGAGTAATGGAATTGATGCTAAGACAGATTCTAAGGATTTTTGTACATGAGCAATATTAATAATATTAAAAAACGCAACACAAGAAGAAAAAAGCGTGGCGCTGGCACTAATATGAATCCTGATCGTCAGTTGAAAGTTGTCAGGTCATCTCATATTCCTTTATATTACGAGGCCGGTAGGGACTCTTTTGTAGTTGCAGAATATGACTTGCGAGAAATTTCTACTATTGAAGATGTCGAGTCTTTCGTAAGACAAGCTTTTAGAAAAAAAACATCTTTAATGTTCAAGGAAGGATATGATCTTGTAGGTGAAAATATCGAAACTATAAATTATATTAAGGAGAGATTCAGGCAAATTTCATATGTTTCCGATAAGCCGATCGATTTGCTGTTGCGAGAGATTGGTGCTGACTTAATAAAGTTCTCTAATGCGTTTTTGTATAAAGCTAGAAGCGCTAGATCTTCAGGCGGGCGTGTTAGGGTTTCAAAAACGGGCAAACGTAAGTTAGACCCTGTTGCTGCATACTTTAGAATCCCACCTGAAACTGTTCAAATAAGACTTAGTAAGTCTAATAAGATTACACATTACAGACAAATGATGCCGGATGGTAGATATAAAGATTTTGCTGCTGAAGATATTATTCATATCTATCATGATCGCAAGGCTGGGTTTATCATGGGAACTCCGGCATTAATCCCAGTTATTGACGACATTAAGGTTTTGCGTAGGATTGAAGAAAATGTAGAGTTAATGGTATATAAAGACCTTTTCCCTCTTTATCATTATAAGGTTGGGACTGAAGATGCTCCGGCGATGACATATGGGGATGGCACTACGGAAGTTGACATAGTGCGTGATGCCATAGAACAAATGCCATTAGAAGGTACTGTAGTAACTTCTGAACGTCATAATATTAATGTGATAGGCGCTGAAGGTCATGCATTAAAGGCTAGTGAATATCTTGATTATTTTAAAAAGCGTGTCTATGCTGGACTAGGGTGTTCTTCAATTGACTTTGGAGAAAGTGGTACTTCTAACAGATCTACGTCTGAGACTCTATCGAAAGCTCTTATAGATGATGTGAAGGGCTATCAGAAAGTATTGTCAATCTTTATTAATCATTATATCATTAAGGAACTTTTATTAGAAAGTCCGTTTGTTGTAGGATGGAATGTTAATACGAAGGATGAGGTTTACTTTAAGTTTAAAGAGATAGATGTAGATACAAATATTAAGAAGAGCGCTGATGCTGTTAATCTTTTTAACTCTAATTTGATAGAAGAAAATGAGGCGCGTGAAATGATTGGATATGAGCCAATGACTGAAGAGCAGCGCAAACGGACTTTCAGTGAACTTGTTGGCAAACCAATGGCTGAACATGAATCTTTACTTAAAAACAAAGTAGAAGGTTCTGTTTCATCTGCAAAGAATAGGGTGCAGCCTGAGAATCAACATGGGAAGAAAACAGGACCTCAGAAGTCAGTTAAAGATCTCGTATCTTTTGTTTTTGACGGATTAAAGGCAGGTAAAAATAAAGATATTAATGCCATATTAGCTTCAATGTTCAGCGATATGTTTATTGTTAAATATACTATACTTCTTGAGGAAGAAGTTAAAGATAAATTAAAACTTGAAGAATATTCTACTTTGTTAGTTAATACTGTTAATGAATCTATTAATGATTTATCTGTTATTGCTTTAGATTCACTTAATAGAGATTTAAGCAGAAATAGAGAAGATTTGCCAAGTTTAGATGTTTTAAAGAAAGTGTTTGTAAAGCATATACAAGCTACTAAAGATGGGTTCAGTGCTGCTTGTGAGCTTTTGCAATAAGGAGATATGAAATGGCTCATATATCGTTTAAAGATTTTTTCCATTTTGATGCTAGCGCAATTAAAGATAATGTAAAGTTTTTTCATGAAACAAAGGATAGTGCTTCTGAAACTGGGCATTCAATAAAATGTCAAATCAGAGCTACATTTTCTGCTGTTATAAATAAAAATAATAGATTTGATATGCCTCATGCTGTTAAAAAGGGCGCTGCATCATTACTTGACGAGTACCCAAAACCTATATTAGTAGGTCATTATGATGAAATTGATCCTATTGGTCGCGTCTCCGATTATGAATATGTAGATATTTCTTCACAGTTCCAAATTCCTAAAATAAAATCATTTCTTGACCCTAAGACATCTTATATATCTAAGTTAAAAGTTGTTGATTTCATTGTCGAAAACTTGATTCCGCTAAAAGGTTATAAAGGCCTTGGCTATATAGATGTCATAGCAGACATAAGCGACCCGAGGGCTATAAGAAAGATATTAGATGGCAGGTATTTAACTGTGTCAATTGGCGGTAGATCCGACAAAATGGTCTGCTCAGTATGCAAGACGGATTGGGTTAGCGAAGATTATTGTGAACATACTCCTGGCGTCGTTTATGACGGGAAAAGGGCTTTTCTTATAAGTGGCAATATATTATATAACGAAATATCATTTGTGAATAAGCCCGCCAATCCACATAGTCAGGTAGTGAAGATTGACGAAGCAAATAATGTGAGGGATGAAGTAAGAATTGGTTCTAATGATGATTTTAATGATCATTGCTTAGTGAGTTTTGATTTAACAGATTCTTGTCAAGGAGAAGAAGAGATGGCGGTAAAGAAGAAGAGAAAGAAGAAGGTTGAAGATATTGAAAAAGACATCAAAGATAAAGATGTCAATACTGAAGATAAAGAAGAGGTAAAAGATTCTAAAGCCAATGATGACGTAAAAGATAATAATGTTGATGAAGAGCAGAAAGAGCATGAGAATGTAAAAGCTTCTTCTGAAGATAACGAAAATAATGGTAATGTAGTTGACGAAGAAGAAAAAGAGGATAGTTCTAAAGAAGAAGAGCTTCCTGCTATTGAAGAAATTATCAAAGACGAAGAGGCTAATTATGAGGCGATTGCTGCTGTTTTAGATGAATTAGAGTTAAGCGATGCAAAATTAAGCGCAGAACAGCGTAAAAAGTTAAAGGGTTCTACATTCTGCGGCCCTAATAGATCTTTTCCTGTTCCTGATTGCGCTCACGTAACTGCTGCGAAGCGTCTTTTAGGGAGATATAAAGGAAGCGGTTCTAAGTCTGCTATTCTTGCTTGCGTTGAAAGAAAGGCAAAGAAACTTGGATGTAATAAAGATGCTGAAGAAGAAAAGAGTAACAATCAAGCTACTAATGAAACTAAAGTAACTGATAAAGAGCTTCTTGAGCAATTTAATGGTCTAGTTGAGCAATTGAAAGAGCGCGGTATTTATAAGTGCCCAGAGTGTGAATCGCTCCAGAAGGATCTAGAAGATAAAAATAATGAGTTATTTGTTGTTAATTCAAGGAATACAGTTCTTGAAGATGAGATTAACGCTGTAGAAGAAAGTTATGTTGAATTAAAAGATAAATTTAATGAATATAAAAAAGACGTGTTAAAGGTATACAAGAAGGCTTTAGGAGAAGATGAGAGTATTACAGATAAAGAAGTTGAGGATTTAGATAACATTTTAGATAGCTATAAGGAGAAGATTAATAATCCTCAGTCAAAGACAGAAGATAAGGATTTCGAAAAAATAGAAGACCCGACTCTGAAAGATGACAACAACAGTGAAGACAAGAGTAAAGTTGCTGCAGTTAAAGACATTATGGATAAATATCATTTAATCCGTAGATTATATGGACTGAAGGCTGCTAGCGATTTTATTCAAAAATCGATCAAGAGTAACAAATAATCTTGTTAGGAGGAGTTTAAAGAAATGGCTCAACAATATAATGCTAATTTTAAACCTTGGGACCACCAGGGAACATTAACTCCTAACCTCGAAGTAATGGAGGGTGTTCGGCCTGGTATTTATAAGGTGGCCGATTATCTTCCATTGGTTAGGTTTGATAAGTACTTTGAAGAGTTTTATGTAATTCACCGTGGTAAGGCAGTTGCTTTAGACCATGGCAACGCTATGGTTCCTGCTGGCCTGAAGGCCCAGATTGATTGGGCTGTAGATGGGGCTGGTGCTGCTATTATTCAGACTGGTTCTGATACAGCTGCAACGCAGGTAGCTAATCTTCGTGCAGCTGCTGCAGCTAATAATCTTACAGTTTACACTCAAACAGATGTTGATGAAGGTGTTGTCAATGCTGCCGGTAACGCTGTTGTTGCTGGAGAATGTGTTATTGAAAGCTTTTTGGACTTAGTAGACTCTCAGCCGCCAGCTCGCAGTTCTGTTCGTACAGTTTCAGAGGCTATCGGTGTCAATTTCCAGAATGCTTGGCGTTGGGTTGGTGGAGACGGTGTGAATCCTGCTAACTTCCGTCAGCATAACCACAATCTACAGCATGGCGTTGGCTTGCTGTGTGACTATGTTATTGAACTTCCTGCTGTGACAGATACTGATTATGCAAATGCCGCTATGACTGGTGTTGCTGCTGCTATTTACACTTCTGGGTCTCCGTTCAAGCCCGGAGATTTCTTGAAGTACGATTTCAATTCTAATTGGGTTAAGGCAGATCTTTCTGCTGATACTATTGGGAATATTTTAGGCCAGATTATTAAGGTTGACACTGACTTCCCGAAGGATTATCTTGATAGAGTTAAGACTGCTTATGATAATCTTGGCTCTACTGCAGCTCAGCGTGCCCTGAACCAAATGCCTGGTTCTGCTTCAAGCGGTATGCCTGATGCAATTAATTTCGCTGGCGGTTCATCCGCACCGACTCTGCTGTGGGTGAACTTGATCAACCGCTAAGCAAGATATATCAAATAGGAGGAAAACATTCAATGGAATTTAAAGATTTTCATGAATATGAGTATGTATGGCGTAGCGGTGGTCATACACCCGATGGCGATAAGGTTCCTATTACTGACGCCATTAACATCGCTAGCGCTCCTGAATATTTACCGAAAGTGATTTCAAATATTGTCAAAGAGGCTGTGGAGCCATTGCTGGTTGGCACTAGCCTTTTACAGCGCATTAATTATAAGGCTGGACAAGTTATTTCTTTCCCTGCAACTGGTGCCTTGTCTGCAGCCGATATCCCAGAGGGTGGTGAGTACCCAGAAACTCAACTGAACATCGCTGGTGGGACAGTTGTGGCTAACATCGGGAAGAGCGGTATTGCAGTGAAAGTTACAGAAGAAATGATCCGCTATTCTCAGTATGATGTGATTGCTATGCATCTGCGTGCAGCAGGTCGTGCATTAGCTCGCCATAAGGAAAAGAAGATTTTTGATTACATTACATCCATGGGAACTGTCTGCTTCGATAATGATAATATTTCTAATGGTATTTTTGGTCGGCCTACAACTGGTCGTGGTTTTGACGGTTCAGCTAATGGTTCTATTACAATGGATGACATTTTTGATACTTATGGTCAGATTGTGGCCCAGGGCTTTATTCCTGATACTCTGATTATGCATCCTCTTACTTGGACAATGTTTGTTAAGGACCCCACCCTTCGTGCTTTTGCAATGCAGGCAGGAGGCGGGACAATGTTTGCTAGCTACTCTGGTAATCCTGCTGGCAGAACTCCTTGGGATAATATGGGCGGTCTTGGTATGGGCACTGGTCAGAATGTGACTCCAAGCTCTCCTGTGAATGAGTATTCACAGACAATCACTTCTGCTCCTCAGCTGCCTAGCTATCTACCAACTCCTTTCCGGATTATTGTGTCACCTTTTGTGCCTTATAATCCTACTGGCGGGCCTAATTCCAGCCCTGTTACTGATATTTATATGGTTGATAGCCGCGAAGTTGGTGCTCTTATTGTTGACGAGGATGTGACAACTGACGAATGGAATGATCCTTCTGTGGATATCCGCAAAATTAAGCTTCGTGAGCGTTATGGCATTGCTATTCTTAACGAGGGGCAGGCCATTGGAGTGATCAAGAATGTTGTTAATGTCCAGAATCATTGGGATTCTGGCCCGGCACAGAAGACTGGCGGTGTCCAGCTTGCTGCTGGTGAGATTTCTGAGATCAACGCTTCTACTGGCGATATCTTCTAAAGATACGGCTACTGCATATAACAAAGGGCGAGGGGCAACCCTCGCCCTTTAACGAGAGGTAACTGTGGAAGTAAAAGTAGAGAACGGGAACGTAGATAAAGCATTAAGGAAGTTGGCTAAGAAATTAGATAAAGACGGTCTTTTCAGAGATTTGGCTGACCGGATAAAATATCCTACTGTCAAAGAAAGGAGACGTCTAAAGAAACGTCGAGCTGCTTTAAAGCAAAAATATCGCAAAACTATAGAAGATTGAGGTCTACTATGAAAATTAAATTAAAGCCTAATTGTCCAGCTTGGGGGTTATTAGATCAAGATGGCAAGAAGGCTATCTTTTTTTTAAATCGCAGAAACCCTGAAGTTGAAATTGATTATTTTTCTTTACCAGAACATTTGAGAGGTGTAATCAATAGAGGTGTGGCTTTAGATTTTATTGAAGTTAGTGAAGAGCCAAAGGTAGAAGTTGTAGAGCCTGAAAAAGTTGAAACTGTTAAAGACGACCGCGTGATTAAACCAGCTGAATTAAATAGACGGGCCAAGGATTTATTGCGTGGTAATATTACTAAAATTCGCAAGAATATTAAGGACGAAACTCTTACTTGCACGATTGTAAAAAGAGCGCTTTATTTAGAAAAATCTAGAAAGAAGCCTCGTAAGATGGTTGTTAGTGTTTTAAGCGGATGGTTAGAAAAAAATGAATGTTAGTTTTTTTTATCCATCAGATGGAACTACTGGTGTGCCGATTGGAGAGACTATTTATGCAGACTTTGACGCTATAGTTGATCCAGGATCAATTAATGCTTCAACCTTTATTGTTGTAGATACTTCTGATAATAATCGTGTGGTTGAGGGTTCATATGATATTACAGATACATCGTCTGGAAGTAGAGTATCATTCACCCCATCTTTTGATTATAATTCATTAACTACATACAAAATAATTTTATCAAAATATATTACTGCTGATACATTAATTAATTTTACAGGAGATGCGTCTAAAGTTTCTTTTAGTGGGCCTTATTTGGGGTCTTCTGCTGATACGTATCATATTACCATAGCTGATCCTGGAGGTGCCGTCGGCGAAGCTCAATTCACGTGGTATAAAGCTTCGGCTCCATTGACGATAGAAGGTCCATTTACTGCAGATGGAACTGTCATTTTAGATTCAGGCATTGTAGTAAATTTTTGGGGTGGGACTTTAGCTTCAGGAGAAACTTTTTCTATAGATGTTATCCCTGCCGATTATTTACCCCAAACTTATTCTTGGACATTTACAACGGGTTCTGGGGATGCAACATCTGCTCCTCCAGCGCCATCTACATCTATTTCTAATGTTGATGCGATTGTCAGTAAGTTATTGTCGGTTATTAATATTACACCAGAGTTTGGGTCTTATAACGTAGTCCCTAGTAGCAATGGTACTTTAGATATAAGAATAAAATTATCTGATGACATAGACCAAGCAACAGTCAATAGTGATAATATTTCTATTTCAGTAAAAGACATTGAAACTGGTGTAATAAAGACTGCTACCTTTACGCTTTCTGTAGAGAACAATGATACAATTTTAATTAGTATTTCTGATATCAGTTGAGGTGTTTTATGGGTGATTTGACGGTTAATTTTTCACGTAAAGAATTTGCATGTAAATGCGGCTGCGGTGCTGATCATATAGATCTTGGGTTAGTGTATAGGCTACAAGCAGCTAGGTTTATTGCTGGTGTTCCATTTGTAATTAATTCTGGCGTTAGATGTAAAGAACATAATTCAGCATTTAGTTCTCCTACTAGTTCTCATATTCCTGGGTATGCTGTGGATATTGCCTGCAATGAAAGTCGCAGTAGATTCAAAATTATAGATGCTCTTTTAAAAGCTGGATTTGAAAGGATAGGTATTCGTCACGATTTTATTCATGCTGATGTTGACCCAGAGAAACCAGCGGAGGTAATGTGGGACTATAACAGAAAGGAGAAATAATAAGATGACAAAGCAACTTGAATATATAATGAAAGCAGTTTTACTCTTTAAAAATATTTCTGAAGAAGCAGAATTTAAGGATAAAGAAAAGCCGTTATGGCTTCGGCGTCGTGTATTAGGTAGCATTGTTGGTTTATTCGGAGTTGTCTCTGTTGCCTTTTTTGGCAGGGAAATTTCTCCAGAGGTGATATCAAGTTTAACCAATAATCTAGAAGTTGTTGTTGGTGGCGTTGTGGCCATTTGGGGGACTGTACTCACAATAGTTGGGCATACTAATAAGAAGGAATAATACAAATGGCTTTGGGGTATTCTATCAGCAAGCCAATAGTTTTTTATAAGGCATTTTGGGAAGGTTTAACGAATTTTGTTTTAGACGGTTATCCTATAGACCTTGGCAAAGATAAAATATTTTGCATGCTTTTAACCAGCGATTATGAGCCTAGTGTCGAGAACCATCAGTATTTACTTGACGTAAGTAATTATGAAGTCAATACAAGTTCTCGATATTCAGAAGGCGGCTTCTTGATGAGAATATACCCAGTTATTTATGATGGTAAAGATTCTAAGACAGGTGACACTGTTTCAAATATACTGTGGAAAGCTAGTCCAATAGTTTTTTACCCCGTAGAGCAAGGAGACGAAGCAAACGCTTTTGACAATGCAAGGTTTGCTATTTTGTATAAAGAGGTCAGAGATCAATCTGGATCTCTGTTAACCGCTAGTTCACCTCTTATAGGTTATTTGGATTTTGGTTATGAATATACTAACCTTAATGCTGTATTGAGGGTTGACTTTGAAGATAGTGGGTTTTTAAAGATCTCTAGGTGAGAAAAGAATATTTAGGGGGCGTATTTTTTTGTTTTTTATATTTGTTCATGTCGTAAGTTTGGTCCCCTGACTCCGACATGATAAATGAAGATTTAAAGCCCCTCTTACAAGAGGGGTTTTTTGTGTCGGGTTTTTATAGTATTCTATAATATAATATGACTGGAGATTTACTACCTTGAGTATACTAGAAGCGAAAATAGGTTCTTATTCTGCAAATGGGACAACTGAAGATGATCCCTTTAAGAATTTAGTCATAGAAGTAGAAATAAAGAATATTAAAAATTCTGAAGGGTTTGTATATCCTGAAGTAAAGACAGTTTTTTTAACTGGGTTATACCCATATTACGGTAATGCAGAAAAGGTAATGTCAGATATTGGTTCACAACGTTCTGACGTTACGTATGCTGATGTCGCTAAGTTTATTTTTGACAATAGTGCATATGCTCTATATCAATTTAGAGCAGAGCAGATTACTGATGATTATTTAAAATTTGCTTTGAAGCAATGGGTTAATTGTAAGACTGCATATGATTTATTAATTTATGGCAATTCGTTTTCTAATAAAATTTTTAAATCATTAGCAGATTTTTCTGTTTCTAAAGCAATTGGTACAGGTGGAGGCAATATTGCAGGAGATTTAGCAGAGAGATTACTTGATTGCATAAATAAATGGGCCGATGTATTATTATTTAAGGTTGCAGATGCAAATACTGGTTTTGCTACTGCAGTAAGATCTAAGGATGCTATAGAAAGTGCTGGTATAGGCAGGACTTATATTATGAATCCAACTCACCCTGGTGCCAATACAAAAATCGTTGTTAAAAAGCGTAGATATGGTAGGACATATCAGAGACGTTTTTAGATATGGATATTAGAAAAGAATTTAATGAATTAATGGATGAGATTGCTCATCTAGTAATATATCGCCGTTTTAGAAGAAATAATAATGGGAAAAGAATAAGATGTGTGTGCTTTAGCGATCTTACGAGAGAAGGTGATAAAGATACAGGATGTCCATATTGTAATGGTGAAGGTTATTTATATGATGAAGAATGGGCTCATGCTTATGATGTCCTAGCAACGAGTGGTCAGAAGGCTAAGGATCCAAGATTTTTTTTAGAGGCAGGTGTTTTGACTAAGCCTTACAAAACATATTATTTTAAATATAATTTTAATCCTGTCAGAAATGATGTTATTTTAGAAGTTAATTTAGACAGCGATGGTGTCCCAGTAAATCCTGTGCAAATTGTTGAAACACATGATATTGTCTTGACAGACCCTGTTAGAGGCAAGAACGGACGGATAGAATACTGGAGATGTTTTGTTAGAGGTTATGGGGATGCCTTAAATAGCGCATTATGATTCATAATATTTCAAAAACATTAAAGGAAAGTGCTAGACATAACTTGGGGATAGAAGTAATAACCCAATATATTGCTAGTAAGCTAGATGTCAGCAACCAAGAAAAAAGATCTGGGGATATTGATAAATTTTATGAACTATTAAAGGAGATCGTTAAAGAAAAGCAAATAGATGAAAATATTAAAACCCCGATAGAAATTATAGAAGCTGTAAACCCTGAAGAATTTAATGGTGAAATAATAACATTTCATTTGAAATCAAGACGACCTGGGGTATTTGGCAAAGGCGAGCCAATGAGCGATGTGCCGCCAAAAGCTTATCGTGCTGTTTATAGAGGTAGCGAGCCGGACAAGGTGAACCCAGGTTACAGTAAGATGACTTTTAGTTTATTTTATGATAATATTATAGAAATAACATGTTGGGCTGGGACGAATAAACAAGCAAATTATAGAGCTTTATGGTTTGAAGAGTTAATGAATGAATATATTTGGCTTTTTAAACTAAATGGGTTGATTCAGGTTTTATATTTAGGGAGAGAAGAGGATGTTACTGAGTCGGGTATGGGTATACATGGCAGGCCTCTTCGGTATTATGTCAGAAGCGAGAGAATATTCTCAGTTTCTGAAAAGAATGTCGATAAGTATATTTTAAAATTAAAACCAATGAAGGAGTGAATAAGTAATGGCTGATTTTACAAATCTTCCAGGTTTAACAGTCACTAGGGCTGATGGCAACTTGAACCTTCCTGGTCAAGATATTCGCCCTCGTGTTCTTATTCTTGGTACTGCTTCAAAAGGAACTTCTTTTGGACTTTATCGAGTCGACCGTTCCGATGAAGCTGAATACGTTTTTGGGTCTGGTGACCTAATTAAGGGAATGTATGAGGTGGGTGCTGCTGGAGCTAGAACAATTTATCTTATGAGATTAGGGCGGCCAGCTACATTAACTGGTTTTTTGAGTGCTAATACTTCAGCTAAGGTCACTATTTTAAACGAAGATCAGACTTATGTCGATAATGTCACTATTAGCTGGGATGACACTAATGGATATCTTACTGTAACGCATACTAACCCAAATACTGGTGCTAGTGACGTTTTATACGATAATGGTTCTTCTGTTTATCAAACTGATAAAGTGGCAGTTGATGAAGGAGCTGGTTTTGCTGCTGGAGATAATGGTGGCTCTGATATTACAGCCACTGCGTTTCCAAGTGTTTCTGGTACATATACTCCTGTAGTTACTTCATCTAATGCTTCTAAGATGGCACTTTATGAAATGTTAGACGAGGCTTTTAAAGAATTAGAAGCTGCTGATATGGATATGATTGTACCAATGAATGTGCACTTAGATGACCCAAATATTGCCGAAGGCGCTACTGGTGTTTCTATGACAGATTATCCTGCAGCTGGTGGCTCTAATGATATTCTTGGTAAGGTTTACAAGCAAGAATATCAAGGCAAGACGTATTATTGGTGGGATACAGATAACGATGGTTCAGCTGACATTTTCCCATCAGTTGGTTCAGCTTCTGCTACTACTGATATTGATGGCAATACCATCGCAGCTTCAGCATATGAGTCTGTTAACTTCGCTCATCTATTAGCAAGTTATTGCTACAACTTGTCTAGAAATGAAAATGAGGCAAGGGGCTTTATTGCAGTTAAGCCACCGACTTCATATGCTATTAAGGATTTAGTTGCATGGATCGGATCAGCTCCGACACGCGATAGCAATGGTAATGTGACGGCAAATGGGACAGGACTTCTTGGTAATAAATGGATGGTTGGCACTACTGACGTTGGAACCCCTGGCTTTTTTGCCACAGACAATGATATGCCTAGCGGGAGCCCAATCCTGGACTCGAATGATCAGAAGATTGATATTGGTCAGTATATTTCTGTTGTAGCTTCTCCTGTGACATTTTATAATTCTTCTGACAGTACTGGTCTTGGATATACTGGCACTGGTCATACTGCGTATGCAGGCCTTGCTGCAACGCTGGACAGTAAAGAAGCTCCTACATATAAAACTGTTCCTGGAGTATCGTTGCATTACGCGCTCCATAAAGACAAGTTGGATGCGTTAGTGGGTGCTGGTTATGTTACTTTTTCAACAAAGACAAATCGAGTCGCTGTCTTGGATGGCATCACCGCCGCATTGTCAACATCTGACTATAAGCGTTATTCTACTTTCGCTATTGCTTCTGATGTGATTACTGATATTCGCAGAGTATGTGAGCCGTTTATTGGTCGCGTACTTGCTTCTGTTGAGCGCGCGGCGATCAATACCGCAGTTGAAGGCGTTCTAAATACGCGTCGTGAACAGAATTATATTTCTAACTATGAATATCAAGTTACTTCTACTGCGGCAGAATTGACTGCAGGAATTGTTAATGTAGAGGTTATTATTGTTCCTGCTTTTGAGATTAAGAAGATTCAGCTTACAATTTCTATGAGTGTTTAATTGGTGTATATAACTAAAGCCTATTGCTTTAGTTAATTTTAGGGAGGAAATTAATATGCCTAGCAATACTGGATATGAGCGGCAAACATATAATAGCTTTTCTGGTGTAGATATTAGAGCTTCTTTTGGTGACCAGATTATTGGAGAAATCCAGGCTATTAGCTATTCTGTAACAAGAGAAAAGGCTCCTATCTATACCATGGGCGATCCAAATCCACGCTCTTTTTCTCGTGGAAAGCGCGGTATCGCCGGTTCATTAATCTTTATCATGTTTGATACGAATGCTCTCCTTGATGCATTTAAGGACAAGGATAATTATCGTTTTTATGATTGGCCTAATTCTGTTAAGCCACCTCGTACAGAGGGGCAACTACTTGGTGGAACTAGTTTAACAAGTTCGCAGCTTGCATTAATTAATAATCAGAAGGCCTCGGACGCTACTGTTGCTAAAGAATTGACAAATCCTTATTTTACTGACCAAATTCCGCCTTTTGATATTACGTTGACTGGCGAGAATGAATACGGCGCTGTTACTTCTATGAAAATTTGGGGCGTTGAGCTATTGAATGAGGGCTCTGGAGTAAGCGTTGATGATATGGTTATTGAGCAACAATATACCTTTGTTGCAAGAAATATTTCACAGTGGACTAAAGGAACAGCTAGAGTAGCTTAAAGAGGGTGGCCCCGCGAAAGCGGGGCCATAAAATAGTATGTCAGGTAAATTACCTTATTCTAACAATACTGAACCTTTATTATCTCAATTTGATCCCTATCGCGAACAATCTTCTGGTATCACAGAAGATAAGCACAAGCTTGATAAAATAGACGATGTTATTATTTATGACAAGGCTTCATATTCAGGAGTCGACATTAAATGTTTGGTCATGGGACCTCCAGGTGCAGCTGAAGGAGCAGAAGAGGGATGGATAAAAGTACTGGGGGAAGTACAGACTGTTTCTTATCAAATCCATAGAGAGAAGGTCCCAGTTAGAACATTAGGCAGAAGTGCGCCAAAAACGTATACGAAAGGTACTAAGACCGTTGCAGGGTCAATGATATTCACGCTATTTGATCGTCATGTTTTTAATTCAATGTTATTAGGATCTAAGCTTTATGGTTCTGCTAAGGATACAGCAAATCCTTATGTTACTGTAGACCAATTACCGAGATTTGATTTTGTATTATATTTTGCCAATGAACGTGGTAGTGAGTCGTTGCTTGCTATCTTAGATTTAGAAATTGTCAATGAGGGTGGTGTATTTAGTGTGAATGACATGATATCTGAAGCAACTATGAATTGGGTTGCGCAGCATATTATGCCATTAAGGTCTTTAGATGAATATAAACGAGCAATTAATAGTAAGCAAGGGGCGGTTCAGAAGGGGAAGAGATTTTCAGACATAGTTAACCAATTAGGCTATAAAGAAGTTTTAGCCAGCAATAATCCATTTATTTAATCAAATTATGACAGACGTAGTTAAGAGAGATATACCTGCAGCTAGATGGGATAACGACTTTTTTACTGGTGCCCAAGTAAATGTGTATTTTGGAGACGTTTGGGTAGACGACATTGTATCTCTAAGCTTTAGTTTAGAACAAACAAAGAGACCTATTTATGGTTATGCTTCTCAATATTATGATGCTGTTGCTAAGGGTAAAATTTCAGTAAGAGGCAATTTTACAATTAATTTTAAAGAAAATGGATATTTATATGTTATACTAGATTATCTGAAGAATAATTTTTATACTAAAGAAGAAAAAGGTGGTTCTTCAGAAACTTTGCAAAAAGCATTTTTTATGGAAAAGGCAGAGTCTGGTCGAGGTGATGCAAAGGTAATTTCTAGGAATATAGAAAATATTCTTGAGAAAAAATCTTCAGGAGCCGAAGGATTTGATAGATTAACATATTTTTTAAATGCCGATATGTCTAAATTTGAAGATTTAGCTGAAGCATATGAAGATAGTGTATGGTCAGATGAAGGGGTTTCTGTAAAGACTATTGGAGGCATCAATAAAAAATACAAAAGACCAGATGAATTTGGCCCTTTTGATATTATTATTACTTACGGCGATATTAATGCCAGCAAGGAAGATCATACAGTAAAGAGGATTACAGGTGTTGAGTTATTGGGGGCGTCTCAAATAGTAAATTCGGACAGTGAGCCGATATATGAAGCATACCAATTTATAGCTCGCAATATTCTTTAGGAGGTTTTTATGTCTAAAGCAGAAAAAGATTTAGATGTCCAGGCTGAAGAGCAGGTAGAAGGTAGTAAAGAGGCAGTAGATCCTATTATGGCTGCATTTGAGAAGATGGAGAATGGTCCATCTAAAGAGCAAATAGAGCTATGGAAAAATGAACATAATGGGGAGGTTTATATCTCCGCTTTTGATGAAGATGAAATTTATGTTTGGAGACCATTGTACCGTCTTGAGTATAAGAATATTATCAAGATGGTTAAGGACCCAATTATGGCAGACGAGAAGATGCTAGAGAAGTGTTTACTTTTTCCTAGAGTCACTCCAGAGTTTTTATCTATGACTAAAGCAGGTACTATTGAAACTATGGCTGCACAAATTAGGGAAGTTTCTAATTTTGTTAATCCAGAAACTGCCATTGGGCTTGTACGTAAGCTTTAAAATGTAAAGGATGCGTTTATTTGAAGAAAGGTATGGTATAGAATTCCAGGACGGGGAGTTTATAGTTTTTAAACTCCTCTCCTGGGGTCAATATAGGCGCTACAGAGAAATTTATTTTTCTAATCCTGATGCTCTTCCTGAAATAGAGGAAGAGATTTTTGATTTATGCGTATATAACGCTCATTTATATGATAAAAACTATCTAAAAGCTGGGACTGTCTCTACTGTCGCATATGCAATACTTAAATTATCAGGCCCAAATAGTTTAAAAGACGTAGAAGAATCTTTAACAATAGCTAGAAATAATATTAGTGATGTTGGGTATCAATTGGCTGGATTTGTTTGCAAGGCATTTCCTGCATATAAATTAAGCGATATTGACGACTTAACGTGGCATGAATTTATGAATCTCGTTGCATTATCGGAGCAGATATTAGGTAAGGACATAGATTTTAATCAAAACCAATCTATGCAGAACCAACATCAATACAACTATGTAAATAAGAAATTTCATAGGTAGGATTTTTTGTTATGCCTCAACCTACTCCTTTAATCCCTGTTGATCCTGAAGAAAGAAAAAAGAAAGGGATGCCGTGGGGGGCTGCTACTACAGCAGCCCTTATTGCTGGGCATGATCTAATAGAGATTCCTCTTATTAAGAGGTGGTTTTCTGCTAGATCTGGAATAAGGAGCTCAAGATTAACTTATCTTAATTTAGGTCTTTTTATAGCCCCCAATCAGCGTCCTGCTGGTATACAAAGTTTTAGAGATTTAACTGGCCGTTCAGAAGCTCTCGTTAAAGATGTTATTTATGAGGGCATAAGGCGACTAGAAGAGACTCCTACTAGAATTTTCCGCACTTTTGAATTATCTTCTTTATTTTCGACCATTGTATTTAGGGACACTAGCGGTGCAGTTGCTAGGTTTTCTGGAGAAGAAGCCTTAAAGTTACGTAAATATGTTACTCGTTTAGCCGGCAGAGATATTGGAGTAGAAGAAATAGCTGGCGGCATGAGAGTTATTAAAGGCTCTTTATACGGAGTCAATGTCAATGGAGAAATAGGCAAAGAGCCACTCGTCAAATTTGTAACATTCATGCAGCGCAAATGGACTCCGTATCATGAGAAAATTAAAGGAGCCAGGCAAGAAAGACTTTCTCATTACAGCAAATTAGCCAAAGAATACGAGGCTATGATTGCTGGAGAGGACTTTGGCAGAATAGCTGCACACAGGGGCGAAAGCGACTTTTTACTTTTGGTAGGTGGACGTAATCGCTCTGAAAGTTCTATGCGCACAATCAATGCCTTTTTGAGAGTGCAAAGTAAGAAATTTTTTCATTTGCTTGACGATCCTTTTGAAGCTTTACAAGAGATTACAGGCGTTGTTAGCAAAAGGTTAGGTCGCGGTTCTCGTCTTTGGGAAAAAATAGGCATTAGGGGTAAATTAGGTCTAGCAGGTGATTATTCTGGGTCTCTAGCTGAAATGTGGGCCAGATGGCTTTTGCCTGGCAAAGGTAAAATGGGATGGAGGCTTGGTGCAATTGGAAGCTTTGTAGCGCTGCCTTTTATTTATAAAATAGCAGAAGCGCATTTAAAGGTCCCTAACACCATTCTGGAGGAAGGCCCGACAGCAGCATTGGCCACCTTATATGCTAAGGGGGATATTTTAAGAGGTCAAGTTAGTGAAGCTTTAGGAATACAAAGCTTCATTGAAAAACAAGAAGAATTAGCGCCGGGATCTACAAAGGGCATAATGTCTTACTTAGCATTCCCTGCCTCGTTCGCTATGACGGGCGCTGTGGCCTCCGGAGCCCTTACCATGACCCATCGGTTAAGTAAGGGTATGTTAGGGGCTAGAGAGGAGGCTCAGGCCCTCAGAAGGCTTTCTGGGCCGCTAGGTAAGCTTATAAAGAAGAGTTTGCCGAGAGCTCATCGTTGGGCATATTACGGAGCTGCTATTGGAGCTATTGCTGCTGCTCCATTTGCTTTGGGTGCTGCCTTAGCGACAGTATTTGGACGCAAGCCAGTGCAGCAGCGAAAAGAAGAATATGCAGGAATTAGAGAAATACCAATCCGTAAAGGCAGATGGTGGGAAGCTGGAAGAACTCCTTATGAAGGCGGGCGCATTCTTACATATGCACCGCACTTTGTCGTAAGGGCCAGAACTCACGCTAAAGAGAAGGCATTGTATGGAGAGTACTGGGATAAACCGATTACTCGACTATTTAAATCTATAGTTGATCCTTATTGGCTTGAGCGTATGCATAATGAAGATAGACCATATCCAATATGGGGGCCATCTGATCCAGGGTTAGGATTTTTGGGTACAATATGGCAGCATACATTAGGGGCTCTATTCAAGCCGCCAGTTTATGTAAATCAGGACAAGTATATTACTGAATCAGGAGAATATATCGATAGAGACACTAATTTAAAATATGAACCATCCTATCGTTTAGGTGGAGAATTACCAGATATGCCTGAGCCTAAGACTGGCTGGAAATATGCACTCTCAGAGATAAAGAGAAGGCTAGCTGATACATTTGGATTGACTGGTTTTGCCTTAGAGTCTGTAGAAGAGAAAATGACTGGCAGCACAGACCTATTTGAAGATAAAAGGTTTTTAGCTTCTTCTGCAGAACTAGATTCAACAGCTGCAGATTTCTGGGGATTGCACCTTGGCGGAGGTCTTACAACAACTGAAGCATTACGTAGGATCTATTTTAAAGAACGTCCTAATATAGAAGTTGTTAATCCTGCTGAAAACAATATGCCATCATGGCTGCCAGGTGACGATTATATGGTTAATTTCCATACTGGAAATCCTTATACAAAAATCCCTATGGGTGAATATGTTTTGCCAGGACCAGCATATGAGGAACTTCACCCAGAGTTAAAAGGTGTCCCTTATGAAGACTACCCGCTAATCCATAAATTGAATATTCTTAAGAATGTAGCTGTTTATAGTAAAGAATTTACTGAATATGCAAAGACGGCTAAACGTATTATAGCTGAAGGGAAAGAGGACCAGGCATATATAGAGCAGCTTAATAGTATTTTGGAGCAAGCTGCTCAAATGAAAAAACTTGAAGTGCAAGAGATCCCTGATGATAATATTATATCTTCTTATTGGAGTCTTTTAAATGAATCTGCTGCTAACCCTACAGAATATTTAACTCCTATTGCCCCTATTCATAAATTTGTCCATACAATGGGGCCTATAGATACATATAGAGATACGCAGATTCTTTCAAGTGAAGTTACTTTGTGGAATAAGCCTTATGAGCATTTTATAAAGCCTGCTATTAGACATTTGTTTGGTGTAGCATATGATGATTATGTTCCTAAAGAAGTAAGAGAAAGGCAGAATTTATCTGATTATTTTGAAGCTTTAAAATATATCAAATATAAAAATCTTCTTAACATTGCTAAAGAACGTGGGCTGCCAAGTTACTTATATGAAAGAAGAGTAAAATCTAATTTATTTGGCATTAGCTCTGCATCAAGAGAAGATGATTTATATTATGCATTACCAAGGATTGATAAAAAATTCTTTGAATTTTTTATCAATGCGGAAGGGGAAGAACGCGAGGAGATCAGTAATTTAGTTTCTCCCATGATAGCTAGGGCCTATAATATATTTTGGGCAAAGCATGATGGAAAATCTTCGTATATTCCGGCATTTACAGCATCTGACGTAGAAGAATATTTGGAAGATAAACCGATTCCTGGACCTAATTGGATAGGCTGGGACAGTGATGTAGATTTAGAAGATATAAAACTAAAGCTTCTAGAAAGAAATTTTGAAGATTTTACGGAGTATGACATTTGGGGGGACCAGATTAGAGCATCTAAAAGGAAGCCTTATTTAGAAAGGGCTTTAGATGAGTTTAATGTCAAGAGGTCGAAAGCAGAAGTAAAGAAGCAAATAGAACAAATGTTATATGGCAATGGTTTAGAAAATGTAGAAGTTTTAGTCGATGATTATACTGGGGAAAATGTTATATTTTTTGAAGGGAAGGATTCTCAAGAAAAGTACCTGAGATCGCAGATGAGAGATATGGGATTTTTTAGTTAATCATGACTGAAAATAATGACTCTGGGCTAAGAAGTAGAATTCGTAATACTGCTGTTTTAGGTGCTGCTGTTGGCGGCAGTTGGCTTAGCTTGCAGTATCTTGCCACAAGAGGGGTACATCTTGGCAGAGCTTCAGTCGCTAGCAAAAGTGCAAAGAAAATTAAGACAGCTGTAGAAAGCTTTGATGCTAAAAAGGCCTCTGAAGAGATCTTAGCGCTTTTAGAGCACCCAGATTTGTTTGAGTATCAAAAAACTGCTGCTCATGCAGCAGCTATCAGCATGGCCAAAAAACGATCTGGTGTTGTGCGAGAGTTTTCTACATTATCTGACGCTATAGCTTATGGCGAAACTAATGTTTCATTCCAGAAAAACTTGTTAAGTGCTTCAAGAGAATTAGAGAAGACGTTATTTGAAGAAGTAAGACATAGGGAAAAGTATTTAAAATCTCCTTTACGTTTCGCTACTACAGATTATATTTCTAAGCCGTTAGTAAAGCAATCTTCTGGATTTTATCTTTTTGCCGAAAGGCGCGGATCTTGGTTTAACGATATAACTAAAGCTATTTCAGATATACCAGGGCTTAAGAATAGACAGGATATTAGCGCTTTAGCGCAAAGTATGGCGGATGTTGCAGCTTCTATAGCTGGCACGAGTAATATTTCTGTAAAGTTTTATGCTGCTGATATGCTGCACGGTGGTCAGATACAGAGAGAAATTATTGGTGTCGGGTTTCTCAGAAATAATACCAATGAAGCATATTTTCCTATTTTAACTGCTAGCAATAAATATGTTGTTGGTAGAAACCAAACAACTATATATGCTCCCAAGCGTGTAGTAGTAGACCCAGATATGTTTGTAGAAACTCTTGGGGCTAAAGGACATGTAGGTTTAGACGTGTACCACATGTCTAAGTTTGTCGAACAATATAAGACTAATACCAATATAAACAAGCTCGCGCGAAGCACTCAATTAGATGTAATGAGGCATGCTGTTTATTCTGATGATTATGGTAGATTTAAGCCTTCTTTTACAAGAAATAGTGTACGTGACGTTATAAGGTCGTCAGGATTTGTTTTCCCGACAATTTCACAGACTGCCTTTATTCAAAAAGCTGAGGAGTTAATAGAGAGGGGGGTTGACATTGGCGGGATTCCTGGTCAGCATATTGCTAAAAATACGTTATTCTTAAATTTGAATAAATATTATATGTTTGGTGATACTGGCGATCGTGATAAGTTCATGCGAATGATAACGCGCGATGTATCTTTTGACCCAGGTCGAGCTCAGAGGCTAATGCAGCATGGAGTAGATATGAGACCTATTGTCATGTCTGCTGATTTAGCTAATTTGATGAAGCAAGAAAATGATTTTTTGCCTCGGTTTACTAGACTTGGGGTTTCTGAAGATAGATTAAGGGAACTTTTAAAGAGACATGGGCTTGAAGACTTTATGCCCACTGAAGATGAGTTTATTGCTCCGCAAAGTATTAGAGGTCGCTATATTGCCGAATCTGCTGGTACATACACTCTTTCTTCTGATACGCCGATTAGAGAAGAGCTTATTAAGGTAGCGAAGGGAGAGCAGAGCGGCGATATCTTCTTGCATGAAGGTGCTTTTCTTGGGGTTTCTCCGGAGGGTCGGGCTGTCACAACTAAAACAGCTGGAGAAAAAATAGAGAGCGTTGTCATGAATGACGACGGGACTGTTAAGATAGTGACGCGTAGAAAAAATGTTGGTACAGATATAAAGTTTTATGGGATGAATACCAAGCTTACTGGAGGCCACCAGGGCTTTATATCTAACAAGAAGTTTCGCGCTTTAGTTAAAGATATTTTAAGGGAAGATGTCGGCATAGAAAGTGGCCATGTTATATCTAGATTAGCCAGAAACATAGAGGGTATTTCTATAGGTGCCCCTAAATCATCGTATGGTCATGCCCAAGTTGAAATGCGTCTTGCTAATATACTGAGGATAATGGAGACGTCTGAATTGAGCAAAGAACAGTTTGAGCATGTTAGCAGACAGTTATATGCCCTTGGGATTAAGGCTTCAAGTGACAACTTAGTTTCTAAGTATGTTGTTGAGAATAGTAGGCTTAATACAGACCAGATAGCGCAACGCCTAAATGCGATTGAATCGTCCTTAGAAGAATATACAGGCATTAAAATGGCTAAATTAAGTAATGTTCTTTTCCATGATATTGTCACACGCGGCGAACATCTTGTTTTGCAGGGCGCTGGTAAGCGTGCTACTCTTAGTAGGCAGACTCAGGCTGTCTTAGACACTCTAGCAAGAGACGAAGAGCTGGGGCAATATTATGCTGCTATTAAAGAAGATGTAGCATCTAGGATGAACCTTAAACCTGAGAATTTGCGTGAGGTAGCAAAATCTTATTTAGCTGTGGATCGCATAGATGCTACTCCTGTGACGAGCGCTTATGAAAAGTATAAAAAAATGTTTGGTGGCGATATTGATGAATTTTTAGACTATATTTATGATCAGGATATAGATGTAAGGCGCGAAAATTTGGCGGCGTTAGGTATTAAGGATGAAATGATTGGCCTTGGCACTACGCTAAGGACAGAAACAGGTGTATCATTATCGGCCCTTAGAATTAGTACAGATCCATCAGGGTATACTGGAATGATGTCGATAAGTAGCGGCCGTCCGTTTCATAAGTCTCTCGATAAGGCTGGTAGATCTTTGTTGAGGGCTGTACTTGTCGAAGGTGTTGAGGGCGAAATGCCATTTGCTGTAGAAGAGGCATTAACTAATTATATTGATGAGCTAACGAATGTAGCTGGCAAGAATTTGTTAAAAAGTGCTTATTCAGGGAAAGTGTTTGGGTCTGCGTTACTGAAGGCAGCTGGCTATAGAGGAGGCCGTATAGAAGGGTTTAATCAGGATTATGCGATTATTGTACATAGAGATATTTACCGTAAAATGCTTGAAGATATGGGGCTGCAAAGGGGTGAAATAGCGAGGAGGCTTAAGCAAGCTTCTAAGACTGGGGATTACGCGTTGTTAACAAAAGACCCTACATGGGGAAGGATGAAAACTCCAGTTGTTAGAGTTTATACAAATAAGGCTGCAGGCCTTAAAAAGATGTCGAAGCATAATGTATTGGTCAGCGAACGCATATTAGGGTTAATTGAATCAGAAGTGCCAGTAGGGACACATATTGATACAGACGGTGACATTTTAAATATTTTGCCGTTAAAAACTGCAACATCAAGAAATGCTGCAAAGGTATTACTTGGTCAAAAAGGTCAAGGTAAGCTGTTTGAAATGATGGATGAATTCTATAAAAACATTCATGTTTCTACATTTGATGCTAAAAAGAGCGTGCAGTATTTTGATCCTGAAACTGGCCTGGTAAGGAAGGAAATTTTAAAAGGGCAGTTTAGAAAAGCATTAATGTCAAAGTCTGAAGTTGGTAAGATTACAAACAAAATTGAGCTATTAAGGGCGTCATTATTAAATTCTCCTTCTGTAACGCCGAGACAACTTAGTTTGCTTGATGCTTGGTCAACCGAAATGATTGAGCGCGGTATTCTTGCTAAGCATATTTCACCTGAAGAGATTAGTAAGTACAATATTTTAAACGACCTAGAGTCTGCTGTTGAATCTTATAGAGACCCAGATCAGGCATTTAAGCATTTAGTTTCTGCTACTCGCAAGGTGTACAATATCGCAGATATGCCAGAAGAGACAATTAGAAGTGCTTCTGTCATTAAAGATGCGAAAGGCAAATTGTTTAATATGGCTGCCTATAGAGAGCAAGAGGTAATGCTCAGAGAGATGGCTAAGCAGATGGTTGCGTTTAAGAGTTCCGCTGAATACAGAGCATTAGAAGAAGTGCATAGCTTAGCTGGCAGTAATTTTAAGAGTAAGCAAAGATTTTTTGAGAGAGTTGCTGATCTATCTGATACATCTTCTGTTGGCGCTAGGGCAAGAGCTTTTGTTGGCATTCCTGAAGAAGGTGTTGGGGCGGCAAAGAAAGTCACGAAAGCCTTAGAAAAAGAAGCTGGCCTTTTTCAAGGTATAGCTATTTCTACTTTGCGCAAGTATAAGCGGCCTATAGGATTGGCTGTTGGTGTTTTGGCTGGTTTAGGAATGATGATGTCTAAACCAAGCGATTTAGATATAGATACTTTACAAACAGAACACGCTGAGCCTATGCCTGCTAAAGTTCCTATGGGTGGGCATAATCTACCTGTTGGACAACGTAACGGATATAAGATACGCATTCGTGCCAAAGGGGATGGGCATGATTTTGGTCATTTAGGTAGAAAAGCTGCAGATATTGCAGGTGGTGGGAGAGTTCATGTCTCCGTAAGTGATACAAGAAGAAAACTTTATAAAGAAGATTTAGAGAAGCTTATTTATGCATAATAACTACTTCAAAATAAACGATATTGAATTAGCAGTTTCACCGTCCAATATTCGTGTAGATAAAAGTACAAAGAATATAAAAATTCCCATTGTACGCGAGTCAGAAGCGGTAAAGAACCGTAGTGGACACGGTGACATAAACGTGTCTTTTGATGTAATATTTTCATACAACGAAAATATTACATCATCATCTAAACATAATGACATCAAGAATGACTTATTGAAGATAGTAGCTCAGCTACAGTTAACTCCATTTTTCATAGTAGAAAATGAATTTGTTACTAAATCTATAAAGCCAGAGTACCAAGATTCAGAGCCTTTAATGTTGGTGCTCAATAATATGTCTATCTCTACTTCTCCTGAGTTACACAATTCCATCATTGCCCAATTTAATTGTTTTTATGTAGAGCATTCTGCATTTACTCCATTTTTGTTTTTCAAAAGAACGGAGACATCTGGGGCGGATGAGAAGCCAGTAAAAATCAGCGAAAGTGGGGCATGGAAGGCATTTTACAAACCGTATTGGGATCGATTGAGAAGTATGGCTCCGTCATCCTTTAATGGGAGTTGTCATTTTCTTTTTCCTGTATTAATAAACGAGGATGGTAATGTAACTTTTGGCACAACAGGGTTTGATATCGATGGGACACAGGTCCCGGTGTCTGTTACTGTGAATTTCTATAATCGCCTAGCAGTAATGCCTTTTATAGGTCTTGAATATCCAGCTTATCAGTACATGGGTGGATCAGATAGAGAGGTTTTTATAACAATTGAAGATGTTAGTGGGCGAGACCAAAAGTTTAAAGACTTGCTTAAGTTGTTACAGCATTTTAATCAACTTGCTATAAATGATAGACAAACAGCTGGCAATGATGCAATAGTTGTAAAAAATGATATTCTAAATATGCTTGGAATAGAAGAGGTTATTTGTGAAAGCGTTTCAGTAGAGACTCATCCGTCTGAACCAGAGACTTCAATCATTAATTTACATTTATTGTCTCATAACATAGATAAAGTAAAAGAAGCAGAAAGTCTCGAACGCGAAGAATATAATACTGTTGAGTCATTAGTTGAAGAGATTATAGATAACTTCATTAATTATACAGACGCATCTATTGTAAGGCGTAAAGTGACAGATTCTGTATATGATGATACGTTTTTGTTAAATTATGATTTTGAAAGAAGTGTTTTTGTGATGACATCTGGCATACCAGATTTGCCAGCTCCATTAGACTCATTATTTGAAGATTTTAAGAAGACTTTATCAAACATATATTCAGGATCTATAGTTTATAAATTGCGTGATGATTTTTATGATTTTATGAATCATGTTGACGACGCTGTTTTTGGGATTAAGACTAAATTAGGCGTTGGTCCTTCTATTTATAAAAATAAAGATAATGAAGCAAATAGTGCGGCAAGACGTGTTCTTACTGATTTTGCCTTTAAGGCATTTCATGTTTTGAAGGATTACCCAGATGCTTATCCTGAAATGAAAATTATAGCAGAGAAAGTCGACTATGAACTGAAGCATGGGATGAGAAAAAATGTCCAGCCGTGCTATCCTGATATAGTCCCAGATGATATCAATAAAAACCCAGACGATTACTTTTTTTACAGTGGTTCGCTGAAAGAAATAATTAAAGAAGCGAAATTGTTTGGTGCAGATGCTATTTCTAAAACATTTGATGCAGTTGAAGACTTTACTGACAAGAATGGCATCCACTGGGATTTTTCTGGTCTTTCTAGTGGTGACAAGGCGTCGATTAATAATATTAAGAGTTCATTAAGCGGCGATGGCGTAACAATTACAGATGGTAGGCCGGCTGAATTTATTTCTAAGCATAAGAATCAGGGTAGATTTACAAAAACTTCCATTGTCGATAAGGAGTTATTCCTTGACGGCTATAATGACACATCTATGTCATTAAAAGCTGAAATGAATGCTACCCATCGATTCGATAAGGCTTCATTTAAATCACAGTTTGAATTAATTGATTTCCCGGATGATTTTATGACCTTTAGAAAGGCATACCCAACATTTCGTTTATATTTTATTGAAGAATATTCTCAAAAAACAAGAATGCGTAAATTAGACGATAAGTTTGTCTATAGAGCAATAAAAGAAATTAGAGTTATAAGATCTAGGAAAAACCCGATAGATACTGCAATTATCCAATTGAGTAATGTAGATGGATCATTTTATATTAGAAATTTTAAGCGCAATGACCTAAAGGGTACATATGCAAAAGAGCTTGTCCGTGGGAAATATGACTATAGAGGGCATGACGTTTATTCATCCGACAATAAAAAAGACAATTTATTAGATGAAAAGCCTATCTTCCAAGAGGGTTCTGTAATCCAGATACGATTGGGATATGATAACAACCCAGATAAATTGACTACGGTTTTAAATGGCAAAATAACAGAAATAGACGGTGACGGGTTTGGTATTATTACGATTGTTGTTCAAAGTTTTGGGTATGAACTCTTGGAAGATACTTGGGGGACTCCTGGCGATGGCATGAGTCTTGGCGGATGGTTTAATAATACAACTCCTTCTATTATCACGGAGATTTTGAGCAGTCCTTCTATTACACACTTTGGCAGGTGGACTTATGGATATACTAAAGAAGTAGATCCTGATGAAATTGAGCGTAAAGCAAGGCATTCTATGTTGCCGAACTTTATCGTAAGGCATATTTACAGATGGATCGATACGCCCAAGGATGACAATATCTTCGCTCCTTATGAAAGCTTTTATCGTAAGTATATAGAAGATTTTGCTATATTGCGTGGTTGGAAAGATTATTATTCATATGGATATACAACTTGGGATATATTGAAAGACATGGAGCGTAGGTGGCCTGGGTATGTATGTCAGCCAGTACCTTATGAAAACAGAATGACATTGTTTTTCGGTATCCCTAGCATGGGGTATTGGTTTAGGGATGACAGCTATATAGATAAAATGGAACGAGAGTCTACGTTAGCATCTTTACAAAGGAAATACAAGTCTATCAGGTCATCAATTGAGGCTGCTGACTCTTTTAGTAAGAAAGGTATTCATGGGGTTTCGGAAGAGGCGTATAAAATCGCCGATAGAGTTATTAGAAAAGTAGGGCGGTGGAAATCTTTCCGAGATTATCATATGTTAACTTCTGAACATGATATTTTATCGAATGGAGTTAAGACTTCTTCAAAAAATACATACAACGGCGTAAGAATTATATATGATAATGATTTTTGGAGAGAGGAAGAATTTGATATAAACAATTTACAATCAGAATTTACCCTTAAGCCAAATAAGCATATTCCTGATGAGGAGATAACATATCAAGACTTTTTTGAGGCTAATGTTATTGGAGATGATGGGGCAAGAGTTTGTGCAATTTCAAGGTTATTAGATGGTCTAAGAGACTTGTATACAGGAGAAATAGCTTTAATAGGCAACCCAAGAATTAAACCTTACGACATATGTTTTATTTACGATTCATATAACGACATAGCTGGTCCAGTCGAAGTCGAGCAGGTTGTTCATATATTTAATCAAGAGGATGGGTTTATTACATTATTAACTCCTGATTTATGCGCGTATGCAACAGAATATGCATCTAGTACTTTTATAAGCGGTGTTGGTACAACGTTTATGAAAGTCTGGGATAAATTAGCGAATGCTACCGACAAACTAATAGACAAGTATAAAACTGCGATAGTTAATGACGATACTTTTCTCAAGACTGGGATGATTGGTGTAGGTGCCTTTACTGGAGATAGGGTGATACAAACTTCGTTAGCTGCTATGTTTACTCCATCCTCGATGGCTATCTTGAGTATAGGCAGTTTATTTATGCTTAATGTGCTTTATGATTGGGATGTTGGTCGTTATCCTATTCAGGTATTTCCTCTGTTATTTAAAGATAAACCTTATATTTTAGGTCTCCCAGATTGGTCAGAAACTAGCTTGTGGCAAGATATTTCTGGTGAATGGAAGTTCCTTACCTCTGGCGTTAAGAAGTTTTGGGAATCTGAGATTAAAGAGCCTTCTAAACAATTTGGTGCGTTTAATATTTTAAGTGAAAGGTTCAAGAGATTTCTTGGCGAGATGTTTCTTGGTAACTAGAAGAGCCTTCTATAATATACCTAGAGGTTATGATGTTGAAAAAAGAGAATTTTTCGATAAAAAATGATAATAATGATGTTGTTCGTGCTGTTTTTGGCAGGGTTTATGATTATAAATTTGACGACGAGGGTCATGCTGTTAAAGTAGCAGCATCAAACCCGCCATTAGATTGGGATCACAAAAAGCATGGACCGTACTTAATCGGGGCGGAATTTACTAATAGGGAAGGGTTGTGGATACCGTTTTATAAGAATATTACAGAGGTTTTGAAGGATTGGCAACCAGCTAAGGGTGATGGTGTTATTGTATGGATTTTTGGCAAGCCAAACAGCAATCCAAATAAATATAGAGCAGAAAGTTTTAATTTAAGTCACACGAAACAAAATAAAAAAGATGCAGAATTATTTCAAAATGGCGGGATGATGTTTTGGGCTAATTTATGAGCGGATATGAAAACAGTGCCTTAATTTGGAAGAAACCAGGACGCAATGCTGGCATGGCAGTCGGTGATAATTTTGCTCTCATGCAAGGCGACCCTAGTCATGGTTTTATATCTTCTGAACAAGGAAATGTAATAAAAGGAAATACTCATTTTGTTGGTGCGCCACATGAGTTTTCGTTTAGTGGTTTATGGACCTTTAACCCGTTGTTATTATCAACTGTGCCATCTACGATAATGACGCCTATGAGCGTTTTAGTTTTTAATAAAAATGCTTTATCTGGGTTCGACCATATAGCTAAGAGCGTTTCAGAGCACATGAGTTTATTGTTATAATTATGGCAAATATAGATCTTTATTCAAACGAATTCGGTGATATCCTAGTCTCTAATGGAGATTTTGTATCTACGTCAGAAAATGAAGAGAGGACTTACATACAACAAGTTATTGCTCGTATGTTATCTTATCCTGGCGATTGGACTGTATATCCTTGGCTTGGGGCTGGGCTTTCTTCTTATCACGGGAGGTTAAATACCAGAGAAACTGCTCGTGACATGGAGTCCGATATAACAAGGGCCTTAACGGAAGATGGGCTAATTCCTAAAGTAGCATTAACTGTGAAAGTTGTACCTTTAACACATACTTCAGTAGGTGTTTTCATTAAAATTAAGGGCATTACAAATGCTCTTGCTTTTATGTTTAACCTTGAAGATGGGGAGATTAAATTAAATTGAAGCTTATAGGTAAAAATTTTGATGAATTAACTGCGGAATCTATTAATGATTTAGTAGGCAATACCGTATTTTCTCATATTTCTCCTGCTTCTAATGTAAGAGCGATTTTAGATGTTATAAATAGACAATTAGAAACTAATTATGTGATTCTAGATACTGGGATCGCTTTGTCATTTTTATCTACTGCGTCTGGTGAATATTTAGATAATATTGGCGAAATGTTTGGGCTTAGCCGTAAGCAGGCCACCAAGTCAAGTGTTAGTAAAGCTTCGAAAATCCAGAAGTTTTATGTTGAATCAGGTACATTTGGCGGCATTAATAATTCGCAAGATATAACTATTCCTATTGGCACAGTAATATCTTCTGAACCTAATCAGGGTGGTGTTAGGTATGTTACGACAGAAGCTGTTACATTAAATGCTAGTGATAGCGAAGGATGGGTAAGTATAAAGAGCATAGATGAAGGTTCTGCTTCTCATGTTGGTAAAGAGATTTTATCATTCCATAACTTTACAGGTTATGCAGACTCAAATAATGATTCATTGTTAACATCTAATATAGCTAGCATTAATAATGGCAGCGATGCAGAAACTGATAACAATTATAGATATAGAATAAGTAAATATGTAACATCTTCTGAGGGAGCTAACGAAACTGCTATTCGTTTGGCTATGTTAAGTATTCCTGGGGTTAGTGATGTAAAGATTGTTCCATACGTAAGAGGACTCGGCTCTTTTGATGTTTTTATCAAGTCGACTACTCCTGAAGTGCCAGATGATCTAATTAGCACTTGTCAAGAAATATTAAATCAAGTAGCTGCTTATCCAGTAGATGCTCAGGCTAAGAAGCCTATTACAGTTGGGGTATCTTTTGAGTTGACTATAGTTTATAATGTAAGTACTGTTACAGATTCAATAAAGCGAGAAGTTGAGAATAATGTAAAATTGGCATTGGAAGATTATGTTAATAATCTTGATATAGGTGAGCAATTAGTTTTGAACCAGGCCTTGTCTAAGGCGATAGAGGCAGACGATAGGGTTTTATCTATCGGTAAATATGGGAAGGCATTCGACAATTTAACTTTATACCGAGAATCTAAATTTTCAACAAATAAGTTGGCAGTTAGATTAATGAATGACTATAAACCGCTTTTTAACGAAAAGCTAATTATTGAACCGACGTTAGAAAATCCTATTATTTTTAATTAGGTTTGGAGGTTTTTTCATGGCCATTTATAAAATTGTAGGAGCCTGCAATAATGGTGGAGGCAAGAATGTTTTTAAGGTTACATTCCAGGGCGCTCCTCTTACAGCTCCTCCTGTTTTGGAAGCGTGGGATGATGTAAGTATGACATCAACCTCAAATGAGATTTTTACTGGGACTGTTGGGAATGCATTTCAGCCAATGGTTGCAGCCATTGATACTAGTGACACTATTTCTGCCCCTGGGGCAGGGTGGGTCGATTCTATAGTGCCTGGAGCTGGAAGTCAGTCTAGTAATCTACTTAAGGGAAATGACCAGACTGTTGTTCTTGATGGTGGCACAGGCAGAGTCCCTGCGGCTAATGAATATGTTTTGTTTAATTTAAATTTACGCATACCATCTGATACGTCTGTTCCGTCAAATGGTGCTTTAGATTGTGTTTTTGTTGTGCGATATTATTATTCAGATAACACTCCAGTAATAGAATGGGCAGCTAATAATGGAGGTACTGATACCGTCCCGAGCTGGACTGCTATCAATACTGGCACTGAGGTATTGCGCTTTACTGATACTGGCGTCAATTCGTCTAATCTCACACTAACTCTTCCAGTATCTGGAACTAAAGATTCTGGAGAAGCATGGATAGACAATGCATAAGCTAAATGGATGGGAAGTAAAAGCAAAAGATGGCACAATGTTGTCGTCGAACTTTTGTTCATGGAGAGATATTAATAAAGACATAGATAAACTATTTATTAAGATAGATGATGAAGTTTTCACAATTTCTGGATATGATAAATACTTTTATGTAGTAGAGGGGATTGCCTTTGTTGGGATGCAAGGTGTCCCAAATAGAGTGTTATTCGGTGGAATAAAAAATAATATCTGCGATATATATTCAATTGACATCAATACTTCTCAGTTACGGGTGATAGAGCATCGCAATGTTAACTTCCCATTTACTGCGGATATACTTAAGTAAGGAATCTAAAAATGGCTTTAGTTGGGCTTGGAGGAAATACTTCTGCTCTTGCATCTAATTCTGGCCTATTAATTAATTTCGGCAAAATTAGTGGAGATGTTTATGGTCTAGGGAATATAAATGGTGCTTTAAAGATTTCGTTGGTTGGATCTGTTTCTGCTTCAGGTGATATAGAGACGGCAACCGGCGGCCTTGGGTCTGTAGTAGCTCTTGATCAAGGGCAGACGCAGGCCTTTTTATTTATAGATGGCATAGTTAGGAAGAATGAATTTTATAATATTGATGGTGCCGTTAAGGCCACTAGCAACACAGATGCGTCTCAAAGTGTAAAGCTATTTATTCAAAATAATACCTTTTATGGCACTTCTAGAGCTATTTGTAGATATTTAAGGTCTGGCGAATTTACATCGTGGAGCTTAAATGATGTACCGCAAAATAAATTGAGTGGTGTCAGCAAAGGTCTCCATAGATCTACATCAGTTTATATTAATGGGAATGGTTCATTAAATAATGGCTGGCAACTGACAGATATTTATAGCAAAAATGACGGCAGCAGTATAGTTGTATCAGAAAGTAGCAATACTCCTGGATTCACAGTAGAGATTCTATTTTCTGATGTTAAATACTTTGATTCCGTAGCTGCATATGTTTATTATGACGGCACAAGTGGGCATAATATTAATGTAGATATTTATGACTATTCTCAGTCTTTGTGGCATAATTTAGGAAGCTTTTCTGACCAAAGTTCTTTTACTGATTTAAGCTATCAAATACAGAATTGTAGCGACTATATTAGTTCAAGTGGCACAGTATTACTTAGGTTCAATCATTCATCTACCGGCGATAATACACATACGTTGTCTATAGACTTTGTTGTTCTAGGAGATTCGTCTGATACGGTCCTTGAATGTGACAGTAATGCTTTAGGATATTTTGGCGCAACTAGTGCGCATCAAAATATCGGAGGCAAATGGTATTGGGAAATATATATAGATAGAATAGGCGGTAGCCAAGAAATAAGTGTAGGAGTTGTAAACAAAGATTTCTTATTTAATGGACATGTTGGAGTATCAAGCGCTAGCTGGGGATACATAGCTAAAACAGGTAATTCCTATCATGACTCAGTGTTGTCGGCATATGGTCAGACTTTTACCGAGGGTGATGTTGTTATGGTCGCCCTGGATGCTGATAATCATAAGATATGGTTTGGTAAGAACGGGGTATGGCAAAATGGTGGTGACCCGAGCAATGGCATCAATGAAGCATTTAACGATGTCAGTGGAGAAATATATGCAGCCGTTGTTTTCAGAGAACAAGACGATAAAGTTACCGCAAACTTTGGTTCTGGTGTATTATCTTTTGTATATTCACCTCCAACAGGATTTAATGCTGGGTTTATAGGAGAGCCTCCATTTGAATATCTAGATAGCAACGTAGCTTCATTAGGTGGGATTTATTCTGATAGAATATTTATTGATTATAGTATTGGTGGTGATGTTTCTGCATCTGGGTATTTTTTTGATACTAATGCTAGGCCGCTTGGAGAGGCTGCTACTAGTGCTACTGCTAGTTTTGAACCTGCGCTTGGTAAAATTTTTACTTTAGGGTTATCAGAAACAGCTTCTATATGCAATGGTGATGGAGCTTTAGGTCTATCAATTAATCTTATTAATGGCTTTGTTACATCAAATGCTTCTACTCTTGGGGACTTGGGGCTTTTTGGGGCATATATATTACGTAGTTCTTCATTAGCTTCTTATAAACTTGGCGAAGCTTACTTATTTAGTAGTAGTACTACTCAGCTATCTGGAGGGACGTCGTTCCTTGTATGTAAACCATCAATTAGCAATATTAAAACTGGTATTTTAGACAGGATTTATACTTTTGAAAAGCAATTAGATATTGCTGGAGATTTTAAGTTTATTAATAGAGACAAATATTCTGGTAAAGATCAAAAGTTTTAGGGGAATATTATGGAATACTCTGTTTTAACAGAAAAGGCATTATCTATTTACCCTGATTGGGTTAATACGTCTAAGAATAGTGCTATTTTTCAATTTTTGATGCCAGCATTGAATGAAGTAGAAGCGTTGCGCGCACAATCAGTTAGACTTATTGAAGATAGGTTTTTAACTGAGTGTAATATTGATGAGCTGGATTGGGTCTATAAACTTGACCTTGGTTTTGATTTTGAGTTTAAAAACCAAAAAGTTCAACATTATATTGATGATGATAGCTATATTAAAATCCAAGCACCAGTTGTTATTGCTGATGGGGTTCATTTGGATGTAGTGGATACTTCTAATATAGGGGCATTTTTTTATGCTTACCCATCTAGGGCTGTAAAGCAAAAAATAAGCAGTGGCCTTAATAAGGTTACTTTAAATAGTACATCAAATGGCTATGTTTTATATGATTCAGAGTTGAATATTTATAATAAACCAATTTACTTTACATTAAAAGACAATAATGGTGCGATATTTGATCGTGAAGATAGATTAAGGATTTATATCCATGGCGAAAGGCATGATGGATTAGAAATTAAAGAAGTACTTATGCCACTGTCTAATGGCGTCTATAAAACATCTTACGCATATTCAGTTGTTAAAAGTATAGAGATAGAACACTTTTATAGCGGCACAATTATTATAGAGGATTATTTGCAGGCTAAAGATGTTTTAATCTTTAAAGATATGTCAAGATATTTTAACTCAGGTTATTATTATAAAGTAGCAAATAGGAACGGGGCTGTTTTTTTAGATTACATGATAAAAAATACCAATAAAGAAGGTTCTTTATTGGAATATACAACCAAATATACAATGCAACTTTATGATGATTCTGGGATGCCGCTTGTAGCATATAATGCTTATGACATAGATTATAAGCGCGGCTTGGTGTATCTAATCACGCATAACAATAATGTATATATGTTTTCTTTAAATAGGCAATATTTTGACCCAGATCGTGTTAGAGATTTAAACAAAAGAACAACTGATCGATATTCTATTATCGATGTGGATGAACACTTCCCTTATCAGATTGGCGATTCTGCTCATATTAGTGTAAGATCTAAAAACATTGATAATCTTGATGGTTTAAGGTTATGGGTTAAATCACCATCTGGAGCCAAGACATATCTGAACAATGGAGATATTATATCTGTAAACTCATCTCAGCGATCTACTTACAATTTTGACATTTCTTTAGACGATACTGCTGGGACATATACAATTTATTGCGAATTTTACTATGCTAATAAAAAAGAATTGGATGTTGTAAATCTTGAAGTAGGATACAAAACACCGATAAATGTTTTTAAGGGGCTTGACAGAACATATGACGGCCAAGACCCTTCTTATCTTGAAGTTCTTGAGGATGGTAATTTAGTAATAAAAAATACAAATAATGTTGTAGACTATTTCGTGTTTTATTATGATGTCGCTATGGTCGACGTAGATTCTAAGATACTTTATTTGAGAGATAAATACAATACAGTCAATGTGAGGACAGAGTAAAGTGGCAGTTAATGAACGAGCTCCTGGGGTGTGGTTTTTTGACGACCCCCCTGTTTTGGAAATGTCGAATGCCAATTATCCTGGCATTGTTGACTGGACTACTGTTGATTTATCTAGCATTGGAATCCCGTCCAATGCAACTTTTCTAATAGCCCGATTCTGGAGATTAAGAACAGATTTTGGCTCTATTGGCGTTCGTATCCCTGGTACAACATATACACACACTGTAGGCATTTATACCTGTTTTACTCATAGATATGTGCCTGTTGTTAATAGTCAAATAGAGATTAAATCAACTGCTGGGGGAATTTATGGCGGCTATCCATATATGGCTGTTATGGGGTATTTTACTTCAGATACTGCTACAATGTTTAGTGATCATGTAGAGTATCAAATGACTAATATTTCCTTTCAAACGTTTGATTTTAGTGGCATAGTTTCGCAAGATGCCGTCTTCTTAATTACTGACTTTTTTGTTATAGGCGGAGCAGGTAGAGGTTATATAAGGCCAGTAGGGTCGACACGTGAAGATTGGCAGCCAGCAGGTACCCCATCCAGTTTAATGGATTATGTTATCCCACTAGGGAGTAATAAGACTGTAGAAGTTGGGAGAGATCATGTAAGTAGTGATATTTTTGTAATTCCAAAGGGATACATCAATAAAGGTGTTGCTGAAGTTAATCCAGCGTTATTGCCGCTGCCTTCTGCTACTGATACGTATGAAAAAATAACGCCAACATACAGCACCTCTGCCCCTCCTAATGCTGTTTCACTGTTTAATATTTCTCCAGATTTAGATGGTGTATATTACAATATTAGAAATACAGATCAGGTTAACTTTACTACAACTCGTAGGCGTTCTAGTTGGAGTACTGCTGTTGTTGCGCTTGATCAAAATAAAGAATTTGATCTATCCTTAAGTAGGATAGATGTGCCATTTGATTATTATTCTTATGGCTTTATTGGGGCGAATGTTGTAGATCTTGGTTCTGGGTCTACGCTCGCTAGATGTAGCCAGGATTCTGAATTAAGAAAGGCTTATAAGGAATTTTCTGCACTTAGATCTTTTAATGATGTAGTATATCAGTTAAACATAGATTATGGTGCATTTAGTATCATATCCGATCCTGAAGAAATAAAGATTACTTCGGGGGCTTTTGCTGTTTATCCATCAATAAAACATACGAATATTAAGGCTTTTGATACAACTCTTTTTGTGGATCGTACTAATGTACCACCAAAAGATCAACACAAGTATACTGCATATGATATTGTAGAGCAATACAAGCCACCATATGGTGTAAGGACAGTTCCACTTGATTGGTCTGTTAACCCACCGGATGATGAGGTAAATACCCCAGTAAGAAACGATAACAATATTGTCCCAACGCCTGGTTTTGAATATGGGCATAATACTGGAGGTGCTGTATGGGGAGGGCCAGGAAACCCAGAGGTGGAAACTTGGGAGATGCCTTTTCCTGTTCTGTTTTTTGGAAAGTATTATGACCAAATTTATGTAGATGTTAATGGTAATATATGGTTCGATGAACCAACATCTCAGTATGGATTTGACTTAGCTACAATCAAACGTCCGGTTATTTGTGCGTGGAATAATCATTTGACTACAAATTACAATGGTAGATTCACATTAAGTAAGTCCCCATATGATCCTAATGACCCATATATCGTGCCAGATAAAATTATTGTTGATTGGGTAGTTGAGACGTTTGACGGCGCATATGCTGGCAATGAGCACGTTATCCAATGGCACTTCCGTGTCACTTTTTATGATACTGGGAGAATCCAAATTTTATATTGGCCTAAAACTTATACATCTCATGACAATAGACAGGCATTATACCCAGACGATGTCCCTCCGCCAGGTGATTTATGTAATTATCCTGTCTGGGGGTTAGATGGGATGTATGCTGCAGGAGTTGCAGATGGCAACGGCAACTATGTTTCACATGGCAAGTCTATGCGCGATTTTTATGGAAACCTCTATGAATATGGGATAAGAGAGGGCGATACACATCGCGCAGATACTCCTATAATTTATGCTTCTGAAATTGCTTCAGATCATATTTCTGTATACGGGACGCCATTTGATGATATTCCTCCCACACATTCACATATAAAGACACAGTGGCAAATTTTTACAGGTTATTGGGACTATCAATATAACTTTTTTGTAATTGATGAAAATAACCCATTGCAGGATTGGACTGTGTCTGCTGGAGAAGTCCCTGACTTAACTCAGTTTACATTTAGTCATTTAGATCCAGAGACTGATTATAAGGTCAGAGTTAGATATATGTGCGACAACCAAACTTGGTCAAAATGGAGCACTGCAAAGGTTTTTAGTACTCCTGATGTGAATCGCACAAATGCTACGGCTAATGTATCGGCTACATCAATGTCTTGGGTTTTAGCTTCTTTATATGGAACGTCTGAAGCAATTTCTAATACAGAGGCTTCTATGACGTATAGATTTTACCTTGGTGATAACTTCTATATGAATGCGAGGGGGTCTGCTTTTGCATATTTAGGGACAAGATTTGCTTTAGGCGATGCAAGTAGTCAGGCAAGAGCATCTAATAGGGGTTACATTTATAGCAAAGTTTTAATGGATGGCGATGTGGCCGCCCGTAACGAATCAGTAATGAACACACAGCCTGTAATTGAGGATATAGCTGGGGCGTTATATGCGTCATCGCAGACGGACTCTAAGCTTGGGCTTCATCACTATATCGCTGGTGACGCCGTAAGTAATTCTTATAATGTCATTGCTATTCATAAAGCCCTAGATGGCTTAGTCTCTGCTAACCTAGGCGCCTCTTTAAGAGTATATGAATGGCTTCAATATGGTTACCTTAATGGCCCGAATCCAGTTTCTGATTCTGTTCCTCCTATTGATATTTCTAATTCATATGGGTATGCTAAACTTACTGACCTCGGGAATGAAAACTATAAATATGAAGTTAGTAGTACAGGTATAGATACAACAACAAGATATCATAATGTCAGAGTACAATTGAAGAGTCAATATAATTATACCATACGAAGCAATTTTGACATACGTACTGACTACGATATTCAAGAGTCTAATATTTCTGATCTAGCGTATAATATCTTTTTACGCATATCATTGTCATTTTATGGGTATCAAACCGATGGTTATACTCATTCTATTGTATTTGAAAAGTATAATAACAGCAGCGATGGCGAACATCACTGTAGGGCATTCGCCAGTAGGACACCATATCAGCAGATTTGGTCGTATGACTTAATAAATACAGCAACAGTTGGCTCACTTAGAATTGTACGAACTTATAATTATACCCCTGGTGTTAACGATTTATATGAATTTTATGTTGGTAATACTTCTGGTTATTGGACATTGTTTAGTTCATTCTTAGCAGATCACTCACTTTTTGGACCAGAGGCAACTTCTGACTTAATGTTTGTTAGTTATACACCTTCTGATAGTGGGCCAAATACGCTTGTAACTATAGGGTCGAATTTCAAGCTTGACTACTGGTAATGGTATCTATAATATATTAAGATGAGCCAAAAGACCTTTAACATAACAATAGATTTATTAGAGCAAGCCTGGAATTCTTTGGACGAGTATGGGCTTCTATTGGACACACCAAGGATTCTTGGTGAAAATAATGCAGATTATAAGAAAAGGTTGCTGGAAGTTTTTTCGCTTCGTGCTGGCTCAGCATATAACCCGCTCTTAAATGGTATTTTGAGAGATTTTGGGCTATCAAAATATAAGGCATTTACAATAGACTGGGCGGGTTCTTCGTCTAATTACAGTTGGTATATAAAAGCCATAGACGATGTAATGTATTTTTATAGTGATAAAAATACATTACAAGGTTTCATTAATTTAAGGCGCGACAGTTGGTTTACTGTTACAGATTTAGTTAATGAAATAAACAATAGTACATCCTTGACTTTTTCTGCAACACCTGTAAGTGGGGCTGATATAGATATTCCAGCCTACTGTATTCCTGCTCAAAATTCGTTAGAATATGTTTTGAGTGCTGTGCCGGCATCTTCTGTTTTTGAAATACAATATGAATATGTAGATTTTGATACGTTATTTTTTTCAGAGAAGGACGTTTTCAATAAGCGCGTTGATGATATAAATGCTGATCTTGAGCCAGGAGATTATAGACTGAGCATAAATGTGGCGTCTGGAAAATTTTATACAAAAGTTGAAACCTTTACTCAACCAAGTGGCAAAGGCAAGATGGAATTCCGTTATCGTAAAATTCCATTTAATGTTATTGTAAGCCCGATTTCTATTTCTAAGTTAGAAAACTATAAAAATAGTAGACAAATTATAAAAAGTGCTGCGCCAATTTTTTGGGGGAAATAGTTTGTGGCTAAATCAGTCCAACAAATATATAGAGTTAATCTGAATATTTATCAATCTGCTTCTAGAGAGACATCGCTGACCCCAGGAACATGGCAATGGGATACTGGCATTATGCTAGATCCAAACTTATCGTTTAGCACATTTGAGTCGAAGTGGGATTATAATGTCAAATCAATTAATAAAGAATTCTGGGTCAATGGTATTGATAGTTTAGATAGTTTTACTATCATTGGCCAAGCAGATGTTTTTGCAGATAATAAGAGTATTTCAACAAAAAAAATAAGCAGTGGTGTGATAAGACGTTTTGGTGCGGAATGGGTAGTGCCAGGCGATGATGCATCTTTTGTAACAGCCAATAATGCTACAAAAGATATAGATAATATTTGGAAAGTTTATTTAGATAAGCCAATTAAAGACAACGAAAATGTTTATGTAACATTATATGGAACCTCTAATGAAACAGCATATTTTAGAGTCAATTACTTTACTGGAGTATTGGATGCAGATGGGCAAGAGCAAGTAAATATTGACAATTCCGGAGAAGTTATCGACTATAACATCGCAAATGCCGACACAACTAAGCGTGAATTTGTAGTAGTTAAGAATAGAGATTTTGAGACTGAATTATGGCTTGGAATACATGATCCTGCAGAAAACCCAATTACCATTACATTGACAGAGCCATTCGTAACATCGCCTCGATTTGAATATAGTTGGCTGTTTAAAAAGCAAGTAACAACTACGCCGTCTGCGCCAGGAGAATATAGAATTCTTCCAAATACTCTTGAGTTCTTTTTAGGCGATTCAAATAACAATATCCCCTCTGGAGAGAAGATAGATTGCGGACATTTTTATTATCACAAAAATTATCCTGTAGAAGTCTTATTTGCATCTGAGCCTACTAAACAAATCGGTACGCCTGGTGACGTTTTTAGCCTTGAAGAGATTGGTGTTTCTGATGCTTCTGCTAGTCAGCTATTTTCACTTAAAAATAGGCCAGTTGTTTTTATTAGTGGGACAGAAGAGCCAAGGATTTGGGTTTATGATAATGACTTTTCAGGCGCGGTTGAATGGACTCGCGTAGACGACTTTAGTGGGTCTGGGCCGAATGATACGCATTTTGTTTTTTATGAATCTATTGGGGCTATTATTTTCGGAGATGGGACTAATGGCAAGATTCCAGATGTAGGTATGCGGATTGGAGCATCTTATAAAACATCTCCGATTATCTTTTATAATACAAAAGAAAGTATTGGCTACATTATACCTAGTGAGCTGAACTTTAACCCAATGTATAAAAGTGGCGGGGATTATTATATAACTGTTACACCTAATGAGGATGCTTTGTTATCTACGCTGCGATTAGATATTGATATAGACAATCTCTTAGCTGCTGGTATACATGGGCCTCTATATTCACCTTCATCTGTTGCTTTATTTTCCGTTACTGCATTATCTCATTCAGGAGATGCCATTTCTGATGTTGAAGTAATTTTATTTTCAGATTACAATATTGGCAACTTGGATTTTACTACTAATATCATAGACGGTGTAGGTGGATCAACCAATGACAATGGGGTTGTGCAGTATTTATATAGTACTCCGTCAAACCCATTTATGTTAGGCGAATTCGTAGATAATTCCTTAGTTAATACAACCGCCAATACGATAGAGGTGAATGACATAGGTCTATATTATATAGATAGCTATAATGATGTATGGTCTTTCTTTGTAAATAACGATGATCCTTTACAGCCATGGTCTAATGAGGTTGCAACATCTGGCCGTTTTTATGCAATTTTAGATGGTTATTATAATATGCAGCGACCTAATGGTGTCAACGGCAATGTAATACAGTACCCTGCAGGCTCATTAGCACAATATGATGATGTCAAATATAATCCGTCTTCAAGGGTTGGTGCATATGTTATAGCTCCGCGAGTTATGACATTTCAAGCTAAAGCATATAGTCCTATTTTTAACAAATATATTTATAGCAATAAAATTAAAGTACTTATAGCTGTAGAGCCTGGATATGCCAATGTGTTTGAGTTAGGTAAGTTACCGGGCCTTAATGGTATAACTTGGTTTGATCCTATGTTTGAAAGATCATATTTAAAATCTTCAACTAATGTAGTATAGGGGATAGCGATGGGCGTATATTCATGGGAACAGATTAAATTTTTTGAACGGCAAAGACCTACTGATGATACATTTAATGGATGGAATGATGTTATAAAAGATGGGTTTGCAGCTATAGAAAGAGCTCTTGGTTCTATTAATGAAAATGGTGTAGTTACTGGCGGAGATTTAGTTTTTCTTAATCAATTTGCAAGCATTATAGGATCAATAGGCAATTTATCTTTAAAGTATCCTAAATATGGTGAACAGCCACAGACTATTAGTTCCTGGCCATTAGTAGAAGGGGCTCAGGTCCATATACTCCCGTTATTCCCAGAAATTAATACATTAGCAAATGTTTCTGGTGCTGCTTTAGGTATAAGGAAGAATAGCTTACATGAACTTACTTCTGCTGGGGATTACTATATCTATGAAATGTCTTCAGAGATAGCCCCAGGAATTGGTTCTCGTGTTTTATATACATATCAACCTGCGCAGGCAGGTGATGCTATCTCATTCACTGGACATACTTTACAATATGCAGACAATTTGGCAATAGGCCATACTCTAGTACCACAACCAGCGCAAGTAACAGCTGGGGAAGCTGTTATTTTTTCAGCGGCTACGTTAACAAGTGCTGGTAATGGTTATATAGCTACTTTACCTAAAATCACACATGATTGGCTTGGGAATTTATTGCCATCTTACTTGCAATATTATCCTATTTTAGATCCGGACATTGTTTCACAGTGGGATGGTTCTGCGAGCATTGCTTTTCAACAAGATACTGTGCAGATGTGGGATGTTGGTACGTCTCCATATGACTTGTCAGATCCTTCTAATATAGCTGCCATTTCTCCAGATATTCAATTTTATTATGAAGGCACGGATGTAAATGGTGCCCCAAAGATTGGTATAGTAATTCCACAGAATGTTACATTTGACGACACAAAGGGTTACATTATAGCATTTTCAAATAATAGCACTAATAGGAATATTGGGGACATTAGAGAAAAACTATTTAATCATAAGCATGACGGTAAGGATTATGGCAGTATAATTTCTCATACAGATTTAAAAGATAATGTTACTTCCGGCGATTATTTAGATGGTTCTGGGTCGCGGAAGTCGACTATTATTTATGGCCATTCAATAATCCCTAACCATGCTCATACAATGTATCTTGTAAGAGAGGGATATACGCCTAATGATCCTGGTACACATAACAATTCAATGATTGGGGATCTTGTTATAGCGTCAACCTCATTAAGTTCTAATTTTTTCCAAAATCTTTCTGCCAATTCCAATAAATTGATTTTTGGAGAATGGGCTACAGGGCCTGCCATCTATTTTGCTTTCCAGGGAGATGGAATTGGTATTGAACCATGGGCTACTGATGGGTTTTTAAATATCACTAATAAAGATATGGCCATAAGTGGTGAGACTCCTAATTTACTGTTTAATAAGACAGGTCCACAGTCTCCACCAGCTGGCGATGGTCCCGTTGTTTGGCGTTTAGGATTTGAATCAGGTAGCCGTGATTTCCTTATCGAACCCGAGGACTTCAATACATATTTGCGAATAAGAGGCACCGATAACTCTACAAAGGTTTCTATTGATACTTCTACTGGCAATATTGTTGTTAGCGGCTCTATTACACAACAAGATGCTGGAGGGATGAGTAGGTTTGCTGCTAAGAGTTTATTCTCTCCTATTCTTACCCAGGATCCTGCAGCGCCAGTTGATGTTGTAAATACGATAGACAAAGAAGGGTTAAGGGTAAGGAGATATGCATCTGATATCCATTTAGATATTTATGGTAAACTTGAAGCTGACAAGTATTTCATCTCATTTAACGCATCTAACGCGTCGACATCTTCTGGTATGACGTTTTCTGTAAATGATTTTACAGCATTTAGAGTTGTTTTAAATGGTACTGGCTCTGAAGCCAATGTTGAGTTTCTAACAAGGGCAAAATTTTTAGACGACTTAACAACTCCATTCATACGTCATCCTGATTATGATCAAACTTATATTAAGTTTGATCAAGACACTAATGGTAACCGTGATATAGAAACTTATTCTCAGTTATATGGCCCAGGGATTAAACATAGTGGTTCTCGTATATATGTCGGCAGTAGCCAAGTTTTGCCATATATTTGGGATGAAAACTATGATACTTATCGTATCCTTGGCCCTGGGGCTGATAATGTACCTATTAATAACGGGGCTAGGAACGCGAATCTTAATGCTGATATGTTAGACGATTTACATTCTTATGATTTTGCTTGGTATGAATGGAATATTAATAACGCTAAAGTGTCATATACGCAGTTTGATGAAAGTCAGTATTCATATGTCGGTAATCTGGTATTTTTAGTAACTGTAGACGCATATTCTAATATTATTAAAACCGAGTTAGGCAGTCTTTCTTGGAATGGCCCAGTTGATGGGTTTAATTTAGAGACTTCATCATCTGGTACGTGCACTGACGGCTTTAATTCAAATTATTCATGGAATTTTAGTGGAATACCCGTAGATACGGTGTCTATTTTAGTAAGGCAGGTTAGTTTTTCATATAAAACAACTACCAATGAGTACCATTCTTTAACTAATGTTAGAGTTACTACTGGTCCATTTTGGAATAATCTTAATAAAGGAACAGAACAATTTACTGATTATTTACTAGCAACAGGTCATAGTAAGTTTTTATTGTATTTTGATAGTTATTTTGAACATTATAATTCTGGGTTAAATAATTTACCGTGGGCAGTAGAACTTCAATTCAAGGTTCTTAGGCATGGTAGGGCGATATAAAAGGCTTTTATGCTGTAGTAGGTTTAAAGTATGAAACAGCTATCTTTAACATGTACAGTAAACATTACGGGATGTCCAGTTGTTTTACATTATCATGCGAGATTTTTTATTTCGCCGCAGTATAATACTTTTGCTTTTAAGCAGGAAGTGGCTGATGAGATCCCATTATATTTTGTTAATACACCTAAATTAACTGCTAAAGACAATCTCTATATAGATGACAGGTCTGCTGATATTCCGGCTAATTTAAATTATGCAAATAGCTTTACAACAACATTAAAAACATTTAATGTACAAAACAAAAGAGTATTAATTACTAATCAATTTAAAAACGGTAACGCATTATATTACTTTCATCAGTTGCCACCTGATGTAAGTGGTGTTTATATAGAAGATAGTAATGGAACCCCTGTTAATGTACAAGATTATAAAGTACATGGTGATAAATTATATAATAATTTATCTTTTACTAACAATATTAGATATTTTGTTGGGTATATTAAACAAGATGGGACGAAAGAGAAGAAGTTATTAAATAATTGGCCAGTTTTTGTCCCCCAAGTGCTATATGCACTTGGTTTTGGCGATCAATTTTTTGTTATTGGTGATACGCTTTCTAATGGAGAAGTAGAAATTAGAACAAGTACTCCGGCTGGTACTAGGCTGGAAGTAAAGTATTCAGATAGAACTGAAATATTTTTAGATAAAGTAATTGGCGGTTCGGATTCTGACTCATGGAAAGTCAGAGTTATGGATGGGGTCTTTGAGCACAATGGTGAAGTATATAGTATCCCAGAATATACTAAACAAGATTCGTTCTTTCCTATTGCCCCATTTGTTTATAGGACACATGTAAAAGTTGATATTTTGTCCGATACAATGATAAAACTTCCTGAATCTTTTGTGATTGATTTGTCACAAGCATTAATTGTTACACTATATGTTTATAATAATAAGAATCAATTAAAATATATTATTACGCAAGATTCAAGTACAATTACAACTGATGCCGCCGTTTACGAAAAGACATTCTGGTCATATTCAGAATATGAAGGGATAATAGACATTAAATCTAGTACAGATGAAACAGATATTTATTTCAGTCTTGACGATAATATATATGCATATTACTATACAATTGAAGATGGCTTTATTGTCTCAGATTTGGAATTTAATCCCATTTTAAATAAGGCTATAAGGGATATTGAGTTTGTAGGTTTTGTCATTTTATCTGACGACTTTAGGGCTAGATTTTCTCCGACAATAGAAGCTTCTGTCCAGTATTTGTTTGTTAATTCATTTAATAAAATTATGGATTTTTCTCTTGGACTTGCTCAGCATAGTGGAAAAGATTGGCAATCTGGCCAGAATTATTTAAAAGATTTATTAATTAGATATAATAATGAAGTATATATTTGTAATGTAGATCACTTATCAGATGTATCAAATGCACCTGGGGTTAGTTCTGAATGGACTGTTGTTAATTCTTTTAACCAATTTGTTGATAATTACTGCATACAGCCTTCTTATGCAGAAGTGAAGAATGAAAATCTTGGCTCTGGTGGGGTTGCTGGGCTGCAAATTATATCGTTGTCTAATGTCCCTGCGAAGGAAAAGCCAGTGTTTTTTTCAAACACAGATATTTTTTATAAAGAAGTGGCCTATAATCCCAATAGAATTCTAGGCCAAGGTGAATATTCAATTGATTATAGCACAGGGAATATCTATACATATACTACAGCAGATAACGTTGACCTTGGCTCGGTTTCCTATTCATACAAAACGTCACAAAGTTTGAGTCATTTTTATGTAGGCTCTGTTTATGTAAATGCAAATGTTGATTATAAAAATTTAGATTTTATAGATGCCAGATCTATAGGCGGTTCTATTAAAGACGATGTAGCTAGATCGATAGTTGATAGTGGTTATTGTATTTTCGATAAAACTGGGTTTGCTGGGGATATATTACCTGGTAAATCAGGAATATTAATTGAGGTTCCAAGTAGAGTCTTTAAGCCACATGGCGGGCCTTTTGATGTAAGGGAACTCAATCATTTAATTAAAAAACATACCGCACTAGGCGTTTTAAGTTATGGCAAGATTTATGATATTGATTTAAATTTAACTGATGCATCTTTTGTTAAGGTTAATGACAATATGTATGCCATTTATTTAAGTTGGGTTCAACCAGTTTCTGCAGATTATACAATATCTTTTATTATTGATAACAATAGCTATACAAAAAATATACAGGGGCCATCTGACGGTTGCACTATTTTAGTTAGTTCACAGGGTATATATGACGACATAAATATGACTTTATTTGTGGATGGTTATAAAGATTATTCAGGGGCAATCAATTCATTGTCACTAAAACTTGATAATAAAGTTTCTTATTCTTATGAATATTATTATGATCACCCATCTTATCCTGGGCTTTTTGTTGAAAGAACAATCATTGGTAGCAAATCTAGTTTTAACGTTTTAGATGTTAAACAGGGCGATAAAGGATATAGAGTTAATGGATCTGCATATTATGTTGTAGAAGCACAGAATGACGGCCTTAGTGATGATGGCGGCCCTGCTTTAAGTTATCCATCTGTAATTACATCAGATGCTAAAATTCATTTTAGGGATTGGTCTCCGTTATGATTAGTTTATTTATTAGTGATCCTTCTACTTCAGATAAAAAGTTGCTTACTAATATATTTTTTGGAGAAATATCTCCAGTACAAGGAGGTAATATTTCTGTCGAGAAGGAGATTGAAATTGTTGCATTTGAACAAGATGCGCTGGGCGGCATTAAAGAAGCTAGAGAAATTAGATTTTATACAGATTATAGTAGGTTTATGAAAGTTTCTTATGGCGTTGAAGTCAACCAAGATTACAGAAATGGCTATGCTTCTTCGTGGCAACCTTTAGATCATTTTAGTGGTTCTTATAAAGATAATGCTATTTTGTTGAGTAGAGACAGTGGGGTTGATGGACAGTTATCATCCGATGGCGTTATGAAAGCAGGTGAAAAGGCTAGGATAAAATTCAGAGTAAAAATCCCAATTAGATCAGATATTAATAAAGTCTTAGAAGAGTTTAAGATCTACTTTATTTACGAGTAAGCTAATATGAATAAATATATAGAAACATGGTCAGACTCTTATAGTGCAGCACAAGCAGAGTGGATTATTAGCCAGTACAAGGGTTCTAATATTAATAAAAGCGATATACTTGATTTATTAAATGCCCCTATATTGTCTAAGTCTTTATTAGACATGTATAATGTTTCTTCAAACGATGTGATGTTTTCATTTGATTATAATACCATCGTAAATGCATTTGCCCTTGATCTAAAGACTATTGTTGAAGGTTATGCTCAGCGTTTAGATGATATAAAAAAGCATGAAAACATTAATAATGAAACGTTTATAGCAGAACTTAACGGCATTTTAGATGAATTAGAGCAGAAAGTAGAGATGCTAGAAAGTTCTGCTGGTTTTGACGGTAGTAATTATACGATCTCTAATAATTTTGACAACATTTCTGCTAGAGCTAGCAATAGTGAAGTCTTAGCAAAATCATTATATCTAGATCACAGGAATAATAATAAATCTTTATTAGGAGCAGAGTGCACAATAGATACATCAAGAAAAGTTTTAACTTTGCCTTATAAAAACAGATATCTGCATAGTGCTGATGCTGTTTTTGATGCCATTGAGCCAAAGCCAGATATTGGCACTAATAGTTATCAGTTGGGGAAATATAATGTAAAAGAATTTATATACAGTTATGAAAATTTAGATCATGCTACTATCGCTATAGATATTAACTTGAATCAGAGTGCTTTTATTAGCGCGATACGTATAGATACAATAGGCGGTAATAAGGTTGTTATTGAAAATGTAAAAGCTACTATTTTAGAGGATGGCAATGAAGTAGAACAAGATGTAACATTTGACATTAAGCAGCATAATGTTACTGGCGAGATTTTTATATCTTTTGACCGTATAAAAGCAAGCTTTTTGAAGTTTAGGGTTAAATGCTATAACCCAATAAAGACAGAAATTGGCAGTAGTGTTGGTTATATGTATAAGTTTGGAATAGGAGACATTGAACTACTTCATGATACTTATTATTTGGATGGATATTTTATATCGCAACCTATAGAAGTTAACAATGTTTCTTCTATATCTTTAGATGTTTTAGGTGAAAGCTTTGGCGCTTATGGTTCTATAGAGTATCTAATATATAAGTACGATTTTAATATTGTTAATAACGAATTTATTGGTAGGTTTGTTTACCCTATTATCCCAATTGGACAGGAGAAAATTAACAATGAGCGATTATTGTTTACAGAGAAAGATACACAACTTTATAACACTATCGGCTATTTGCGGTTTTTTGGGCATTGCGGCATTAGCATATCAGATATATCTATATATCAAAATAGTTCTGCTTTAGTTACTTTGGATATATATAATGTTGTTAAGAATATTGATGAGGAGGGCCAGACAAAGATTTCATTCAGTAGCGTTATTCCAGGAGCGATATATACGGTTGATTATATTCCTGCTCATAAAGTCAAGGCAGATGGGCTGGTTAAAATAGATGATATAGCATCTTACCGTAATGATAATAATATTATATTCAAACAATACGATTATGGAGTTAAAAGCATAATATATTTAGGTATCGTGATGCGAACTTCAGATCAACATTTTACTCCTACACTTTCTAGGTACAACTTGAAGGTCAGTAGCTATGACAAGTAATAAAATTTCTGATTTTTTTGACTCAATCCTAAGCAAATATAATTACGACACAGAATCGCAGTCTACTATCGACATTTTACGTAAAATGTCGGATGGAGGAGGTATTGTTGGCGCTTATGTACATAGCGTCGATGATACTTTTTTAAATTTACCAGAATACGTCGTTATGCCTTTGAAAAAGAGTACGGAAAGACTGGCCTTTGTCAAAGAGCTTTTAGATGCCTTGACTTTATATGAGATATCTAATTATAACTATTATTTGGCTGAGTTTAATAGGTTTAAAAATGAATTGCAAGATTTGAATGCTAAAATCAAATCAGCAATATTGTACGCCAATACATATAGATTTTATGTTATAGCTAAAGATTTGTTAAATTCTACATCATTAATAGATTGGGCGATTACTACAACAAATGTTGATACTTTAGGGCAGAGGGCTACTTTGCCGATCCAAGGTGACGAGAAGATAGATGTTGATTCGATTACTATTGGAGGCATTTCCAATGGATCGCCAGGGAGTAGTCTTATCACAAATGGTTATAAAGCAAATGACGTCCAGGCGTTAGTAGATAATACACCTGATACTTGGTTTGAATATGAAAGAATTTCTACTAAGCCTGTGGTAGATAGCCTGTATTTGGAGGTTTTAATAAAACTTAACGGGCCACAAATTATTAATTTCGTAGAAATTTTACCAAGCAATATCAGTATCTTTGGCAGTGTCGTTCTGAAAGAAGTCAGTGTTTCTTATGATGGCAATAAGTTTTATAATGTTTTGCCAGAAGAGAAGGCGGAAAGCGGCTACGAAATTACGACATCACTTTATAATAATACTGGCGACTTTAGTTTTATATTTTTCCCATATAAGGCTAACTACATCAAATTAATATTTGAACAAACACACTCATATTTTGTAGAGCTTAATCCTAATGAATGGGTTTATCGTCAAGCCATAGGAATCCGCGATATTAACATAGCTGGGATACGCTACGAAAGCAAAGGAGTTTTTGCTTCAGTAGACCATAATTTCGATAATAAAGTTTCACAGTTGGCTGTTTTAGCTACAACTGACTTAACTGGTGGCAGTAAAGACGTTGTTAAGTTTAAACACTTTATTTCGCCAACTTCTGGTAACGAGTATTATGAAGTGTCGCCGATAGATATGTCTTCTCAAGACATAAAGGAAGTGGTAAAATTTAATACTCTCGAAGACGACTCTATTAAAACCATTAGTGATGTTACTAAGATTAAATATAAATTAGAAATGACGGTAGATCGTGAGGCTTTTTCAAATGCGTTAACTCCATTTAAGGCATTTGAAAACACATATAATCAAGATGTGTTTTTTGCTACGATACCACCTAATAATATAGAGCTTTCTCATATTCCTTCTCCCGGAACAGTTGAAGTTTATAATCCAAAATATGCAGCAGTTGGGAAAAGAGATGGTTTGTATTATTTAGGTACGTCAAATGGGAAAGCTAATCAAGTATTTGAGTATGATTTAGACATTGAACCGCTAAGCGAAGAGGTGTATATAGATAATAAAAGATGGAGAAGAGGAAGATTTAAGGATGCTTCTCCGATAGCCAGAGTTTATTCTATTGATTATATTAATAAAAAAGTGTATTTTGGAGATGATAATAGTGGCGCTATCCCAGTGCAAGGTTCTGATATTTTTATCCGTCTTAAAGCAGAAAGGCCTATTGTTACAAATCTAGATCCATTGAGAATAAAAACAAAATATAAAACAAATGGAGATAAATCTTCTGTAGAAATCAACCAACTATACAATACTGAGCAACATATCCAGCTTTTGCCTAAAAATAAACAGGTAATAAAACTTGAAAAAGATAAATTGCAGTTATATACAGAATATACTGGCATTTGGGAAATTAAATGGGAATGGAGTGTTTACGATGGGGACACCTTAGAATCTGAAAATACGACTAGGTATGTTTTAATTTCATCTAAATACTTTGAGGATCAGTTGCTGTGGATGCAAACCCCGACCAGTAATGGTACGTTGCGAGACGCAACTTCTATAACAGTAAAAGCTACGCCTATAGACTTCCAGACGGAGGTTGTGTTGACGCCACATAAATATAGTACTGGCGTTTATTATGTTTCTTTAAGAGAGGCTACAGGAGCTAAGGGTGTCGAGATAGGCGGAGAAGGCTCATATCATGCTATTAATGAGGTTCCATTTATAGATGGGTTTTCGGAATTTAGTGTACCAGGAGATTTTTCTGTAGATTACAATAGCGGATATATGTACTTCAATTCCAATACGCCATCTGACAAAGATATTACAGCGACTTATTTTTATAAGGATGTGGCAAGATTAGCGGATAGTCAGTGGGATTATTATATGGGGAAGAAAGATGAAATACAGATTAAGCCGGGGGTTGCATTAGTAAGAAAATTAACGGAGAAATTAACAGAATCCAGTACAAATCAAAAAGTATTTATACTTGAAAATGAAGCGATTATAAGAGGTACAGCTAAACTTAACTCTTCTGTTTTTAAATATGAAGTCGATTTTATAGATGGATCTACAGAATTTTTAAACAAAGTCCAGGTTAAAGATGTGGTCAATAATAGCGACGCAGGCAATGTTAAATTAACTAATGATAATATCTATGCTTTTATTTTATCTAATAAAATTGATACAACTCAAAAATATTCGTTCTTTAATACTGGCAACACGTATAATGTAGAAGTTAATAGCATTGACGATGTTATAAACGACAGCAATGGGACAGCGTTTTATGTTGCAGAAAATGATGCTGCCTTTGATAATAGAAGTGTTATATATAGCAGCACTAGACCTTCAGACGAAGGTTATATCATGTATGTCACTTCCAGAAATATAGAAGATAATGCCTATTCGATAGATTACGATTTGGGGGTATTGTATACTAATAGCAGTAATGTAGAAGCTAATTTACTTATTACTTACGAATACCTAGATTTAGAAATTAAATATTATGTAAGAAAAGACATAGATACAGATTCGTGGAAACTTAGTAATAATAATTTAACTTTAAATATAAAAAGCGGCTTATATCCATCTAGTGGTGGTGTGGTGCGTGTATCATATGTTTTTGATAACGAAAAGGAACAAAATATGAGCGAGTTGGTTGATTATTATACGCCTGCTCTTAAGGGGTATGAAATTAGGGTGGTATCATGATAGATAAAGTTCGTCAAGATTTTATATTAGGCAATTTAATTAAAGATAAAATAAAGTTAGGAGAATCCTTACTTATTACTGAGTTATTAAGTGAACTAGAGGAAATTGTCACTGATAAGGATTTATCCACTTCTTTTTTTGATGCAAAAGAGCATGAAGTCTCTTTTAATGAGCTGTCAAGTGCATCTAAATTTAATCGAACTGTAGAGCAAATTTTTACAGAGATAAAGTTTTTAGAGTCGTCAATAGCCGCAACGGCTGTTAATGCCCATGAAAATCATATTAATAACGTCTCTAAATATAAGGCTATACAACAGCGCATAAAGGAATTACGTAGCCGAATAGAAAATCTTTTGCTCTTAAATAAAGATACTGCTGGCTTTGTAAAGTTTGTAGGCGACAATTTTTCAGATTTATCAAAAGTTGACCTATCTAAAACTACAGCAAATGTTGATGCAAAAACTGGTGTTGTAACACTATCTACGTCAGATAGTGTTACAAATTATAAATCCCGCATTAATAATAATTTGTTTAGTACAAGTTTTAAAGTACTTTCTGCTAAAGAAGCTCCTTCTGGTATAGTTGAGCTACCTGGCTCTTCTATTAAGAATGCTTTATCTGAAAGTGATGCTGTTTGGCATACAATTTTGCGATTCGTAAATAGTGTAGGTAGGGTTTCTGTAGAAGTATTATTTACATTTGAAAATAAAACAGATATAAGCAGTCTTTTTATTGATCTTCATGGTAATGTGTCTTCTGGTGTTATTGTTACGGTTCAGCATAGCGAAGACGGATATAATTGGTATAATGTCGATGGCGCAGATTCATCGAGAAATGTGATTAATAATTCTCTTTTTGTATTCAAGCAAATTAGTCCTAAATATTTAAGACTGATATTGACTAAGGAAACATACGACTATATTGATGCTGGATTTTATCATTATGAATTCGGGGCCAAGGAGATAAGTATTTACCACAATGCTTTTGTCAATGAATCTGTACTATATTCCAAGCCGTTATCTCTTTTCGTAGATGATACAAAGTACAAATTTACAGGGTGTTCATTGCAGGTATGTCAAAAAACTCCTGGCAATTCCAAAATTAAATATGAGGTAAGCTTTGATGATGGCACATACCAACCAATTGGCCCGTTGAATACAAATACTTCTGATCCGCTTATAGCTACAGTTAGTAACACCCCTGACTATACAAGATATGCAAGAATAGATCAGCATGGCAGGTATGATTTTAAATCCTATTCTCATATTTTATTAACAGGAGATTTAGGGAACCCCAGGTATAGTCAATCTGATGTTAGTGATGATGTTGCTATAAAAAATTCTATGAGAGTATGGAGGAATTGTGCGCATCAACATAGGAAAGCATATAAATATGGAATTGCTGCTGGGTGGGGTTACGACGGCATTAAATATTATTCATGTTATTTTTACTTGAATAATACTAAAACGTTTGATTTTGGCACATCCGCCTGCGAGATTGACGGCAAGATTGTTACAGGTTCCGTTACAATTAAGCCCGGTGTGCATAAGTTTAGGACATCACAGACAAATTGGTTTGATGTTAGTAGGTATAGTGATGATGTATTAGCCCCGTACAACCATAAGAATATCATAGAAGGATTGAGTGCAGATATAGTTCAGGCCGAAGATGGGAAGTTCTACAAATGTATAAAAGATCATGTTTCTACTAACGATAATAAGCCAGGAGTAGGCGGAGGCAATAATCAATCTGATTGTTGGGTATTTGTGTATTCAGACAAGCGCGGCGGTGAATTAATTTGGGGTCTTGACGAAAATTACTATAGCCAAAAAGATTACTATCAAGGCGCGGATCTTAATGCTGAATTATTGATGACCGAAACATCTTTAATTGATTTTGAATCTAATATAGATTCTAATGATTATTCTAAATTTGCAATAGTTAATTTAGGACATGCTAAGCGCTTGATTGTAAATTACGACATTTATAATCATGATGCAAACGTATTGGATGAGCTTTTTGTAATACAGTGGAAAGAGGAAGAAGCTTCGGCATCAGAAATCAAATTAAAAGCAACATTGATTTCTGATGGGGAAAATTACCCTACCCTGGGTGAATATATGATAAAGCTAGGTAATCCTGTCGTATTTATAGACTCCGAACTTATAAAGGGGGATTATATAGAACCTGTCCCTCCACAGGTTACCGGGTTTTCCGCATCTTTAGTTAATAAAGACGTAATTAGCTTTACATGGGATAAGATACAACCTAATAGTGGATGGGGCGAAGCTTTACCGGCTCCAAGGTACGAAATCAGGCGAGGTAAAAATTGGGCAGAGTCAGAGTTAGTTGATACAGCAATATCATGGTCGTCTGAATGGAAGACATATATAACGCCTGCTGATAAGGCTGCTGCAAAGTCGAACCCTATTAATGATGATGTAACTTATCTAATTCGTGCATATAACTCTATGGGGTACAGTGAATTAGTGGCTTCTACTACTATTAGCTTAACTGGGGCACTATAATATAATAAGAAGGAGATAATAATGCCTAAGCCTAGAGACATACAACTTTCCTTTGTTCATCCACATTTCCCTGAAAGCAAACCTGCGTCAACAAGGGAAATGAATTTGGTTTTTGGTGATATCCAAAACGATCTGAAAGCGATTACCTATGAGTTTAATAATGTTATTCTCCCTTTATTGAAAACTTTACCATATTCGCCTGTTGATCCGAATGTTGATGCATTTGATAGCGCGACTGGTGCATTAGACGGTAAACATATCTATGTTGACGAACATGTAACCAGTGGCGCGTATTATAACGCCAAAGACAATGTCCCAAAAACAATATATGAGGTTTTTGCTGAATTTAAGACTAGATTAGATGATTTAGATGCTAAATATAATGGCAATTTAAAAAATGCAGATAAAGTTGACGGGTTTGATGCCAGTATGTCTCCGGGGTCTGGTACAATACCAGTGACAGATCAAAATGGCGACTTAAATTTACCTAGTGGTTCTGTAAATTGTAATGGTTATTTGGCTATTGCTGATGGAATGAGCGAACCTGCAACTGCTGTTGGGAAAGCTATTATTTATGTAGATCAAACATCTGGCGATTTAATGGTAAAATTCTCTGATGGGACTATAAAGACGATTGTTGTTGATACATAAGGAGAATAGTTAATGGCTATTACTGATGAAGAATTTTTAACACTACAAGAAGCAGTAAATGATTTAATAGATGTTGTTAATGCAGCATTGGTAACTAAGTTACAGTGGCAGCAAGTAAATAGCATCTTCGAGGCAGAACTTAACTCCATCAAAGAAAGACTTGATAAAATCGAGTCTGACATCAAGATCCTACAATCCTTCCACAATTAAAGTAGGCATAATGCCTACTTTTCTTTTTCTGTATGTTATAATAATATAAAATTTAAAAAGAGAGGTGTTCTATGCCCAAATTACCTTATTTTAATTTATTTGAACTAACAGACAAACAATTACTTAACCCAATTGAATTATATCCACCAAGGTCTAAAAATTTAAGACCTTCTGAAGCTTCTATTATTAATAGGGTTACTGGGGAGCCATCAGGGAAATGCGCTAGGGCTGTTTATTATAGGCTCATGGACGCTCCTATTACAGATCCGCCATTGCCGAAGATGTACTATACTTGGATGATGGGGAAGCTTTTTGAAGATAGATTAGTAGAAGAGTGGAAAAAGATGGGCTTATATGTAGCTAATTCTGTTAGGTTTTATAATGGAAGATACCATTTGTCCGGCGAATTAGACTGCGTGATTAAACATCCAGACATCCCTGATCAACTAATAGGACTAGAAGTAAAAACTGGATATGGTTATAATTATGAAAAGCAAGTAATAGGCACAATTAATACAATGGGGCAGCCTAAGATTGAGAACTTATTACAGGCCTCAATATATTTAAATGAATTTAAGCATTCTATTGCTATGTTTAAAATCCCGTGTATGACAAGAGATTCTATGAAAAGAGCGGAGTTTGATATAGAATTAATTGATGGAGGCAAGAGGGTAACAGTAAATGGTAAGGTTCAACATGCCTTCTTGATAGAAGATATTTATAATCGCTTTGATTATATGTGGGAGCATTATGAAAAACAAATTATTCCTCAAAGAGACTACATGCTTAAATGGGATGATGAAACCATAGAACGCAAATATGATTCTGGAGATTTATCTGAAAGTGCCTATAAGAAATTTAAAGGCGCTAGGAGGCCAGATACACGTGAAAAGTACCGTCCTGGCGATTGGCAGTGTTTTGCTCCTAGAACATTAGTGTGGATGTCTAATGGTGAAATGAAGACGATCAAAGACATAAAAGTAGGAGATGAAGTTGTCAGCATTGATGGTCCTACAAAAGTAGTTAAAGTAGGGAGTAAGACGACTAATAGTAAAATGGTTACAGTTAAGCCAGCAGGCACACTTGGTGTGGATTGTACTGAAGATCATAAGTGGTTGATTGGGTCTTGGGACAATTGGGATGAATTTTGTCGCATGGAAACGATTAACCCTAAATTAATGCAGGCAAAGGATATTATTGCTTTTGATGGTAAAGAAAATATAGACAGGGTAGACGTAGTCTTTATTCCTGTTATTGATTTTTCGTATGAGTCAGATTTAACCATAGAACTATGTGAATTTTTAGGTTATTATGCAGCTTTAGGGGACTTAGAAGATCTCAAATATGATAGAGTGACTTTTGTTTTAGACTCTGATAACATGGCCGTTGTAGACAAGATCGTTGAGTTAGGCATAAATTTATCAGATAAAAATTCTTGCAACATTGCCTTGACCCATGATGTAGATGGCAAAGAAATTTTGAAAATAATTTTCAGATCTAAAAAATTATTAAATTATGTGAGAAAAAATATTATTGGAGACAATAATGAAAATAAAACACTGAGCCACAATATCATGGGCTTGGATCATTGGTCTACAGACGTTTTTTTAAGTGCTGTTGCTGCTGGACATCAGAATATCGTTAAAGTGGCATCTAAAATTTTAAGCTTACAATATCAACAACTTTTTTGGAAAGTTGATGTCCCAGTTGTAGTGAAACATATTGACGGCATTGGATATTCGATACAGTTTACTGTTCTTGAAAGTGTAAAATTAGTAAGAGTTTTCAATAAAAAATTTGCAGCATTAAGAATAGAAGATGTTATAAGTACAGAAAAGACAGATAAAGTTTACGATATAGAAGTTGATAGTACACATCATGTATTTGCAACAAGTGGAGGATTAGCCAGCAATTGCAGTTATTGTCAATATAAAACTTACTGCTGGTCTAGCGACAAATAATATTGTTTTTGCCTTGTATTTTATGGTATAATATTATCAAAAATAAAACGAGGTGTGATATGCGTTTTAATAATCTTGATACTGTAATTGCAGAGTTGAGGCCGTTTTTAAAGAATTATTTAGAAGAGCATAATATTGATACAACAAAAAAGTTTAACTGCCTTAATCCAAAGCATGAAGACGCGGACCCGTCTATGTCATTTATTCCTGACTCGAATGGCGAGGCATGCTTATGTTTTGGGTGTGGTGTTACGGTGGACATATTTAAAGCTGCCCATTTTCTAGAGCATAAACCAATGCAAGGAAAAGGTTTTATTTATGATAATGTAATTTATTTAGCAGAAAAGTATGGCATCAAAGTAATGATGACAGAGCCTACAGATGAAGAAATTTATGAGATGTCTATTTATAGGGCATATTATGAAGCTGCAGAATATATTGCTCATACTAAGTATACAGATCTGGGATCCCGTGAGATCGCCTCTCGCGGCTGGACAGAGGATTTCTGTCGCTCCCACTATATAGGGACTGTACCAAGCTTTAAGGCCTTCAGAGAGGCTCTGAAGGCCTCTGGCTTTAAACCTTCGTTTATTGACGACATAGATCTTGGACGTGAAGATATTTTTAACGAGAATAATTTGATTTTCACAATTTTTGACGACTTGGGGAGGCCTGTGGCTTTCGCAGCGAGGAATTTAAAATATGATGGCGTAAATGGGTTAAAATATATTAATTCTTCTGGTAAAAGAGGCGATGGCGGCCATGCCGCTACTTTATCAGGCAAATGCAATATTTACAGAAAAGGTGAAATTTTATATGGATTTAATTTAATAAAAAATCAAGGTGGTCCATTGTATATTTTTGAAGGCTATGCAGATTGGGCCACTGCAAAATCATCTGGGGTGAATAATTGTGTAGCAGTCGGTGGAACGGCCTTTACTGAAAAGCATATAGAGTTGTTGCAGCAATATAATCGTCGTGATATTGTTTTTGTATTTGATGCAGATAAGGGCGGCAAAGAAAGTATTTTAAGAATCTTAGATAAGGTTTTAGTTGGCTATAAAGATATTAAAGTGCATATTATTGCTTTGCCAGATGGCTATGACCCAGATGAATTTATTAGAGAACATGGTATAGAAAATTTTTACGCCTTAAAGATAAAGACTGCTTTTCAATGGCGTTTAGACCAATATACAGATATTGATGATCCTATTGACATTTGTAATACAATGGTCCCGATTATAGCTGCAGAACCTTCAGCTGTTATGCGGGATCAAATGGTAAAAGAGTTAGCGCAATTTACGGGCATTAAAGAAAAGAATATTGATCGCGACGTAGAAAGAATTGTCAATGCTAAAGAAAAGGAAGTTGAGAGGCGTAAAGAGGAAATTATTGATAGGACAATAAGGGAGATAAGATTTTCTGGTGGAGACGCCGCATCGATGTTATATTCTGCTGCAGAGCAGATTAAAGATATAGAGGTCGCTAACAATGAAGATTCTTATTCTAAGGAATCTTTTTTAGATCGCCTTGACAATATTAAAATTACTCAAGAAACAAAATCTTCTTGGGACGACTGTTTTGTTCTTGGAAAACAATTTAAAGAATTTGAAAATAAGATGAAAGGTGAATGGAAAAAGGACGTTTTGATATTAGTTGGCGGGAGTCCGAATAGCGGCAAAACAACATTTTTGTCTAATTTATCATTAGATATAGCCATGAATAATGATGACGCGCTGGTAATTTTTCACACTATCGATGACACAATGGAACAATTTGTCCCCCGCTTAGTTACTGCTTTATATGGTGAACCAGATAGCGGCCTAACGATAAATAAAGTAAAGAATCCGAATTTGTATGATGATGTGGATGAGATCAAGGACAAGCGTGAAATAGGCTATAGACGATTAAAGGCTTTAGTAGAGCAAAATAAGTATGTTGTTAAAGATGCCAATGACGGTACTGGTTTTGCTTACATTGAATCATTGATTAAATATTACATTGATCGCTATCCAGATAAACAAATAGTTTACTTTTTAGATAATTTGCATAAAATTTATGGATTCGACAACAGTAAAGAAGAAAGAGTTAAGTGGCGGACTATTTCACAGAACATGAAGCGTCTTGCTACTAAATATCATATACCAGTTTTATGTTCTATTGAGTATCGGAAGCTACAGCATGGAGCTAGGCCTTCTAATAATGATATTTTGGAATCTGTTCAATTTGAATATGATGCCAATTTGATTTTACATTTATATAATGAATTGCATTCTTTACGAACAGATTCTGTTTTATACACACTGAGCGAAACGACAAGAAATCAAATTCCTATTGTTGAAGTCATTTTCGGCAAAAATAAGATTACAGATTTTAAAGATAGCTTATATTTTAATTTTTATACTGACCAAAATATATATGAACGGGTTGATAGAGATTTTGTATTTAGTTTAAAACGCAGTGTTGATAGCGATCAACAAAAAGGATGGCGTACAGGAGGCTATGCATAAATGAGGCTTACAATACAGGACCTAAAGGATTATACATTTTGCCCGCATTATTTTAAGTTCAACAATGGTCAATACTTCTATTCTATAGGAGTTGATAAGCATTATTATGAAAGTCTTGTGCGGACAGTTAAACAAATTTATGCTAGACAACTAGAGACAGAAAGAAAGGTCAGGTGGGATGAAGTTACAAATAAATGGAATAAATTCTTTTGGCAATCTAAAGACCCATCAAGTAAAGAACATAGAGTTCAAAGTAATAATGGCTTTTTATGCCTTAAGGATTATTATGATAAATACTTAGAAAGAAAAGAGTATGTTTTGGCCGTTAATTGCCCTTACCATCATTGGGCCGGGGACCATGTTGTTAGTGATTCAATCCCTGTGCTGTTGGCATCAGAAGATGAAGTTGTGTGTTTGTTGTTTGATCAGGATATAAATACTCAGATGCCGTTATACAGAAGCATAGAGGTACAAATGATTTCTGTTGTTCTTAAGGATCTTTTCCCCGACAAGAAGCTAAAGATAGTCAATAATTTTTACGGTAAAGGCCCAATGAAATTTACAGAATCTTATGTATATCCTACAGATGATTTTGTGGCTCAAAGTAAAATAATGGTCGATATAGTTATAAGAAATGTTGGTGCCGGCCTTACCTTTTCTAATATTTATGGCTGTAAATTTTGCCCAAGAAACAATATTTGTTTTGAATAAGGAGATGATATTATGAGTTTCAGTTTTGTCGATAAAAATGGTAAAATAAAGTATATATTAGATGATAATGGAGAAATAAGAGAAGTAGAGACTAATAAGATCATAAAAGACGCAGAAGAGGAAGATCAAGAAGAAAAAGACGAGCAAGAAAATACTGAAGAGGAGGTTTAAGATATGCCATCTATTATGCCACAACCAATGGGGATGTCAGTATTAGAGAATAAAATCCCTACATTACGTTGCGATAATTGCAAGAATGATTGGCTTGAGCAGATTATGGTTTCTAAGTACGATCAACATGCAATTGCTATCGGTTTAAAGAAGCCTAATATAGTAGACAAGCCGCAAATTTATCTATTTAGATGTATTAAATGCGGCACTATTCTTGAGCACCAAGTTCCATATACTGGGAACAATCATATACAAAAGCTATGGGAAGATGTTATGGAGACAATTGGCCGCAGGAATACAAAACCTGAAGCGTCAGCAAAAAAGGCTGCACCAAAGGCTAAAAAGCAAAATACAGCCAAGACACAAGAGAAGGAAAAGAATGAAGATAATTGATTCTTCTGTTTATCCATTGCAAAGTGACCAGTCTGTGTATCACTTGGCGACATTAGTTGATGGAGTTAGGGAATATGTAGCGTTTTTGCTGGATAATAAAGTATACATTGAAGAGATAACTGGAGGTAATTTAAAATATATCGACGATGATGATATCGCAAAGGAAGCAGAGGAGCTTTTATTAGATGCCGGCATATTGCATCCTATGAATATAGCTGCTAAAATAAAGAGATGGGAAGATACACAGAGGAAGAATTAGAAAAGATTAAACTTTATTTATCTAGCGGAGATTTTACTTATAGTGACATTGCTTCGTTACTTGGGAGGTCAACAGCTGGGATAAGGGCGTTATGTAGTAAGAAAGGTTGGACCGGCCTTGCAAAGCGTTTAGATTCAAAAGGCAATGTATCTTTGTATAATATTTTAAAAAAGATATTGCCATTTACAAGAATCGAAAAAGAATATCATATAGGGGAGAGGTTGAGACTTGATATATATATCCCGGATTATAAGATTGGTTGGGAAGTACAAGGCATCCAGCATTATAAATCAATACAATATTTTCACAAAGACGAAGATGCGTTTGATAAGCAAATTGCAAGAGATAGAAGAAAAAATCAATTATGTAAAAAACAAGGGATAATTTTAGTAAATATAGAACCTTCAGACATAACATATGATAATATTAAAAATATATTAAACGGAATATTGGAGGAGTACAGTGAAGATTGTTTGGAAGAAAGTGTTCGAGAGAATAGGATTGACGATAAGTCTTCAAGCAATTGGAAAGATATTGCGAAGGCTAACAGGAAGAAGTACATGAGAGGCTTTTATGAAAAAGCAAGGGAATATAGAAAAGAACAATATAGAAAGTGGAAGCATTCAAGAAATAAATAGAAGTGTAAGGTTTTTTTTAGATATTGCACCTAAAGCCCAAGGGCGTCCAAGAGCTGCTGTAATAAAAGGGAGGGCTGTTATTTACGATCCTCCAACTTCCCGGAAATACAAGCAGCTTGTAAGAGAGAAATTAGAGGAGGTGGCCCCGGAGGAGAAATTCTCCGGGGCCATAGCAGTTAACTTTGTTTTTCATATGCCCATACCAAAATATTTAAAAAACAAAGTTAAACACGGAGAGCCTCATTTAGTTAAGCCAGATTTGGACAATTTAATAAAAGCAGTAAAAGATGCATTGACTGGCACAATTATCGTAGACGATAAGGCAATTTATTGCTATAAAAAGGATACAAAAAAAATTTATAGCAATACACCTGGTATAGAGGTATTTGTCACAGAACTCACCAACTACTAAAATATACAGAAAAGGGGTGATCAAAATTTTAGATACTCAGATCTACACAAAAGAGCAATTACTCTCCCATAGAAAACTTGGCTATAAAACACTTAATGAGTTAATAGCCAATTATCAAAAAGATATTGCCAAAGGCATAGAACAAAGTCCATATCTTGACCAAATAATGATCCAGTTTCATGGATACATTGAAAAATATGTAGACATTTTACATTATAAAGGCGCGAATATTGATTATACAAACATGGACACTCGTAAATTTATCTCCTTATTTTCTGCCGAAGATGCAGCTGGTACAACTTTAAAAGCTAAAAGAGCGCAGCTTGTCAGGTTAACTGAATCATTGTCTGATGTTGATATATATAATGAGTTGGTTGCTATATTTATAAAAATCATTCAAAGATACGACAGTAGTAAAAATGTTAATGCACAAGGTTTTGTAATTACACAATTTAGATGGCGAGTTAAAGATTGGGTGCTTCGACTAAAGAGGCACGTTAACCACCTTGATGTCGATATTGATACCGCAGAATACAACCCAGAGTTTTTTCATATATTTGCTAAAAGTGATAAAGCAGTGCAAGGTGACGCTTCTTTAATAAGCGATCTAAATATTAGATGGCTAGATGACCCAGGCAATGAAGCTTTTAAAAAATTATCTAGATATCATCGTTATTTATTATTTCTTCGGTATGGCGAAGATATGCCAATGACAGATATTGCAAAGTTTTTTGGTAAAAATAAAGATACGGTTTTCAAACATATAAAAACTGCACTTAATTCAATACGTAAATCTATTGGGGAGGAGCGATGATGTCTGACGATAATATCTTTTTTGATGATATAGCTGGACAAGAAACAGCAATTAAACATTTAAAAAAGATAGTTGATTGGATAGAACATAGAGAATTGTACGATTATTGGGGCGTCAAAGTATCTAAAGGGTTTTTGATGACAGGTCCGCCTGGTGTCGGTAAAACAGCTTGTGCTAAGGCTTTAGCGAATGAAAGCAAGGGGTATTTTTTTGAACTAAAATTACAAGATGTATTGTCTAAGTGGGTCGATCAAAATATTGAAAATCTTAAAGAATTCTTTGAAGAAGTAGAGGAGAAGGCAGAGGATGATGTTGTAATTGTTTTTATTGACGAAATAGATTCAATGATCCCAGAAAGAACAATTAGTATTACTGATGGAGATAAAAAGCGCGTTAATACAATCCTGCAATGGCTTTCTAAGGAAGATGATATAAGTAAAAATATTATCGTCATAGGCGCTACCAATTATCTAGAAGGGGTTGATTCTGCTGCAAAAAGAGCGAAAAGATTTTCTACAATCATTAAGTTCAATCACTTAAAACCAAAAGATTTAATAGATATTTTTAAAATTAATATACGTAAAGCAGAAAAAGAAGCCAACAGAAAGTTGTTTGGCAATATTAATTTTAATAAGCTAGAGATAGCTTTAAAGGATCAAGGTGCAACTTTTAATGGAGCAGATGCTGCAGAAATTATTAGAATCACATTAGAAAATAAAGTAGCAGAACATATTAAAAGAATTTCGCGCTCAGGCTTAAGTAAGGAAAAATGTTGCCCTCCTAAAGTTAGAACATCTGAAATTCTACATACTATTAAGACTTATTTTGAAGAAAACAGAGGAGGGGAAAAGCAAAAGGATAAAGATTTCCTTGGGTTTGCTCCTCCACCTAGAAAGGAGAAGATAATGAATGGCTAGAAAAAAGGCGGCTAAAAAGGCAAAGGTTAAGGATGATATTAATAAAATTGCAGAATATTGCATTAATGGTGGGCTAAAACCAAAAACAATAAATCAAAATAAATATTACAAGAGCATGGCCAAAAATACATTAACTTTTGCCTTGGGAGTAGCTGGCAGTGGCAAAACTGCTTTAGCTGTTGATTTTGCTGTAAAAGCAGTAATGGCAGGAGAACATGATGGCATTATTATTACAAGGCCAGTAGTAGAAGCTGGTGAAAAATTAGGGTTCTTGCCAGGAACACTTGAAAAGAAAGTTGAACCATATATGAGGCCTATCAAGGACGCGTTGCTAGATATTTTAGGTCCTAGAATTGCTTATGATTGGATTTTTCAGCATGTAGAAGTCGCTCCTTTAGCTTATATGAGAGGAAGGACATTAAAAAACAAAGTTATTATCTTAGATGAGGCGCAAAGTTGTTCAAGAGAACAATTAATTATGTTTCTAACTAGAATAGGAGATAATTCAAAAGTAATCATAACTGCCGACCCAGATCAAATTGATTTAAAGTATAAAGAGAATAGTGGCCTAAGTGAAGTTGTTAATACCTTAAAAGGTAAAGAGGAAGTCGGGGTTGTATATTTAACTGATGCCGATGTTCAGCGTAGTAAAATAGTAAAAATAGTTTTAGATGCTATTCATGAAAACTTTAAAGCTTTAGCATAGCTAATATAGTTGGAGGTACTATATGAAAACATTTATAAAGGTAGAACTTGTTAAAATAGATTATGCCGGTAATTTCATTCTTGATGTTAAAAAAGATTTTACTTCTTTAGGACCTAAAAGCTCTAATAAATATAATTAATATTTTCTCTATACTATATCTTAGATAAGCTCTTTGAGCTATCTTAGGCAGCCCATGGGGCGTCTTTAAATTAATTTAATACTATCCATAGGAGGTATTAGATTATGCTTATGACAAAGAAGGACAGAGCTTTAGCAGCAAGAGACAACATTTTTCATTACTTTTGGACCGAATTCGATAAGACATTTAATGAATTTTCAAAGTTGACTGGAGATTTTACAATCACACCATTCGGGAAATCAAGCACACCTAAATTAAATGCTTATGAGCTAGATAACAAATATTATCTTGATTTTTATGTCCCGATGGCTACTAAGGATGATGTTAAAGTAGAAATTAAAGATAGAACCTTAAAAGTCGAGGTTAAGTCTACTAACGACGAAAAAGTAAGCAATGACAAATATTTTTATCGTGAGGTTTCTAGATCTGCCAGTACACGTTATGTTGGTCTTGGGGATGATATTGACCTCGACTCTATTTCTGCAGAATTGAAAGATGGTGTTTTGAAAATTAGCTTCGATAAAATTTCTAATAATAAAGAAGAAAGTAAAGTAGTTACAGTCAAATAATATTTAGGAGGCTTATATATAATGGCAGGCACTTTTAGTACATATCTAGAACAGCAGCTTTTAAATTTAGTTTTCCGCAATACTGCTTATGGGCCTTTAGCAACTACGTATGTTGCTTTGGCCGATGCTTCAGGTCAAAGTGCTGCTGTAGACAGTTCGGACGGCGATGATATTACGACCACATATGAAATTTCTGTTTTAGGTGGCGGCAACTATGCTCGTCAAGCAGTAGCATCAACTGACTGGAGCGCTCCAGCAGCAGGTACAGGAAATTTTTCTGAAATTTCTAACAATGTTGAAATTCAATTCCCTCAAGCAAGCTCTGACTGGGGCACTATCACACATTTTGCTATATATGATGCCCTTACTGCTGGCAACTTGTTGTGTTGGGGTGATTTATCAACAACTAAAACAATCAATACCAATGACATTGCATCATTTGGCGTTGGTCAACTAAAAATTAGTTTGGACTAATTATATGGCAGCGAATCCATGAGAAAAGGCCAGAAGTTTCTGGCCTTTTCTTTCTGTTTTTATAATTCCTTATAATATAAAGAAGAATGTGAATATACAATATTTAGGAGGTTTTAGAAATGGCTTTAGTTTTAGCAGATGTTGGCGCAGATGCCCTTTTGAATATTATTTTCAATAATGTAAGAGCAGCTGGCGGGAACGATTTTACCTTAAAGTTATTTACTACAAATATTACCCCGGCAGATACCGATACCGCTGCAACCTATAGTGGCAGTGAAGCTTCTGGTGGCGGTTATGCCGCACAGACTTTAACAAATGGCTCTTGGACTATTACTGCTGCTAATGATCCTTCTGATGCTGTACATCCTCAAGTAACATTTACATTTACAGGTCCTTTAACTGGGAATGCAACTATTTATGGCTATTGGGTTGAGGATGCAGACGGGACACTGTTATGGGCAGAGCAGCTTTCAACTCCATTTACTCCGGCCAATAATGGAGATCAGCTGAAGATTACTCCAGTTTTCCAGATGTCTAAAGGAACCCCGACCTAATTTGGTTAACGTTAAAGAAGTAAAGCTTGGCCACATTAAGTTTGCTTATAGGCCGCCTTCTATTTTAGACGGCGGCCTTATTTTTGGAGGTTATTATGGTTATTTTACCAGATGAAGGCAGGGCAGCTAGAAATAATGACTTATTTAAAAAAACTCACATTGATGCAGATTTAGAGTTGGGTCTGTTTACTAATGATCCATCAACCTTATCCACATCTACAGTTTATACAGACCTAACTGCGCCTGTCGGCACTGGATATAGTGCCATTACATTGGCTGATGCTAGTGCAGCTGTAGATTCATATGGTGTTGTTACGTGGGGAACGCAAACATTCACGGTAGGTACAGGCGGATGGGATAAAGATATTCAAGGTTATTATATAGCATGCTCTATATCAGGCGTTAAAAAGATTCTTGTAATTTATGTACGAGATGATGGCCCAGTAACTTCTACGGAAGGTAGAAGCATTGATATCATCGCCAAATTATATTAAAAATATTAAATCGTTATGGCTAAAAATATAGTACCAGCAATAAGTAATGTCCTCATTAACTTTGATGGCACATCTGTATCTTTTTCTGAAAATGGATTGCGATTTGACTTAGAAGGTAGTGCCTGTGGGCTTTTGGACCAAGATCTAAGTGGTACTTATCCTGACAATCCTGCTTTTGCAACAACTTGTAAATTATCAACTGGTATTGGTTGTGATGGAAAATGGGCATACCTTGAGAAAGATCTTTCTATATTAACCGTTAAACCATCTGTCATAAAATTAACATATGCATCCCCGGAAATTGTTGGTTCTACACCAACGGATTACGGAGATTATGGTGGCACTGGGTTTATAATTAGCAATGGAAGTATGCAAATTTTTATTAAATTTATAAACAATTCGAATGCTCCAATCCAGTATATGAAAAATAATGGTACCTGGGGAGTTATTACAGATGATAATAATATGTCAACTTGGTGGAATAATCGCCAGTTAGACCAGTATTGGGAATTTGATCTTTCAGCTTCTAGTGGCCCATACGCCGGGATTGTTGGATGTATAATTGATGGTGTACAACGTATCGCTAGCCCAATAGCAGATTCATTATGCCCCGCTACTATTCCTGCAGGTATTAGAGTTTTTGCTGACAGAGGTACAAATGCAACAGTTTACACTACAGCAAGTATTGGCAAATTAATATTAAGTGCTCCTGGGGCATCATATACATATTGCGATGGCATAGCTGGACAAGCAAATGATTTTACGCAGAGTGGCAATGGTACTGTTACTGACGATGTCCAAGAAGAAAATAGGACATGTTTAAAATTAGATAGCGGGGCTGTCGGAGACAGTATAGAAATTTCTAGACAAATAGCTGGAACATTCCGTGGGATTTCTGATTTTTGGACACGCATAGAAGCTAAAATGCTTGTAGGTGCGTTTAATGATGGAGATACTTTAGAGGTTACATTATCTAATGGTTTAGCAGAGTTTAGTATTGAATTTGCTACAGATGGTATTTACGCCCTTAAGTCAGATCGTACTAAGCTGAAAGTATATGATTCTCCACCAGTGTCTTCTTTTAATGACTGGTATATACATTGGTGCCCAGGAGAGTTATCTGCGGATGGATGTGGTATACGCGGGATATATTTAGGGGATAAAAAAATAGTTTCAGGTATAGCATCTTCTGTAGCAGGACGTAACGAAAGTGATTGGATATATACGCCTGAAGTAGACTATGATGGGACTATATCTCTTGCAGCTGCTGGTTGGACAGAAGGAGGTACAGCAACAGCAGTTACTAGAACTCCAAATGTTTCATTTGATGGTACAAATTGTCTTAAATATTCTATTAGTCCATCTAATACTGGTTATATTTTAGATAAAATTTTACCAGCCAATAGGGCAGTTAACCAAAAAAGAATCAAGTGGGAAGCCAGATACCAGTTTGTTAACCATTCCTTCACATCTGCTGATCGTTGTGCTTTGCAGTGGAATAATGGTGCTTATTGGCATACAATAATGGACAATAGGCGTACTCTTAGTCCAGCCTGGAGGTATGCAGACGATTATGCTGACGGAGGATATGGGCAGTGGAGATTTTACGACGGTAAAAAGAGTTATTTTTTTGAACTCCCTGGGTCTATCACTACCTTGAATATTGGATGGATTCATGAATCTGTCATATTTGACAATGAAAATAAATTTATATTATCTTACAGTATAAATGGATATGAATATTTAAAAGGTCCGCTCCCTTATGACAGCCCTCCTGTAGACAATACTAATACATTACGTACATTATTTTACGGCGATTCAGGTAGTGGCTATGATCTTTATATTGATTTCATAAAATTATCGTATGGGAATACAGCCCCTTCAGGATATGGAACAGCTCTATCTGATGGGTTTGTAAAAATAACATTAAAAGGTAATACTGCAAATAGGCAAGTATTTTTTGATAAACTTTATTTTGGCCGTGACGGTAACCTTTTTTTGCCAACGCCTGCAATATATACTGAAGAAAACGATACATCTTACTTTGACGTTTTATCACAAGGTAGGATGGAATGTGACGCTCAAGATCCGGCATGGACCGAATTATATAAAATTGGTAACCCAACTTTTTCAGTAGACGCGGATCCAGATGATCGTACTTATGTAGAAGAATATAGCGTCTACGGAGATTATAGATCATATGTAGGTCAAAAAGTTTTAAGAGTAGACTTATGGAATAATGACTATCCATTATTTTATATAGATGGTCATTTTAGTGATTTATCGGAAAGAAATATTACAGACGGGTCTGCTGTTTTAGGCGGCTATACGGTCCCATATCTTGTAGCTGCCAAGGAAACTGGCACGGACTTTCCTTTTGATGAAAATGAAGGCTATTGGATTAATACTGACACAGCCTGCACTCTCCTATTATCTAATTTTAAATTCGACCAAGGGTCTCCAACAAACTATTTAACGGTAACAGATGGTGTTGAACTAGATGCCACTTGGGATTCTTCTGGTTCGTATGGTGTTTATACCAAAACAGACAACGATACTTTGTCTGCTGACAATTCTACTGGATGGTGTCATTTTGTTGTTGGAGATAATGGAACAACAGATTCAAAAATTAATTATGACAAAACTTTTGGGGACTTATCAACTGCTACATATGTAAGAATACGTACAACTATACATTTAATAAGCCTTGGTGATATTTATGCCGGTGATTTCTTTGTCACATGTGGCAATGGTAACTTTGTGTTCTATTTATGGTTAATAGATCCTGGTACTGGTCCAGAAGTTGGCTTCTACGACAATAGTGTCGGATATAAAAAAGTAGCAAGTTTAAGTTACAATAAAACATATACTTTAGAATTTATCATTGATGCACAAAGTGGCTCTGAGGAAGTACTAGAATTTTGGATGGATGAACATGATGGCAATTCGTTGCAGCTAAAAGCTTACAACTTAGGGACACCTCGTCTTGCTACATTCATGGATGATAGAGTTTTAGTTGTAGCTAAATCGGGCACTGGTGTTACGACAAACGAACTGTACTTCAAAGACTTAGTTATTGATCAAATAACAACAGCTTTGGCATCCAATTCTAAAGGAATATTACGTAAAAATATTGGTCAAATTTCTACATCTGCAGATAGAATATATTTTGATATTATTTTTAGAATGAAAGGCTACGGTAATGCCTTATTAATACCGATAGCGTTTAGTGCTACACATGGTGTATTATTGCAATTTACTGAAGCTAATGGCGGCACACTTTATTACACAAATAGTGCTGGTAGTACAGTAGAATTAGCATCTAATCTTGGGTTTGATACAAGTCCACATAGAATTAGAGGCAGCTTAGACCCTACTGCTATCTCGGGTGGAGCAGGTATTACATATCTTATTATTGACGAAGATGAAAATAAAGAGTTCTCATCTATATCCGATTCTGTGGATACAACATATGGAGCCTATGGTGCAGAGGGTGATGTCCAGATTAGAATGCAAGCTTGGAATGTAACTCCATGTCATTGTGAGATTTTACAGTTTGCATTTGATGATAAGCCATATAGAGAACTGGCCATAAAACGTAATATTGGTACTTTTTCAGACAAAGGTCTTTTAAATTACATTCATTCTATTAGACACAGACCTAATTATGGTAGTGGTCTAACAAAATTGATCTTCTCTAATGGCGCAACTAATACTGAACTTGTCATGACATCAGCTTATCATCCTCCAATTTCTAGAGCAGAAAAGTATAATGAATCTTCAACTTACTATTTAGATAATGAAGGCGTGAGGCATCCTGTTGCTTCTTTGCAGTCTGGTGGATATTCTCGTCATGGGCTTGGTATATTTGATTTATCATGTCATACGCCTGAAGGTCCTGGCATAGTGGGGTTTTATGGGCACCCTGCTATAGCACCAGATGATTTTTTCTTATACAAAACTTCTCGGAGAATTAATTACGAAGGTTTTGAGGACGGCGATGTTGTTCTAATCTTTAGGGCATATTTAGGATATCCGACTTCGCCTTACCATCAAACATATTTTGACTTTTTGCGCCTTGGTGAGACCTTATCAAGTTCTTTGACTCTAGAAAATAAAATGGACTTATTAGGTGGCTATGACTATAGCCAAACCATGTTAGCTACAGACGAAATTATTAATGTAAAAATTGATTTAGGTTTCACAATAGAAGGATCTTCTTCTATTGAATTAGACTCTCCTGACTATTTGATGTATACTGGGTTAGATCCAAATGAAGATATAGGATATACTTTTCAATCATCTGTTTTACAAACGCCGTATTATAGTGTTGCATTTTGTCCTAATGCAGCTGATAATCAAAATATACGTTTTGGGCTATTTTTCTATAATGATATAAATAATCCATGGATTACTGATGCTCAATTTGGATGGGCGGCTAAAGGATATCATATTAGTGTTGATGGGAATCCTGATGGAGGAGGTATTGGTGGTAGTTTGTTTAAGCCAGCTGGTACCGACTTACCATATCATAAACCACTTTTCAAATATCCTCCGCCATTTAATAAAGATTATGTTGATACTTTAGGGGTAATTTCTGCGAATGCTTCTACTAATGATAAATTTTTATCAGGCGTCAGTTCTTATTTTGTTAATAATGATAACTGGATAAGTGGAATGGGAGCAAGTCCTAATTATGGTCTTATGCCTGCTGTATCATTTAATGGCAAAATTTATGTTGGATCATACTGGGGGTTTTCCAATGTAAGCATAGGCACAAGATATACTGTAGATTCTTATTATGTAGTAGGTAGTCTGACATATGCCGGACCTATTCCGTTTCAGATCACTTCCAATGTAGAATCGCCACCATCTGAATATAATACAAGACTTTATTATTTAGATCCTGATGATCCAAATAAATTAATGCGTCAAAGAAGAGGGCGTTTTAGGATTGCTGAGGCTTTTGCCACTGAAGAAGTCTTATCTTTAAGATTATACGATATTTACCAATGGAAAGCGGCTGTTACCCTTGAAGATATTCCTTATATCTTGTATCGAGATGTTTATAATGCTAAGTTAATGTTATCGAAGAATTTAGAGTCTATTGTGATATGTGATACTCCAACTCAATATTTTACTATTGTAGCAGATAGGACAAGAGCTGCTGCGTTATATATCTTTTATGTTGACAATAGCGATGGACATTTAAAGTATAAAACTTATAGGGCAAAAGCTTTTGAGCCTATTAACGAAAAATACCTATCGAATGCTACTATTTTGAAGAAAAACATAGATATAGCTGGCAATTCTTTACAAGCACCAATGTCTGTTAATACTGGTGAAATTATTCTGTCATACATAACATCTACTGGCGAAGCAAGAGCATTGCCATTTACTTTTAAGATGACAAAGCATTTGTCTGACCCAGAATCTTGGCTATGCTGGACTGCTGGTGGCGTTGAGTGGGAACCATTTTGGAATGGTTTTATTGCAGAAAATTATTTTAATTCACGTAAGGTCATGATTGGTCATAATGAAAGAAGGACTCCAGAAGTTGTTTCTGTGCCAAAGCAAGGAGAGCCAGTAGAAGACAATAGTTTTATTTTACCATATGGTCCTTATTTCGATTCGCATAACAAAGCTTCTGGCACATTATCTAGTGACAAATATATATATGTTGCAGCAGGTGGCAGAGAACTTGCTGGTGTTATAGAATATGGATATAGCGAGAATGTTAAAGAAAATGTTTTTGCATATCGTTCTGCATATCCCATAAATGATCCCAACTTTGACGTTACAAATTTTATTGATATCACTGGTAACTTAAATAATGTACACCAGTTTTTAGTTGGGAGAGGCTATAAAGCCTTGCATCCAACCCACGATAATGCCATAGCTATGTTTTTTGCATACTCTTATCACTATGGAGTTACGGAATATATTCCTGGCCAAGGATGGAAAACAGGACAAGAATTACTAAGCACAGAATATTCTGAGGGCGATGCTATAGGAGACAATAGTAGAGGTAATGCTGGTAATATTTACCTCTTAGATATAAAGCCATATAACAATAATGGGACATTAGAGTTTCATGTTTTTTGGACGTGCAGGAGATTTGTTCAAAGCCAAGACGAAAATGGAGTATGGGTTTATGATGTTGAATTAGGACGTTCACATGCTGAAATTCTTTATACAAAATTAATACCTAATGGAGATGGCACATATAACGCTTATAAATCAGATGATACTCCTCAATCACTGACTGTTTATGCTCCTGATGCTGAAGTTGTATGGAGATCTCCAGGATTTCCTTATAACACTGACTGTATCCCTAGGGCATATGGTTATGCAACTATTATGGACAATGGCAAGCCAGCTGTTGCAGTATGGCAACAGAAGTTTGCAGAAGCGGCAAGTAGTACTGCTAGATGGGTAAGTAATGATTCTGTATTTTATTACTTAGATGACAACGGTGTATGGCAAGAAAGAATTATTAATACTAATCTTTTTGAACTTACTGGATTAGCATACAACCCAGAAACAAAAGGGATGATAGTAGTAGGCACCAGAGAAGAAAACGGTTGGTTAATTCCTGTTTTCCAAAAATCAACAGATAATGGGGTTACTTGGTCTAGTATGCAGGCCGCTCCTATTAATTATTATGATGATGAAGGAAATAGAATGCATGTAACAGACTTTAGAGTTGCTGGTTGGTATGGTAAATATTTTAATGTTGTATGGACTTTAAATTATAATAAACCAATTCAGAGCTCTTCAAGTATTGGTGAAGTACACCACGGATATATGTACTTTGATGATCTTGGTGTAAAAATTATTAATTTAAAAACAACATGGAGGCATACATTTAGACATGTTGCTAGAGGTAAGAGTTAAGGAGGTGTCAGATGTCTAGAATCTATAAAAAAGGAACTGGCTTTGAGTTTTGGGTTAAACTATTAAACCCAACTACTGGGAAGTATGCCACTGGATCAGAGTTAAATTTTGCAGTTGGTGACTTTAAAATTATAGGCAAAAATAAAGGTAGTGCCGCATCTGCTAGAACAGACTTAGCTACTATGCCTGTTGAAACTCCATCAGGCAGTGGCGATGTATTGATCACAGTAACAGATGCAGAAGCTAACTATGACTCTTTATTAATAACTTTCCAGCATCAGGCTGCTGTATTAGATGATAACAGCTGGGACTGTTATGATGGGTCGAATCTTGGATTGTCTACATTTGATGCCTCTACTGATACTGTACAAATTGATCCAGCTATTACAGCTGATATAGACTTTTTAGTACAAATAATGAAGAATAAAAAAGAAGTTCGCAAAGAAGGCTCTACGTGGTATTTATGCGTAAGAGATAGCGGAGATACATCTGACATATTAAAAAAAGCACTTAAAGATTCTTCTGGTAATGATATTTCTGATCTATTGGCAGGTCAATTAGCACAAGAGCTCGGGACTTCTGTATAATTTATTATTATGATTCTACGTATAGGACAGGGTTTAACTGGCTCAGCAAGTAAAGAAATCGCTTTTGGCTTAGGTTCGTCTGATCGCCGATCTTATATTTATGTTTCTTCAGGCGGAGCTTTAGCAGGTGGTTTTGCAATTGCTAGCACAGATAATGCTTACCTTTCAACTGGTGGGTGCATTGTTAGTGGTAGTGTTAATATTACTTATTCTAATATTATTACCTCGTCTGCTGGAGCTATTTTAGGTGGCTCATCTACCCAGCTATTTAACGTAGATTTTATTTCGTCGTCTGGTGTTATAGCTGGAGGTTCGTCGAATGTAGAATATCAAGGTACATTTACCTTTATATCTTCTGGCGGAGCTGTTGTATCTGGTGATGCAACTATTAGCAACACTACATCTGTCATATATAATGCAACTGGTGGCGTTATATGTGGCGGCGAAGCATTAATTAATATTTCTAGTAGTGTTTCATATCAATCTAGTGGTGGTGCTATAGTTGGCGGAACAGTTCCATATATATCCTTAATAGATTATCAATTAAGCGGTGGTAGCATTATTGGCGGCGAAATACAAGTCGTAGCTATAAAAAATGATACTGCCAATAATGGCTGTATTGTTGGAGGTCAAGCGTTAATAAGCTCCTCTGGATCTATTGACTTTATAACAGAAGGCGGAGCTGTTATTGGCGGTAATGCAGCTGTTGTTACGCCGAATATATTTGAATATACTACAAATGGTGGGTTAGTAGCTGGAGGTGGCAGTACTACAAATATTAGTCATATTTTTGAATTTACTGCTACAGCTGGTGGCATAATTGGTGGAACCTTATTGCAAAATAATATATTCACCTATAACATGTCTGGAGGTAGTATTTGTAATGGCAATGTTGCCACATCCAAAGACATATACTTAGAAGGTAACATATTAAGCTCATCTAAAGTAGAAGGCCTAACTGGATCTAAGTATATTCTACGTGGGTTATCTTCAAGGCATTTTAGAATATATAATAATAGATATAGACCCCTTCCTATAAGGCAGCGATTAAGAAAAAAGGGGTTTTCACGTGCAGCTATACGCAGAAGCATAAAATTATAATATAAGTTGATTACCTTTTTTATATAGGAGAATAATTATGCAGATTATCTGCAAGGTAGGCAACCGGCGCAAGCCTGACGACCCGCTGTTTGAGTTCGACTGGCGGGACGGGCAGATTGTTACGATCCGGCCTAGCGGGGCTACGCTCGGGGTGCTGGACCGGAGGCATTTTGTTGCGATTGAAACGCAGCATGATCTTGCAGATCTGCGCGGGAGTGTAGACCCTAAATATTGGGGCGTTAAGGCACAAGCGATAAAGCGATATGTTGTGCCTGCCTATCTTGGAAAGCTGCCTTGGGAAGCAGGTTATGTAGAGCCTTCTGTGAGGATTCGCAAGCGGGATTGGTTCATCGACTTCAGGAGGCTTCTGCAGCTTGGTTGGATTACGTTGGCGCAGTATAGAAGCATCTACGACTTCAGTGTGCCGCACAGGCCGATCTTCATCAACAGGCCGCTTACTGAGTTGATCCAGCATGAAGACAGCGCTAGGCGGCTGGGTGAGTTGAAGAATATGGCTGTGTCGTCTGGGACGTATACGGTCGGTTCGGATGCTGGCGATGATTACTCAAGCTGGGCGACTGCCATTGCTGATGTAACCACCCAGACTGGCGACTTGATACTTGAAGGCGCTCGGGCTGAAGAAATGTCTGAGACTTCAGAGATCGTCATATCTCATGATACGGGTTCCTATACTTTTACGATGCGGGCTGCTTCCGGGGCAAAGCATAACGGAGGGGCTTACGGCTCCGGGCATCGGGTAAATTTTGGCGCGTATGATCATTTTACTTTTAGCGAGTCTACTAGCGGCACGCTGAATAATGTTGTTGCCCAGGACTTGGCGATTGATGCCTCCGGGACGTACAATCGCGGTTTCCAGGTTGATGCTTGCGGGTCAACCGATGCTTGTATTGTCCAGAGGTGCGTGATCAAGGGCGACTCCAGCACTGCGGCGGGAGTTTATGTAACAAACAACTGCGACAGTATAATTCTGCGGAATAATATCATCTATGGTGTACAAACGGCGTGGAGATATGGAATCGGCCTTGATGACTCGAATGATGTTACGAAGTGGGAAATCTACAATAACACGACGTGCAAATGCACTTACGGAATTCGGGTTGGATCCACATCGCATGGAGCAGGCACTAAGATACTCAAAAATAATCTGTCACAGGGCAACATAAGCGGGGATTTCAGTAACTTCGTTGGCTGGACCACCGAGAAGAATGTCTCGCAGGACACCAGCAGCCCGGACACTGCGTATCGGTCGCTGAACAAGCAGTCTGTCTTCACGGACTACACGAAC